ATGAGTAAATTTTTCAATTCAGACCAAGTACAATCAAATTTACAAGACATCTTTAACACTTATCAAGAAGTTGCAGCGATGACAGCACAACTTTCTACGATGAGTATACAAGATAGATTAGATCATATTGAAGATTGTAAAAACTTGATTGATAAACAAAAGACTTTTTATGGTAGACTATGCCTTGCTGCATCAGAGGACAGGGAAGCAGCAGACATGAAGGCAAGGATCAATGCCCTGTCCAATGCTTTTGGGTATAAAGACCTCGCAGAGTGCATGGATGCCATGATCTCAACACTCGATGCAACTGCACGACGTGGGGTTGACTAAACCTAAATAGTATGTTACGATTACACAGTAACAATCCAAAAAACAACACACTTAATACGGAGAATACGAAATGTCATTTGCCTCTCTTAAAAAGGCATCATCTAAGGGTGATACCTTTGCAAAACTATCCAGAGAGATTGATAAACTGAATCAGCCTGCTGCTGGTTCTTCTGCTGACGAACGTTTCTGGAAACCTGAACTTGATAAGTCTGGTAACGGTTACGCAGTCATCCGATTCCTTCCTGCTCCTGATGGAGAAGAAATGCCTTGGGCAAAGGTTTGGAGTCATGCTTTTAAAGGTCCAGGTGGACAGTGGTACATTGAGAACAGTCTTACTACACTTGGTAAGGATGATCCCGTTGGAGAACTGAACAGGGAACTTTGGAACAGTGGTCGTGATAGCGATAAAGAGGTCGCTCGTGCTCAGAAGCGTAAACTCTCTTACTACAGCAATATTTACGTTGTTCAAGATCCTGCTCATCCTGAGAATGAGGGTCGTGTCTTCCTCTACAAGTTTGGTAAGAAGATCTTTGACAAACTCATTGAAGCAATGCAACCTGCATTTGCAGACGAGTCTCCTGTTGATCCTTTCAACTTCTGGAAGGGTGCTGACTTCAAATTGAAGATCCGCAAGGTTGATGGTTACTGGAACTATGATAAGTCTGAGTTCGCTGCACCTAAAGTGTTAGGTAACTTCGATGATGATAAACTAGAGTCTATCTGGAAAGAGGGTTACTCTCTTGCAGAGTTTGAAGCAGAGAAGAACTTTAAGTCTTACGAGCAACTTACAACACGCTTGAATTTGGTACTTGGTAAAGGTGTTGCTGCACCTGTACGTCCTAATATCAATGTTGATAGTGAGGAGTATGAACCAAAACCTTCTAGTGGTTTCAATGATTCTGACCTCGCTGGTCTGAAGAGTGCAGTTGCTTCGTCTCCTGTTGAGGATTCTGAAGACACTCTCTCATACTTTGCTAAACTTGCAGGTGAAGATTAAACAATGACTGAATTTGGAAATTACATGGCAGCAGCATCATTAGATCTTAATGAAGCATGGAACCTGTCATGGGGTGAAGGTATCCAGTTTATACTGGTACTTGCCTTTGTATATTGGTTGAAGGTTCAGATAGATACACGTGCTGGTCTTGGTAAAAAGAAACTAAGACAATTAAAGACGGTTATTAAAGAAGCAATACTAGAAACCAAATAGGAAACTGTCACAAAGGGGGTTACACACCCCCTTTTTTATGCTATAATATACATATAAAAAAGGATTAAAATGAAAGCATTACCTCTGTTGTTACTACCATTCCTAATTGCTCCTGTTAGTGCAGAGAGTATTGGTGATCGTAGTAATCGTCAAGCATATGATGATGCTCCCTCTAGAAATTGGTTTGACAGATGGATTACAACAGCATCAAGTTCTACTCCTTACGAGTATAGAGGAGTAAGAAGAGAACCAGCACCAGTAAATCCTTGGTGGAGAGCAACTAATAGTTATCAACCAGGACATTCTTCATCTAGTACTTGTACAAGGCAAGAATATAGAGAAGAGTATGTTCCTGGCACAGCAAATCGACCAGGATATATTAACTCATGGCATGATACTGTTGAAGTACCATGTAATTATTCAAGACCATCATCAAGACCTATCTTTCAAAGAGAACCATCACCTGATGGTAATGAGTGTAGTGAAGGAGCAATCCTTGGTGGTATCTTAGGTGGTGGAGCTGCCGCAGCAATATCTCAAGGGGATGGACGTTGGTGGGCAATCCCTCTTGGAATTGTCAGTGGTAGTGTGATAGGTTGTGATATTGATGGAGGTTGATATATAATTCGACTTTTTATTCCCAATATACCCCGAAAAAAATTCGGGGTATTTTTTTGCCTGTAGGGTTTTTTAGTATCCGCCGCCGTAACCGCCACCAGAAGATCCAGAAGATCCAGAACTACTACTGCTGCTAGAAGAACTGCTAGAAGAACTACTGCTGCTACTACTTGTAGTTGTAGTTGTGCTTGTAGTTGTACTTACTGCACTACTAACTCCAGCACTTAATGTTAAAGTATTCGTACCACCAACATTACCAGGTCCATCATCATAGGTAATTTCAGCAGATCCACTTATTACAGAACGAGCTGCACTAGCAAAACTAACAGATCCTGTGTTATTTAAGAATCTAGAGGTAAGATTCAATACTGTTTTTTTGTTATTTGCTGCATCAAGTTCGTTATGAGGTTCATATGCAACTAAGTCCTCGAACTCTTCAATCATGATACTCAGCATATTACCAATTGGAAGTAAAATCTGTCTTTTTACTTCATTTTTAAAATATTCGTGTTCATAGTTAGTTACTTGATATATTGATTCCTCTGCGGTTTTTACATCACCATTTGGTAGTACAGTTCTCCAATCTTGGGTTACTTCAATACCTTCTTTGATAATCGGTGTACCGTCATCAAGTATAACTTCGTTAGTTTCCCAATGATGAATAGCATCTCTTTTATCAGAGGTATATACTTCATCTACGTAATTCTCTAATTGTTCAGAACTCTTTGGCCATTCTTCATATACGTCAGTAATATCATTAATTAAGAGAATTGCCCAATCTAACTTAGGGTCATCAAAAAATTTAGATGCCAGTGTAGAAGGAGTTTCACCACTTTTAATTGAATATGATTCAAAAAGAGTCGTATATTGATCCAAATCGGGTCTTGCTCTAATTTTTCTAAAAATATTTTTAACTAGTCGGTATTTGAATGCCTCATCATCTGCGACACCCTCACCAATGTATACATTAGGAAAATAAGAAAAATATCCTGCCATTTTAATATCCCTCGTTAATTTGTGCTTGGGTTACAAGTTGAGTTTCTGTGAATCTACAATTTACTGTAACTGCAGGAACTTGTAATGGTGCATTATTCGTTACACCCAGTGTTGCATTTTTAATAGCATTATATTGACCGTCTGGAGTGTAATTTACATCAATTCCAGTACACACAGATGTATGAATTTTATGATGAAGATCTGCACTTACATTTGTTAACTGTCCTGATAGAGGATCTAAACGAATAAATTTAATATCATATTTGTCTGGAACTTCGAAGAAACGAGCAGCTCCTGTACTTGCTAATGTATCATCAATCTCACCAGCATCACCTTCATCGCTGAGATTAGTTGATGATCCATATATCGGTAAAGCACCTTTTTTCAGATATTTAATAATTTTATTAATTTCCCTAGATTCTCTATCACTACGAGCAAAAAACTTAAATGAGAAATTATGATTTCTAAACTGCATGTTACTGAATAATTGCTCAGTGTAAGGGTTAAAAACCTTTCCTTTAGATAATGCCATTATATCATTTGCAGTAGCATTACCTGCTAGTCCTAAAAACTGTGCAGCACCAGCAGAAGCATCTGCTAGGGTACCAGCTATGAATTCTGGTAATGCATCTTTAGCGGCTGTCTGTAATGCTTTAGCAGCCGAATCAAAAGTGTCAACACCCATTCCAGTAGCCATTGCCATTCCAGTAACACCTACATCAACTTGACGATATGTTGGTGCATATTGAGTTGAGAGATTCTGAGGCATTGCGATATACACTCGATCAGGATTCTTATCCATCGCAACTGAATTGTTCGGAATATTCAATCCATAATAGGAATTACTATTTCCATCGTCATACTTTATTCGTTTTCTTTGAAACATTACATAGTCAACCTCCTTTGTAGGATTCTCTGTAGAAGTGTTTCCAGTTACGGGTGGACTTAAGGGATAGCGATATATTGTCAATTTTTCTACCTAAATACTACGTGACCTGTATGTATTTATGAGATATCGAGGTAAATATCGTGTTTCCAATCCTAGGAAATACAAAGGTGATCCACGAAACGTGGTATATCGCTCCTCATGGGAGTATAAATTTATGCAATGGTGTGAATCTAGTTCTTCTGTAGAAGAATGGAGTAGTGAAGAGTTTATTATACCTTATATTTCACCTGTTGATGGTAAACGACATAGATATTTTCCAGATTTCTACGTTAAAGTAGGAAAAAAGAAATATATTGCAGAAGTTAAACCACTCAGGCAAACGAAAGAACCTAAAATTCAAAAACGAAAAACTAAAAAATATATCAATGAAGTTATGACTTATGCCGTAAATCAAGCAAAGTTCAAAGCAGCGACTGAGTTTTGTAAAGATCACGGTTGGGAATTTATGGTAGTCACAGAAAAGGAACTTAAAATCTAATGGCAATCCCCGATCCTTCAGCAGCGAGATATCCTTCATTTCAGGAGTTTTTGTCTAGGACTAAAGGCAAAGACAATTCTCCTAGTTTTACCAATTTATATTCGGTAAGATTTTCATCACCAAGGATGTTGCAAACCCCTCTTGTTCTAGTGGGACCAACACAACCATCAGTATTCGATGTTAATCAAAATAATGATTTGAATTGGTTACTTGATTACTATGCTGATAGCGTAAATCTTCCAAGTAAACAAATTACTACTTCACAAACTCCTTATGTTGGATCACCATTTAAGTATGCAACAAATACAGCATATAGTCAGATTAGTATAAACTTTAGAATGCCACGTTCTCAATACTCAAGAAATTACTTTGAGAGATGGACAACTATGATGGCAAGTGATAGTGAGCAATATACAAGATATTACGAGGATTATGTTTGTCCTAGAATGATGATTTACAAGTGGGAAAGAGGTGGTGGAGGTTTAGCAGTTACTGATCCTGAGTTGATTCGTGCTATAAGAGAAAGTGGAAACGCAGATGTGTTATTAGCAAGAAAGTATCAATTAACTGGTTGTTGGGAACTAAGAAATTTATATCCATATAATATTGGTTCGGTTCAATTGAATAACCAGAATGCTCAGACAATGACTTTGAGTGTAGGATTCTACTATGAGAGATATAGATTCTATACTGCTGATCAGTTTGACACTGATACTATTAACTATCTTACTGTTGGTACGAACTTAGATGATGTTACTACTCAATCCACTTCTAATAATCAATCAGTTTTAGAGACTATCGTTAACGCAGCATTGACTCTCACTGGTATCGCCTAAATAAATGTACTGATGTGAATTTCTATGGCATTACCTAAGATTAGTGTACCTAAGTACAAATTGAAACTACCGTCTGACGGTAGGATTGTGAATTTTAGACCATTTCTTGTAAAGGAGGAGAAAATCCTTCTCTTAGCTACTGAGAGTGGCGAACAAACTACTATTGTTGATGCAATCAAAAATATCATTAAAGAATGTACAGACATTACAGATGTAGAGAAACTTGCTACATTTGATATTGAATTCGTTTTCTTACAGATTCGTACAAAATCTGTTGGTGAAAGTGTAGATGTCAATATAGTTTGTCCTGATGATGATGAAACTAATGTATCAGTTTCTATTCCTTTGGACGACATTAAAGTCAAGAAAACTAGAGGTCATAAAAAGGATCTTAAGATTTCTGAGGAAGTTGCTATTACAATGGGATACCCCACTATTGAAACATTCGTTGCTATGAACTTTGGTGAGGGTGCTGAGGTTGATCAAGTTTTTGATATGGCAGCTAGTTGTGTAGAATCAATTAGTGATGCTAATCAAGTTTATGATTGTTCTACGGTTCCTAAAAAGGAACTAATAGAATTTTTTGATCAAATGAATAGTAAGCAATTTATGATGATACAGGAGTTTTTTGAAAAAATGCCTAAACTCCAACATGCTGTTAAGGTTACTAACCCTAATACTGGAGTTGAAAGTGAGGTTGTACTGGAGGGTCTAGCGAGTTTTTTCGAATAGCTCTTCTTCACACCAATCTACAGGCTTATTATGAAGGTAACTTCTCCCTAATACATCATCATAAATGGAATATTGAGTATATTGATAATCTGATGCCATGGGAAAAGGAGATTTATGTGAATATGTTAGTCAATTTCCTTAAAGAAGAGGAACGTAGAATGAAGGAGCAACAAGCATCTGGTGGCTAAATTACAAGCATACAAATTTGTAAATCCTGGAGTTTCAAGTCTGAAATCTCCAACAGTTGCTGCTGCAAGAAAACATACCTTAGCATTGAATAGACTAGGAGGTACAATATCTGGAATAGGGTCGGTTGTTAGTGATATAGAAAAGATTTCAATTCGTCAAATAAAGAATGATAAGTTAAGAGAAAAAGCAGAACGTCGCAGAGATAGAAGAGAATTAGATCAGGCGGCAGAAGAAGCAATAGAAAATAAGAAGGCAGCATCAAAAACTAAACCTAAATTAAGCAAAACATCTTTAAAGATTGCTAAGGGTGGTCTTAGTTGGATAGAAAAGTTTTTAGCACCGATTGGAAAATTTCTTGGATTTCTGGCTAAAATTGCTATTACAAAGGAAGTACTTGAGTGGGTAGGAGATCCTGCTAATATTGAGAAGTTATCAGTTTTTTTAGAGAAGACACACTTTGTGTTTTCTAAATTATTCGGTTGGGCAGCAGGATTTACTAACAATATTTTAGACGGATTTTCTGCTCTAACAGATCCTAATGGAACATTTATAGAAAGGTTAGGTGGTATTGGATCTATAATGAAGGGTTTGATTGGGTTAAAATACCTGATGAACCCTTTCAGTCTTATTACGGATATTCTAGGACTCGTCGATTTACTGAGTGGAGATGGTAAAGGCAAAGGCAAAGGTGGTAAAAATAGAAATAAAAACAGAGGACCAAAAGATAGACCTGGTAAAAGATTTAGAAATAAAATTACAACAAGTGGAGGAAAATCAGCAGGACGATTTAGAGGAATTAGAGAATTTTTAAGAAATACTAAAAAATTCTTGGGGCAAAAACCTAGTATAACTGTTAGTGGTAAAAGTGGTAATTTCTTTACTAATCTATTCAAGGGCAAACCTAAAATAACTACTGGTGGTAAAGGTAATTTCTTTACTAATCTATTCAAGGGTAAACCTAAAGTAACTGGTGGTAAACAAGCAGGTAACTTCTTTACTAATCTATTCAAGGGTAAAGTTGATCCCAGTAAGATAACACAATCTGGTGGTAAAACAAGTAATTTCTTTAGTAATCTATCCAAGAGTAATGTAACTACAGGCACTGGTGGACTTAAACCAGGTAATTGGTTTAGTAAAATAAAAGGCAAGATGCCAAAGCTCAGTGCTGGTAGTGCTGCTACAGGTCTTACTACCCTTGGTCTTAGTGTTCTTGCTGATTATACTCTTAATCTTGCAGCAGATAAGTTAATTCTTGATCCAATAGGTCGTGCTGTAGATAGGTCAAATCAAAAGACATGGGATGGATGGGTTGAAAAGCATGGCGAAGATAATGTAATTAAAAAGTTAGAGAAAGACTTAGCTACCGAGCAAGCAAAAACACCCTTAAATAAATGGGTGAATATGGCCACCTTAGGGTATGGTAGTATCTTTGTTGGTCCTAATAGTACTAAGATAAAAAAAACTCAGGCAGCTCTTGATTATATTAAGGGTCAATCAGGAGAAGAAAAGAAGACGGTTGAAATAAAAAAACCGAAGACTAATTGGTTTGGTAATCTATTTGGTGGTAATAAGAAGGAAGAGAAAAAGGAAGAGAAGAAGTCGAGTTTTTCTTGGTCTAGTTTATTTGGTAGTAAGAAGGAAGAGAAGCAACAACCTAAAGAGGAGAAGAAAAACTTCTGGTCTGGTCTTTTCTCTAAGAAAAAACCTGAAAAGAAAAAGAAAGGTTGGTGGCCTTTTGAACAGGGTGGAAAACTTCAAGAGTTCTTCATTGGTGGTTTATTCAAAGGTATAAAGAAAGCTGTTAGTGGTGTATGGAATGGTGTAACGAAAATTGCTAGTAATCCTATAGTAGGTACTGCATTATCATTCATTCCTGGTATGCAAATACCAATGGCAGTGGTTAATGGTATTAATGCTGCACAGAGTGGTGATATTATGGGTGCTCTTTCTGCTGGACTAGGTGGATTGGGTGCCTTTGCTAATATCAATACAGTTAATGCTATCAGTCAACCTCAATGGTTGCAGAACTTACGATTTAGTGGTTTTGGTCAAGGTGTAGCGAATATGTATCATAGCGGTGCTAATGCATTTGGTGCCTTAACCAGTGGATTTAATAATTTCATGGGTTCTAAAGCAGGACAAATTGCTGGTAGTGTTTTGAGTGGTGACTATATGGGTGCTTTAAATACGTTTAATCCTAAGTGGGGTGGTATTGCTTCTGATATTATGAGTGGTAATTATGGTGGTGCTTTAAGTGCTTTCAATCCTGAAATGGGTGCTATGGTTACGAAAGGAATGGCAATGATAGACTCATTTAGGCAAGATCCTATGGGTTTGATCAGTAATATTGCAGAACAACAGGGCATGGGAGGAGTTCTTAAAGCAGTTACTGGTTTGTTTGGTGGTGGTGATAAAATTACTGCTATGACACAAATTGCAGCAGAGATGGGTATCGATCCTAAAGTTCTTGGTGCAGTAAAGTCAGCACATCAGCAAGCACTAACCGAGGGTGGTATTTCTGCTCAGTATGCTATGGAACAAGCTATGGAGTTTATTCCTATTCCCACGATCATTGAAAAGATTGTTCCTATTCCTCAAGCAGTAGCAATAAATACTGGGGGTAACCAAATAATAATCTCTGCACCGAATTCATTACTTGAGAGAATGCAATAATGGCGATAAAAAAGAATTCAAAAATTAATTTCTATAAATTTGTACAGGTAAAGGTACCTAATGTTAGTGCAAAAACGAAAATGGAGTTGAAACCCATTATTTCGAATACTGTCGCTATCAATAATTTGGGTGCAACTGTAAATTCTATTGCAGTAATCGTTAAAGATTTTAAAAAGATTCAACTTGAAAAGTTAGTACTTTCAAGGAAATCTCTAAAGGATTTTGAAGCAAACTATACAAAAACAAAAAAGCAGAAACCTTTCTCTGGATTTAGTCCTGCTGCTTTAGTAAAGAAAAAAAGTTGGTTAGAAGGTCTATTCAAGATGTTGAGTGGACTAATTAAAGCAGCGATTGTTATTCCTGCTTTAAAATGGTTGTCTGATCCTGCGAATAGAGACAAAGTAGCAAGGTTTATCGAAGTCCTTTCTAAGTTGGCAACGTTCATCTTTAAAGTCTCAAAATTTGGTGTTGTTAATACTATTGAGGGTTTATATACTCTCATGTCAGATGCCTCTTCGCCTTGGGAAAAAATAGGAGGACTTGTACAAGGATTAACTGGACTTGGAACTTTATTATTAGGTCTTCGTTGGTTGAGTAATCCAACTAGAATCATTACAGATTTTGGTAATGTACTCATCTTCCTTCATAATAATTTAATTAGAGGTAGAAGAGGATTAATAGGTAGAGCTGGAGCACTTGGATTAATTGCAGCAACTGCTTATGGAGGATATAAACTTTATGAATATCTAAAGGAAGATGGAACAGGTGGAAGACCAGATCCAAATGATGATGGATCTCAAGCAGCAGCAAACATATCCATAGGTGATAGCGGAAATGTAACCGTTGATAAGGATGGCAATCTCTCAGGTGCAGTAGACTTTACCTTAGGTGAGACTGTTAATATCCAACTAAATATGGATACTGATGAAGATGATACTAAATCTAAAGGTAATTGGTTTACTAACCTATTCAAATCTACTGGCGGTGTATTACCTTCATTTGCAAAAGGAGGATGGATTAGTGGACCACAATCAGGATATGGAGTTTCATTGGATGGAGGGAGATCCACTTCGTTCATCGGACATGGAACTGAGTACGTCGCTAGAAAGAGCGATGGGGGAGCTTTCATCGTTCCTTTTGATACTCCTGGAACAAAAACACAACCAAACCTAACAGATAAGAGGATAAGTGAGGCTAGGAGTCTGGGATTTGACTTAGATGGTTTTAGTAATGGAGGAACTCTACCAAAAGGTATGTTGCTTTCACAAAAAGCTGCATTCGATCATGTGTATAATCTAGCAAAACTAGTAGGAGGAGCAAAATACCCCGAAATTGTTGCTGCTCAGGCAATGCACGAATCAAACTACCTAGATCCTAGGACTAATAGTGTTTATAATGCCACAAATAGAACTAATGCTTTCGGTCAAACTGGTGACAGAGGATTTGGTACTATTATTAGAAAGGGTTTTAAAGTAGGTTGGTCAAAATATGATAATCTATCCCGTGCAGTAGGCGATAATATTAAACTTTGGCATGATGTGGCTAATAATAAGGAAAACTATAATGCTTTTGGTAATATTTTAGATGGTATTGCTGCAGTTGCTCCAGCATATTCACCTAATGCAGATCCTGAAAATATTAAAAAAGGATATACTACTGATGCTTATAGTAAAGGAATGATTAGAGCATTAAAAGTTGGTGGATTTGATATTAGTGGTATGAAAGATAAAACTCCTAAGTCCTCATCTAATAGTGGTTCGGGAAGGAGACCAACTGGTAACATCTTCTCAAACTTTATGGGTGGTGTTAAGAGTTTCTTTGGATTTGGTGATAAACCAGAGAGTAATAATAAGAAGACAAAAACACAAAATAAAGTAAATGCTGTCAAACCTGCATCACATCCTGATACAGGTTCTGGATTTACTGTTGGAGGAACGAGGGATCAAAGTGGTAGACCTTTAGTATTCTCACAACCAGCAGCACAAATGTTTGCTGCAGCAATGAGAGATTCTGGAATCGATCTAGCATCATTTATTGCAAGTACTGGTAGAAGTAAATCTAAAAATACTGAAATTGGTGGAGATCCTAATTCACATCATCTATATGGTGAAGCACTTGATATTAATGGTGAAGGATATCAATGGTTGAAAGCAAATGGTAGACGTTTTGGTTGGCAATATGGTTACAACCATAATCCTGACAGTGCTCACTTTAAGTATGTTGGTGCTAAAGCAGGTACTACACCAATATTATCAGAACCTGGTAAGGATTATGCTGGTGGTAATAGTCTTCATGGGCATATAGGTGAAGGTGCTCGTGAGGGTGGTCGTAGAGATGGTGGTAAAGGGATAACAGATGCGGATTTAACAGCAAAGAAAATTGGAATGGGAAATCTATTTGGAAACCAAGGGGGTGGTGGACAGAATAAAAGTATGTTCCCAGGCAATGACAGGTCAGGTCAATTCCAACAAACAAGGCAGCAGAAAAGATTGGAGAACCAAACAAAAGAAAGAAATAATGCACGTCGTCAGATAAGTGAGAGAAGTCAAGAAATGATTAAGGAAGTTATGGCAGCAGTTGCTCAACAAAATGGGGTAAATAGTCAAGCGATCCAAGCAGCAAATACAGCACTAGCAGCAGTGGCAGGACAGACTGGTGGTGGTCAACCACAAATGATTCCAAGTGGTTCAGGTGGAGTAGGATCTATTGCATCTACTTTACAATCTACCCTTAATCCTTTGAGAGGTTTATTAAGATGACAATTAGAAGAAATGAAGCAGGTGATGTTGAGGTAAAAGTTAATGTCTTTAGGAATGGTACTAAACTTCAAAGTTCTGATGGTGCAGATGATATCTACGATTTCATTACAGGTATTGAAATTTATGAAAGTATTACTTCATCAACCATAGAGGTAAAACTTCTCTTTAATGATGGTTCTGGATTTATAGGTGCCATGACTGGATCTGAGATGTTCAGAATTATAATTAGTGGAACAATTATGGACAGAGTTTATTATGTTCGAGCATATGATATTGAGTCAAGAACAAGATTAAATACCGCAGATTCATTTATTGTTAATTGTGCTAGTGATGAATTTTTCCAGAATGAGATCGCTAATGTATTTGGAAATAGTCAAGTTGTATTTGATTCTACATCATCTTCTGAGATTGTAGAGCAAATTTTGAAGACAGATAATAGGTATATAAAAACTCAAAAGAAAATTTATATTGAAGAATCTACAAACAAACAGCAGTTTATAGCAACAAATTGGAGACCATTTGATTGTATCTATTGGCTTTCACAAAGGTCAACACGAAAAGCAAGGAAGGGTGGTACTCTTCAAAACGGATTTCTTTTTTGGGAAAATGGTTTGGGATATAGTTTTAAATCTATTGATAAAATTATTGATAATGTAAACAATCAAACCGAGTCGGATACTAATTTTACTACAGGTGAAAGTAAGTTATACACCTATGTGTATTCAACAAAATCATCTGGTTCAGATGAAAGTGATCAATTTAAAATTGAGACTATAGTATTTCCAGAAGAAAGAGACTTTCTAACTGGATTACGTAATGGTGCTTGGGCAGGATTTAGTATAGGGTTTGATCCTGTTACCGTAACTCAATCTAAGATGGGATTGAGTACAGATATGTCAGTGAATGCTTACCGTTATGGTATAGATGCAATGTGGCCAAAGATGTCACATTTAAATGAGAGTAGATCGGTCAATCCATTATCACAATTAGATAATAACATTAAACAGATTGTTGAATATCCAAGACGCACAAGATATACTATTCTATCAAATCAAATTTTTGATCCAAAATTTCAAAATAACCCTCAAAAAAATTATGAGGAATTGGTAGAACTTCAGGCATACCAATGGATGAGAATTGAGTCTTTAAAGAATATTAAGTTGATGATTAAATTTCCTGGTAATCTTGATCTGTATGCAGGAAATGGAATTAATGTAGTTTTACCTGCAACATATAAGAGGAATTCTACCACAGATGTAGATAGAAAATATAGTGGAAGGTATGTCATTGGGGGGTTGACACATAAGATTACTGGTACTAATATGAGTACGCAAGCATTATTATTGAAGGATTCGATACCAAGAACATCTTCATAATGCCCATAAATACTAATGTATCAAGGAGGTACTATGAAAACCATAGAAGACCATATTAATAAAGATCAACAGATTTTACAAGATCCAACTACTAATCCTCAGATGCGTCGCCATATTGAAGGTGAACTTCATGATCTAGAAGATTATGCTTCTCATCATGCAGCAGAGATCAAAGCAGGAGATCATCACGATCCTAACACAATAGAACTATGGTGTGACCAGCATCCAGACGAGCCAGAGTGCTTAGTATATGACGATTGATGACAAATTTTTTATCATGGTTACTTGGAACTTGGTCTAATAAACATCAAGCACAATCAGCTCCTACTTTATATAAATCTGTAACTGTTAAATGGGAGCAAAACGGTGAGTTTATAAATTCGATTCATTGGGGTAGGAAATCATCCCATGATCCTTATTTAAAAACTTATAAGAAATTGGTAGAAGTATCGGATAGAGAAGTTATTTTAGAACATTGGGGTGGAACCTATAGTGGTTTAACTCGCAATGAAGAATGTGATATGGTATTAAAATTTGATGGTACAGCATGGATGGGTCAGTTTGATACTGATAATATTCATGCTGAACTTGCTGTGTATGGCACTAAACTTTTTATGAGAGATAAATTCTTGGACTCTAAAGGTAGGATTGTTTGGGGTGCAGATGAAATATATAAGTTTGTGAGAGTCTAAAATAATGAATTCAGGAAAGTATATAAAACCATGGGTTCAACTGTCAATTGAAGTTGCCAATTATATAAGAGAAGAATTAAAAAGTTTTCCAGATGTTAAACCTATGGAGAACAAATACCCTATTGTGGAAAATGATAATGTATTCATTATAAATGAAATGCATAAGAGTAATAAACTTAGAAAGATGCATTTGGAAACTGGATACACGGAAAATATTTCTGTAATGCATTGTGTATTATACCCTATTCCTGATTATCCCATACCCATTTTTGGTGCTGATATTGTAGAAACTCCTCATGCAGTTACTGCAGCAATTGTTGATATATCACCTGTGTTTGGAACTCAAAAATATGTTGATGTATACAGAGACATATCATACAAGTATAAGTTTAAAGAGAATAGAGTTTTGCCTTTATGGACTGATGAGGTTTTCTCACAAGGATGTAAGTTCATGCGTATCAGAACGGATGAAGAAAGAGAAATGTATATGGACTTAATTAAAGAATCTATTCAACTCTATAAAGGTATAGTAGAAAATTCTGAGTTTGATATGGAATGGATCAATACCATGAAGAGAATTGATGATCAATGTTATTACTGTAAACAACAAAGAAAGAATAAAAAGACTAAAGCAGTTTTGAGTCAATGGTTCGATCCCCAATGGGCAGAGGATTACATCAACGAAATTCTCTTTGATACAAACGTAATAAATAAATCGTAAGGATAAAAGTATACAATGTCATCAATTGAAGGAATTACTAATGAACCTCAAGTAAACTTTGTTGGAAAGGACGGTTTCTTCTGGTGGGTTGGTGAGGTTGAAGATAATGAAGACCCTATGGAATTGGGTAGGGTTAGAGTTCGTGTGCTTGGATATTATACTAATGTAAGAGGTGGGACGACAGCAGATCTTCCTACAGAAAATCTTCCATGGGCAACAGTGTTGCAGCATACATGCCAACCAGGAAATGATGGTCAGGGTGAAAGTTCTGGTCAACTACAACCTGGTGCTATTGTTATGGGTTTCTTCATGGATGGAGAGTCTGCTCAAATGCCAATAGTTATTGGTGTTATGAGAGTTAAGAAATCTACAGAATCACAAGAGGTGAAGCAATTTGCTTTTACTGGTGAGAAGATGGAAGTTGGAACTGGTGTCAATGTTAACACAAAGCATTTCACAGCAGTCAACTCAAGTACTTACGTAGTTGACAAAGCGAGTGGATTTCAGAGGGCAAAAGCAGATAATACTGTAGATCTTCCTAATCAAAAAGGTCAAGCAGGTTCTGGTCAAATTTCTGGTAAGGGTTCTCCTAATAATGTAGGAACTGTAATGAATGGTAGTGGTGGTAATCCCGTCAAACCAAGAAATTCAAACAAACCTAATCCTGCTGCTAATGGTGTTGGTGGTCCTTGGAAAACGTTAGAGTATAAGTTATCATATCTTGTAGAAGATCTTGCAGATCATGCTGGTTCTTTGATTCGTGCAGAGGATGGTGAGTTCTTAGATGTAGTTACTGGTAAGTTAGTTAGTGCAAAACAACTTACTGTAAAACTTCAAAATTTCTTGAGTAGTGTATTCGCTCAAGTAGTTGCTGCAATGCGTCAAGCACTTGCTAATCTTGCCGAACAATTAGAGTTGGTTAATCTTCTTGGTAGTGCAACTGGTGTGCCATTTGTTGTGTTTACAGCAATTCAAGCAGCAGTTAAAGCAATTCTTTCATCTCTTTGTAACATTGATAGTAGGTTACTTAGTTTTATCTCAGATCCCATAGGAAGTATTATGGGTGTTCTTGAAGGTTTTCTTGATGGAGTGATTGATAAAGCAACTATGGTTCTGCAGGGTGTTCAGGCAGCAATCGATGGTGTTATTTGTCAGGTTCAAAACCTTCTTGATCAAGTTCTAGGTATTGTTGATACAGTATCAACAATCGTAGATGGTATTGGTAAAGCAAAAGAAATTATTGATGCATGGAAAGCAGGTAGTGAAATTTTTGAAGCGGGAACTGATCTTCTTAAGAAAGGTATTACTAGCATTACTGGATTGATTCAACTGTTCATTAAGTTTGCTGGTAGTAATTGTGATCGTAAACCTGATGGTGGTAAAGATACGGTAGGTTGGTATCCTTTATTTGGTGTTACTCATTGTACTCCTGAAGAACTTGCAGAAATTAACGCAATTAGAGGACAGAGTAGAGGAACTTGTGGTGGTGATGCAGGATCTGGTGGTCTTTTTGATAATATTTTCAACGAAGCAGATCCATATTTAACTGCTGCTAAAACTTTCTTAGATGGTTCCTATGAAATGTTTGTTGGAACACCTGGTCGTCAGGCAAGTGTAAATAAAAAAGCAAGTGGAACAACATCAACATCTATATGTTGCAATCAGAATGAACACGCAAAGTATGTTGCTGCTAAAGCAATTCGTGAACAAAATCCAGATATAGATGAAGAAGAACTTCAAAAACAAGTAGATGCTTCCGTAAAGGCAGCAAATAGCGGTAAGGGTGATACTGGTTCTTTAGTTGCTGACCATACATCATATGCTGGTAATTATACAGAAGAAACTCATGGTGATCAGTGTAAACAAATTGATGGTGATCATGTTGTAAACGTCGATGGTGATTATTTCTTAAAGATTACAGGTGATTGTCATATTGAAGTTGGTGGTGGTTTCTTCTTTGATGCTGAAGGTGCCCCTAAAGTTGTAGATAAAAAAGGTAATAAGAAGAACGAAAAAGTTCAAAAGCATACAATCAAATTTGGATCTGATGTTGATATTAATACTGTTGGTGCTAAGTTCGAAGTTCAGGGTGCAGAATTTAATGTAGGATCTGTTTCTAGTAAATTTACCAGTAGTGTTTTTGAATCTAGTGGTGGACAAGCAGCTATTTCTGCAGGAGAAGTTATTATTAGTGGAGATAACTCTATTGATCTTATTACACCTTCATTAGTTGAAATGATTAATACACCACCTTCTCCTATTCCTAAGGCAATTACAGGTATTCGTAGAATGGTTGGTGGTTCTGTTGAAACAATTATGACACCTGGTATGTCTGCTGATGCTGTTCCTAGATATGTTATTGCCAATCCACTTGGACCATATTCATTAACATGTGGTACAACAGGATATAACTGTAATGTTATTACTGGTGCATACAATGCTAATGTTGCTGCAGGATTCATTTATATGCAAGCATCTGCTGCTGTAACTATTCTTGCTGGTGCTGGTGCTCTTATAGAAGCAGGAGCAGCAGTATTAATCCTTGGTAAGACAGTCTTTATTAATTAATGCCCATCTTTAGACATCGTTCAACAGGAAAAAGATTTCTTTTTATTCATATTCCTAGAACTGCTGGTAGATTTATATGTGAAAATATATTAATAAATGATTGTCAGGAAGAACATGATGATCCTTGGGCTATGAAGAATGGTGTAGAATTATCTCACTATCATCGAGAGTATTATGAAAAGTATTTGGATGTAAAAGATATACCTCATTTTACAGTAGTAAGAAATCCTGTTGATAGATTTATTTCTGCGGAGGGTCATATTAGTATAGTAGATTCTGATTTAAAAGTTGATAATAAATTATTAAATTATCTTACTAAGGGAGATGGAGCATCTAGATATCATTATCATTTTCGTCCTCAGGTAGAATATATAAGTTCTAAAACGCATGTATGGAAATATGAAGATGGAATAGGAAAGGAGTTTGTCAGTTGGTTGAGTGACATATTGGATATTGACTTTGTATTTGATGATGATATGGAGTATTATAAGAATGAACATTCAGAGAGAATGAGTAAAACTCCTCATCTCGTAGATATTGTTAGGGAGTTTTACAGGGAAGATTTTGATAGATTTTATCCAGACCCTTGACAGGACATCTCTTGACTGCTATACTAGATACTATAGTATGGAGTCACATGTGGAATCTGAACTAGCACACGTTTTTGTCAACTTCTCAAAACGCACAATCAAGGTCGTTGATGATGAAGGGTATGATAAAACAATAAATTGGAAATGGGATAAAGAAGGTTCTGAAGGTTTCTCTGAAACTGTGAAGGATATCGAAGATATTCTTGATTCTGATATGATCACTTATTGCTATGCTGTAACATGATTGGACCTATTGGAATTACACAACGTCAAGCAGAAAAACACTTTGACTTTATTTTGGAACTAACAGATACACAACGTGTTTGTTGGAAAATTACTCGTGAAGATGCAGGATCTGCTATGATTGTTCCTGTAAATGAAGTTTCTCCAATCCCTGATGAGATACAAAATCAAGTAGAAGAATTTCAAAAACAATTTATGGAGAACAAATGATTTTTTTATCAAGACCCTCAGTGTATAACTTACCTGGCACATGGGAGAAACAACCTGACGCTATAGTTCCACACTTAAATCTAACACCAGATCAGGGATTTATTTTATTCTTTGGTCTAGTTGTTCTAGGTCTAGTCATTTATGGAATGTATCTTACATTTGGAGCAGGTAAGAAGAATCTGAGAGATCAGATTGACGAACATGCTAAAATGCATGAACTAGGCATTGCACACGGACACGGTGGAAACAAAGATGCATATGAAATGTCTGGTAAACTTGAACATAAACATGATGAAAAATGATTACTAAAGAAAAGCAAAGAAACCAAGTGAAATCTAAATTTTATTACATCTTTTGGGGTGTAGCAACAGTATCTGTAGTACTAGGTCAAATATATGTTGGATCTGGATATAGAGGATTTGCTCGTTCATTAAATAGAATCTTCGATACCATTGAAGTACAAGTTGGTGGTAGTCCTTATGAGAGGTATTATTAATGAATTATGTTGGACTGGAAGTTGTTTTTTGGACAACTCTTACAATCTACATCCTAATGAGGTTAGGTGCATTTAAAAAATGAGATTAACACAAGAAGTAATTGAAAAGATTCAATTAGCAATGACTCACACCAAAATGAATGGTGAAACCAACTGGAAAGATGGTGATGAGATTGATGTGTGTCTTGGCGGCACATTTGCTGGTGACAAATTTATTAGTATTATTAACAGAACACGTAGTAACACAACTAAGAAATGAAAAAACTACTGATGCCTTTAATGGCAGCAACAATGCTAGTGCCTAGTATGACACTAGCATCTTCTATTCGACCAGGTTCAAGAGTCACTCATGGGTCACTCAATTCTCAAGTTAAATCTAGATCACCATTATGCAAAGATGCAGAAGAGAAGTTTACACAGGAATGTGAGATAACAATAGATGAGACTGGTGTTAAAGGACCAGTAGGACACATCACAACTGTAGTTCAATGGAAAACTGAAGAGCAAGACTTTAGTGTAGGTGGAGCAGCAGTTGGTGCTGTTGCTGGTACAGGTGCTGGAATGTTAGTAGGATTAGGTAGTTGTGCCTTTACTGGTCCCTTTTGTTTACTAACAGCACCAGCAATTATGTCAACTGGTACAATGGTAGGTGGAGGAGCAGGTGGTAACCGTAGTGGGAGGTTCTTTACTATTCTTGGTGATGATGCCCAAGGAAATAGATTGATACAAGAGTTTAAATATGGATATGGTAAGGATGTTAAGAAGGCATCTAAACTACTACTCAAGACAACTAAACTTGCTGAGGGTGAAGTTAGATGAGATTTAAAGCACTTGTTCATGTCAGGTTGAGAGGTTCTGTATCTGATGCTGCTGGTAATGCAGTTATGAATAACACTAAAAGAGTTGCTCCTCAACTTGAACCTCATCTGTTGAGGATAGGTAAGGCAATTGATTTTTGGTTTGATGCTGAGAGTGAAGAGGTAGCAAGAGAACAGATGGATCTTCTGTCTGATAGATTGTTATCTAATACAGTGATAGAAGATTGGGAATATAAATTAGAAGAGACTGAAGAAACTGGAATAGGAAATATATCAAACGATAATGCTGGTACATCAAAACATCATCTATTCGATTAATGAGATCTGAAACTAGAGAGTCCATGGAAATGTTATTTTCTGCTAAATGGAACTTGCCAACAGCAGCAAAACATGCTAACCTTAGTCATAAGGAGATGAAGATTACCTTTAGTGAGTATTGTGCTTTGCATGAACCAACTTACGAAAGATTTGAAACAGAACTTCAGTTACACTTAGATTATGTCAATCCAAACCCTCTTTCCTAAATGGTATTATCAGGGAAAAGTTAATAATCATCAATATCTAAAAAAGTTGTTGATGAGAGAAATTAATAAAGCAAATTTGGTTCAACCAGAGGAGTGGAATTGCACATTAAAGACATCCTTTAGTAGTGATTCTAACTATGATGATTTTTCATGGGGTGTATTTTATGATAGTATTAAACCAAATCTGATAGAAATGCACGAAGAACTAGGTGGTGAAGATAATACTAATATTTCAATGGTAGAAGCATGGATAAATTCATATTCTAAGGGTGATTCCCAAGAAGTACATACACATGTTAGTGGTCAAGAGGTTTCTACATTCTCATGTTCATATTTTGTACAATATGACAAGGAAGATGCTAAGTTTATCTTTTTTGATCCAGATCAAAGTAAACACTTAGGAAATTACTCTAAGTGTTATCCTACTTTCAACACATGGTTGCCAGAAATAACAGAAGGTGATATACTAATATTTCCATCTCACCAACATCATCAAGTGGGTATTCACCGATCTAATAATACTAGAATAACGGTGAGTGCTAATTTTACTATATAATACACGAGTACAGGGCAAGGCAATGCACCTCAAAAGTCACGAAACACCAAGAAAAAGAGGTCGCAACGATAAATCGAGAAAAAGTCCTGTTGCGATTAGACAAGCAAAAGCAAGACTCCAAGCACTTAAACGCAAATTGGGGGGAGTACAAAAGATCTCTACTTAGAAAGAGTGCCCCTTATTAATTTTTTATTATCATTATGATATTCTGGATTGGTTTCACCCTCATGTTCTTCAATGAGGGTTTTGTTATGATGAGGCATGTTTCGCCTTGGTTCTCAAATCAAAGACAAAAATTTATTGATAGGTATGGTGCTAATGTATGGTATAGATTTCATGGTACATTAGATTATACTTGGATAGGACTTGTAAGCATTGGATTAATAGTTAATCCTAATAGAATACTACATATTGCAGCGTTAGCAACCTTCTGGTCTTTAAGTTTCATTATATTTTATTTACCGAGATGGATAAAAAGATAACTTGACTCTTCTAAAAAACCATGGTACACTACATTTAACTTCCCTTTCAAGATGATCAATGTCAAAGACAACGAAGACGGTTCGTTCACAGTCGAATGGGACGAAAACGACGAAGACGAAAGTTTCTTCAACGACTGGACGAAAGAAGACTTCACGAGGTTCTTCCGTCTCTGTGCCGAGCGTGAAAACGCAGAAAAACTTGGAGAAGAATCTCAAGACTCTAGCGTCAACAAAAGTTAGAAAAACAAGAATAGATAAAAAACCAGTATTTACTAAAGTTAAGTCAGGTGATCTATGGGAATTGGGTAATGGTAATGGTAATATAAAAAATACAATGCCTTGGTATCTTCATCCAGTTATTAAGGATACATTTAATAGGTCATGGTTCAGAGACTATGATGATGTATGTAAGCAAATTGCACGATTAAAACTAAGACCAGAACAATACACACTAACAAAATACAATGGGTGAAATAATTTATTATAATGATGATTTTCCCTATATTTTGATTGATGATTTTTATGATCAATCTGAATTAGATCATATTTGGGAAGAATTAGACTACTTGTGTCATCCAAAAAGAATGGGTAGATCTACTCTTGAACGTGGTGCTGCATGGGTGAGAGATGAAAATGGTGTTAAACAATCTGTAAAAAATTCATGGGATCTGTGGTTGGATGAGTTTTTTACCTCAAGGGATTCTTCCAACATTCTCGAAATTAATAGGAAATTAGTTGGTAATGAACAAATATTTAAGAATCATCCTCATTGGTTATTCAATCACACTGATGCTCTCAGACGGGATGATACTCAAATTCTATACTATGAAGACAGTGATGAATACAAACCACATAGAGATTATGCAAGATTGACATGTCTTACTTGGTTTTATAGAGAACCAAAAAAATTTACTGGTGGAAATTTAAGATTTCCTTGGTTTGATATAGAAATTGAGTGTAAAAATAATAGAGTTATAGTATTTCCATCAGCAGTACTTCATGGAGTAGATAAAGTTAGTATGGAAGAACAATATAGAGATAAACTACTTGGTAGATTTGTTATGTCACAGTTCCTACACGTTAATTAATTATGATTTCCTTTTCGCAAAAGACTATTTACACCACACCAACAAAATTACCAGATGAACTGTTGGACTCTATGATCAAATATGTTGAGAGTAGAGATTATGAAATTGCTAAAACGCATGGCGAAGATAAGAAGGACGGACTACGTAATGATATTAGATCTTCTTCAGTTTCATGGATTAATTGGGATGAATGGATTCCTGGAATTATGTACAATATGGTATATGCTGCCAATAAAGAGTATTTTAAATTTGATATAGGGCATTTTTATTCTGAAATACAATCTACAATTTATACTGCAGAACATAAAGATCATTATAATTGGCATGTAGATAACTCTACTCAGAGTATACATGGAGACCAAGAAAGAAAGATATCAATTTCATTACTTCTTAGTGATCCTAATGAATATGAGGGTGGTGAACTTGAGTTTAATTATTTCAATGAATTTGAAGCATCCGTTAAACCAGACAGAGGAAGTGCTATAATTTTTCCTAGTTGGTTACCTCACAAGGTTAACCCAATAACTAAAGGAAAACGCATCTCATTAGTCGGATGGGTGCATGGACCGTTTTTTAAATAAATTATGATTGATATAGAAGTAATTGACAATTTTTTAGATCAATCATATATTGATCTTGTTGAAGATTGGATACTTAGACATGGTAAATGGTCTTATCGACCAAATATATCTGGTGATCCATGGGGTAAAATACAAAATCCTTGGTTTCATGGACTTGGTATTAAAATTCATGATCCATCATGTCCAGAAAGGGATACTTTTGATAGCACTGGATATACTATTATGATACCTGCTATTTTAAAAATCCAAGAAACATTTGGATTACCTTTAAACTTAATGGAAAGTTGTATTCGTGCAAGGTTTGATATGACTCTTAAAGCACCAGAAAATAGTATACATGATCCTCATGTGGACTTTAATGATCCTCATTATGCATGTATACTCTATATTAATGATAGTGATGGTGACACTGTAATTTACAATCAAAGAAATCTTAAAGATACATTTACGATAAAGAAAACTATATCACCTAAGAAAAATAGGTTAGTATTTTTTAACGGAGCATATTGTCACACAGGTCATTCTCCAAGTAAACATCAAAATAGAATTCTTTTAAATAGTAACTATTATATACCTTTATAAATAAACTTGTAGCAAATAGTGTGATTATTCGTGGGAACCCGTAAAATTTCTCAACTGGATACAATCTCAGATTCAAATCTATCTGGAGAAGGAATTCTACCTGTAGTTGTATCTGATCCGTTGATCCCAAATAGAAAAGTAAAGATAAATCAACTCCATAAAGGTCTTGCCCAAGGAGAAAAAGGATCTCCTGGACTTTGTTTCGATCTTGATCGTAACACTGGTTTATATCAAAGTGCATATGATCAGTTAGGATTATCTTTTGGTACAAGTGGTTTTTACATGACCACTATTTCAAATAGTGATACTAGCAAATCTTTATATATTACTGCGGTTCACGAAACTTCTACAAATGCTGACATTGTTCTTGCTCCCAAAGGAACTGGTGCTGTAAAAGTTACTGGTAATTTTGTAGTTTCTGATCAAACTTTTATTCTTGAGGATGCTCAAGGACCGAAAGCAAGATTTGAAGTAAGTAATATTGGAACTGGTACAAATACTCGTATCTTTACCCTTCCTGCTATTACCTCTGGTAACGGAACTACCGTTGTTGGTGATAATACTACTCAGACATTAACTAATAAGACTCTTCTTATTGATGAAGATAATTTAGTTATTACTGATGGTGATGAAGAAGCAATCTTCCAAATCAACTGGACTACAACTTCAGATACTCGTCGATCTTATTTACTTCCTGATGCAGGAACCGTAACGACAACTGCTGAACCTACTGCTACATCGTCTACATTACTTGATACTAAAGCAGAACAAACTTCTCTTAATAAAAGTTTTGTTGATGTTAAATTTCTTACTGATGCTGAGATTGGAACTGCTTGGGCACAAGTTAATACAGATGCTTTGACAGCAAATAGAACTATCACAGTTCCAGATTTGAGTCTTACATTAGTTGGTACGGATTCTACTCAAATTCTTGAAAACAAGACCATTGAAAGTTTAATTCTTCAGGATCCTACAGATAACAGTAAAAAAATTACTTTTAGTGTTACTAATCAAAACGCATCATCTAATCAGACATTTGAAGTTCCACCTACAAATGATCTAAATAATGGCAGTGACAATAGTGTATTTGTTACCAATACAGCAACTCAAATTTTATCTAGTAAAACTTTAGTTGCTCCTGTTCTCAAACAGTTGGTTGCTGCAAGTACAAGTGTTACTCTTGATATGAGTAACATTACTGGAACTAGAACAATCAAGTTTCCAGATTCAGATGCAACTTTACTCTCTACGGAAAACGTAACTCTAGAAGATGTTACGTTTGGTGCTGGTATTGGTGGTAATAACCTTACTGGATTAACCAGACAACAACAATTCTTCTACGCAGGATTCTAATAACTAACCATGGCTAAACAAGGACTTCTAGCACAACTTAAACCATCTGCTAACACTGATACGGTGTTATACTCAGCACCTATTAATAGGAGTGCTAGTACGGTGTTGACGATTGCCAATGACGGAACAGGTTCCGCTTATGATGTGGCAGTAAAGAATTATGATCAAAAATTTACTCTTGATGCTGCAACATATAAACTTCACGCAGGTGATTTGATATCATCTTCTGTTGTTGAAGTTGGAACTCCAATTCCAGCAAGTGTATCACTTACTGTTGGTGATACAATTACTACAACCGATAAGGAAAAATCATTTAAATTTGAATCATTTTATATTCCTACATTTACAGAAATTTTTGTCAAAGTATTTGCCATTAGAGCAGTTCCTGTAGAGTCTGTTAGTGGAACATTTGCTGCTGGTAATACAATTAGTAAAGGTAGTTCTCCTAACGATACTACTGCGGTTGTATATGGTGTAGATGGTACGACTATTCATATTGGTCCTTCTACACTTAATGGAACTGGAACTGAATTTGCTGCAGGTGATAGCATAGGTGTTTCTGGTGGTGCTTCTGCAACTATCTCAGCATCACCTGCTATTACTGCTGCAAATAATGAATTTACATTCTCAACTACAACTGCTGGTGGAGTTTACAGACTTTATGTTGGAGATGGAAATCTCTTTGAACTTTTTGATGATCGTACTTATAGATTTAATGTTGCAGATGGAACCATGAGTGGTAGAGATTTTCATCTCTCCGAAACTGTTAATGGTGAATTTGGTCCTGATGGTGCAGTAGGTGGTGGTGATGATGGTACAGAATTTACCACAGGTAAAACTACCAATGGTACTGCTGGATCAGGTGGTGCATATGTACAATATGCTTTTGGAGGCAACACAACTCCAACAACTTTATACATTTATGATGGTGGAACAGGTACTGCATCGAATGCTAATTATGGTGGTGTTGATAGATTCCTTCGTTTCAATGAATCTTATACCTATCCTGGAGTTTATGTCTTTGACAAAGTAGGTACTATCGTTGATAATACTGATACTTTCCTTATAAGTGATGTTACTTATACTATTACCAGTCAAACTGCTGGTGCTTATGGATATGTTAGAGACTATACTGGTAGTGTTTTGACGTTTATTAAGGGACTTAATTCTGGTGACTTTTCTGGTTCAGATACGTTTAGGGATGTTCCTAAACTAAACACTGCATCTAGAACTACTGCAACTATTAATAGTGTTGATGTTGCTTCTGCGGCGGTAGAGGTATCTAATTATCTTGTTGATGGTGATGCTACTGGTAATAATGAAGTAGATAAAATTACTTCATTAGTTGTTGGACCTGGTGAAACAATTGTTGTAAAATCAACAACCGCAAATAATATATTCAGTTTAGTTGGTTTTGAAGATGCTTCATCTTCAATTACGACTAGGATATTTGGTCAATCATAAATAATCAAAAGGCAGTATAAGTAATGGCACTCACCAGGTTAAAGAATATTATTACGTCCAGAACTGGACGTATCATATATGTCAACCCAGATGACTTCGATGCTTCTGATGCTATTGACAATAGAGGAAACTCAGCACTGCGACCTTTTAAAACTATTCAAAGAGCGTTTCTAGAAGTTGCTAAATTTTCATATAGAGTTGGTTTAAGTAATGACGAGTTTGATGCTTTCAGTATCATGCTCTATCCATCTGAATATGTTATTGATAATCGTCCTGGTGAGGTTCTTTATACTAATGTTCCCCCTATTGATTCAAACTCAAACTTAGACATCACATCATCTAGTAATGTACTATACAAATACAACTCCATTGAAGGTGGTGTCATTGTACCTAGAGGTTGTTCTCTTGTTGGTACTGACCTTAGAAGAACTAAAATAATTCCAAAGTATGTACCTTATCCAACAACGTATGCTGCGAAAGGTATTAACACTGAAGCAGACATTCCTTCTCGTTCAGCATTATTTAAAGTAACTGGTGGTACTTACTTCTGGCAATTCTCATTCTTTGATGGTGCAGAGGAAGGTGTGTACTATAAACCTGATAGTACGGATACTTTAGCACCTAAGTTCTCACATCATAGACTTACATGTTTTGAGTTTGCTGATGGTTTAAATCCATTATCAACTCTTATTGCAAATGGTACAGTTCCTAACTCAGATTATACTGCTGTTGCAAATATTCAAGAGAGAACTGATCTAGAAATTTATTATCAAAAAATATCAAAAGCATTTGCTGCTGTTCCTGATACATCTGGTGATCCTGATACTGACCAGATTCAGGCAAGAGTAGAAGAAAATCGTATTGTTGGTCCTATTTCTGATGAATATAGAGTCCTACAGATTACAAGAAACGGACAGACTGCTACTGCTGTTACTGTTGATGAATTTGATAACCCAAGAGATCATGGATTCTCTGTTGGTGTTAACATTAACATTAGTGGTGTTACTGGATCAACTGGTCCATCATCCGAAGCAGACGCAGGAGTTTATAACGGATCTTTCACGGTCACATCTGCATCTGGTAACGTCTTTACTTACCAAATGCAATCAGAACCAACAGGTAATGCTGTAGGTTCAAACATAACTGTTAAGACAGAAATTGATACAGTCGACTCTGCATCACCTTATGCTTTCAACCTATCACTAAGATCAGTGTGGGGTATGAACGGTATGCACGCTGACGGTGCAAAGGCAACTGGTTTCAAATCAATGGTTGTGGCACAGTTTACTGGATTGTCACTACAGAAGGATGACAGAGCATTTGTAAGATATAACGCATCAACTGGAAACTATGATGTAGCAACTGCTGGAGATGGTGCCCACTTAGATGGTTTTGCTGAATACCGTAAAGGATGGGGTCATGAGCATATTAAATGTAGTAATGACGCATTTATTCAGGCGGTCTCGGTGTTCGCTGTTGGATACTATGCTCACTTCTCTGCTATTGGTGGTGCTGACATGTCAATTACCAACAGTAACAGTAACTTTGGTAACACTGCATTAAGGTCTGCTGGATTTAAAGCAAAATCATTCTCAAAAGATAAAGCAGCAACGATTACTCACATCATACCACCTAAAGCGTTAAGTGTTATTTCAACAACTGCTACTGGTACTGCTGCTGCTACAACAATTACACTTGCTGATGATGGTTCGGTTAATGGACTTGTTCAGGGAACTGCAGTTAGTGGTACTGGTATTGCTGGTGGTGCAACAATCGTTTCTTTTAACACAAATACTAGAGTAGTTACTCTTTCAGCAGCAAATACTGGAACTGTTAGTGGTAATGTAATATTTGGTCAAGAAACTTCCGTCAACTGGGTAAACCTTGATATTCAAAGAACTAAAGTAATTAATCAGGCACTCGCAAGTGGTGGTGGAACACCTGGAACTAGACTTTACTTATATGGTTATACTGTTGAAGCATCTCCACCAACAAGTAAAGTACAAGGTTTCACAGTTGGTGCAAGACAAGATGGTACAGGTGGTAGTGCTGTACCTGATAAATTGAATTGTCTGTTAGTTGCTAGTGGTGCTAGTGAAGCAACTGTTCAAACAGCAACAATCTCTCCTTATGGACCTTCTGTCTCTGGTAAATCACCAGGCACTGTAGGTTCACCATTACAATATGATTCTGGTACATATACTATCGGTGGAGTAGCAGGTACTGTTGGTGGTTGGTATATAACTGTGTCGGATACTGATAATAATATCTACACAGCAATCAACACAAATACACAATATAATAATGTAAGTTTTACTCCTACAACTTTCATTAAAAGAATTTCTGATGGTAGGGATCTTCAAGATAGAACATATCGTGTTAGATTTGTAATCGATAAGGATAAGGCAAATCCATTACCAAGAGATCCTCTATCTGGTTATGTAATGCAACCTTTGAATACTGATACAACATCATATTCATTATCTAAGTGTTACTATGTGTATGACATTGAAGTAGTACAACCATTTGTTCGAGGTGTTGATGATGGTATCTATTATATAACTCTCCTATGTGGATCTATTGCACCCACAACTTCTAACTTTAATGATAGGAAGTTTAGTCAAAACGTCAACGAAGTCTATCCTACATTTGATAGAGACAACCCTGTTGCTGACCCTGATGCTGCTGTATCTGTTGCTGATAATGAAGTTATCGGTCTTGTAAATGCAACTGATGGTGCAACACCAACTCCTGCTAAAGATCCTAAGTTATCTGTTACTAAAGAAGGAATACAATTCTTACTTGCTGATAATGGATGGACTCAACCAGGTACAACTCCTGGATGGGATGCAGTTAATAAAGAACTTTCTGATGTTGAATTAACTGCTCGTGCTGGTGATGAAGAAGTTAGAAAAATTAATATTAGAGAAAATAATGATGGTTCTGTAGCACCTATTCCTGTTGAGTTTAGACGACACTCTATTCTAAGATCAGGTAACCATACGTTTGAGTATCTTGGTTTTGGTCCAGGTAACTATTCAACTGCGTTCCCTCAAACACAGGTTGAGACTCTAGATGCTAATCAAATTAAGTTCTCTCAGTCTATTAAGGAAGAAGCGGGTGTTGCTTTCTACTCTGGTCTTAACTCTAATGGTGACCTATTCATTGGTAACCAAGTTATTAACCCAGTTACAGGACAGATCACTAACGAGGATATTGCACAGTTGAATGTTATTGGTGAAGAAAACACAACTATCGAAACATTCTCTGAGATTGTTCTTACTGATAAACTCACAGTTATTGGTGGTGCATCTAACCAGTTAGAATCTATATTCGCTGGTCCTGTTACTTTCCAAGGTCAAGTATCATCTACTGACAATCTTATTGCAAAGAAATTAACTTATAATAATCAAGATGGTACTGTAATTAAACAAACATTACTAGCACCTGAAGATGCAAATGGAAATCCTGACTTTAATAATGTTATAGGATACGATACTCCTGGTGATGGTGACTTAGTTTATAATATTAACTGGACTCCAGGTAAATCACTAGGTTGGATATACTACAGTGCAACGTGGCATCAATTTGGTCTAACTGATACTGGAGATATTAATATTGCTACGTTCAGTAATGAACAGCATCTTGGTATTGGTAAGGTAGCAACTACTGATTATAGGGTTGATGTTCTTGGTAGTGTAAAAGTTGATGGTGACTTAGTTGTTACTGGACAAGGTGGTGTTTCTGCTGCCAACTATAATACTAGAGAATATAATGGTGATGGAACACAATTAACATTTGCAATAACAACATATTCTGGTTCTATTAAACATACAGCAAATTCTGTTCTAGTATTCTTGAATGGTGTTGCTCAGGTTGGTGGAACTGACTATACAGTTGATGGTACTGGTGCAAACGTTGTGTTTGCGGCAGGATCAGCACCACTTGCAAGTGATGATGTTCATATTGTAGAAATGCCTATCTAACCATGCCTACCTCAAGAGTTAGTGGTAATCAGATTGAAAATACCACAAATGCAACTATTAACGCATTAGATTTCGCTGGTAATAGTGGCGAATTAAAAGTTCCTGTAGGAACAGAGGCACAAAGACCTGCCTCTGGTGCTATTGGCATGATGCGTTTTAATACTACAGAGGATAGAGTAGAGCAATATGTAATTAATGGACCAAATAATCAACCTGGTTGGGTCAAAGTAAAAGGTGGTGGTAGTTCTAGTGGATTGGGGGCATATGGTCTTATTAAAGGTAATTCGAGAAGTATTGACGAAAGTATAAGTATTCCTGCAATTACTGAGTCTCCAATATATGCTTTTGATAATGCATTTACAGTAGGACCAGTTATTACTATTAGTAGTGGAAATACTGTTACAGTTGGATTAGGTGTTGATTGGACTATTGTTGAAACTGGTGAAGAAGAAAATACTATTGATAGTGGTGGATTTGCATCTAAAGTTGGACCAGGTTGGACAAATATTGGATCTGATGATGGACTTGGAGAATTTAATTTAATTCGTGGTAATTCAAAAACTATAGATCAGAATTTAGTTATTCCATACAATCCTGCTGGAGGAGATTATGCTTTTCAAGAATCTTGTACAGTAGGACCAAGTGTTACTATTAGTAGTGGTTTTACTGTTACTGTTAGTAGCGGTGTCACCTATGAAATACTATGATAAATACAAGGAGGACAGTGTTATAAAACATGGCAACTACAAGAATTAGCGATAACCAAATTGCTGAAGCAACTGCTGCAACAATTACAACACTGAATTTTCTAAATACTAACAGTGAATTTAAAATTCCTGTTGGTGATACTGCAACACGACCAGCAACTCCTGCTATTGGTATGTTGCGGTTTAATTCAGAAAATGATAAAGCAGAAATTTATGTTGCTGATTTTGATGGTGATGGTAATGCTGGATGGATCAATTTAGGATCTGGTGCTGGCGGTTCTGCTAGTGTTCTAGGTGATGCTAATAATATTAGGGGAAATCCTAAAACTATTGCGGAGAATATTGAAATTCCTAATCCCTCAACAGATAAATCATATGAAAATTCTTTCACTCTCGGACCAACATTAACAATTGCCAGTGGTTATGTTGTTACAGTTCCAGTCGGAGTTGATTGGCGTATTTTCGATTAATTATAGGTTTTTAACTAATGTCACAAATAAACGTAAATAAAGTCGTCTCTCCAACTCAATCAGCAGGTGGAGGTCCATCTGTTGAGGTTGCCTCTAATGGTAATATCTCTCTGGATACGGATACAGTTTTTGTAGATTCTACAAATGATCGCCTGGGGATAGGAACTGCAACTCCTAATAGGACATTAGATATACAACAAACTGGTGGTATATCATTTAATGCTGGTGTTATTTTTGAAGATTGTCAATTAACTGGATCTGGACTAAGTGGAACATCACACCATAGTGTTGAAGCAGATAATGCTAGATACTGGAACTCTGCTGCATCTGGAAACTGGACTTATAATATAAGATTTAATTCTTCTACAACACTAGATTCAAAAATGAGTACAGGTGAGACTATTAATATCTCATATGTAACTCCAGTTGGAGGAAGTAGTTACTATCAATCAGGATTTACGATTGACAGTTCTAGTGTAACTGTAAACTGGATAGATAATCAAGCACCTATTCAAGGTGGTGGAAGAGATAGTAGTAGTGATCCAGCAACAACAGGATATGATGTATATACTTTTGCTATTAATAAGACTGGAAGTAATGCATATACTGTTTTAGGATCACAGACACACTTCGGTTCTTTCTAGTATAAATAATCAAACAATAGGTATAACGAGATGTCTCAATTAAATGTAGATGCACTAAAACACTCTCAAGGTACTGGACCTGGTATTGATCTACAGAGTAGTGGTAATTTTGCATTTGACACGAATACATTATATGTCGATTCTGTTAATGATAGAGTCGGAATTAATGATGCAACACCAAGTCATTCTTTAGATGTTGCTGGTAGTGATGGAGTTAATCTTGGTTGTGGTGCTATATTTGAAAAGGTAAATATTGTTTCGGGAACATCTAACGGTAATACTAATATTGACCTATTAACCTCGTCAGTTCATTTATTTACTTCTAATAATACTGGTAACTGGACTCCCAACTTTAGAGGAGATGCAAGTACCAGTTTAGATAGTATAATGTCTACTGGTCAGGTTATTGTTGCAACTATTATTTCTGATAATGGTGGAAGTAGTGGTTATGCAGCGAATATGAATATTGATGGTAGTGGACAAACTGAGTATTGGTCAAATGATGCCACTCCTGACGATAGAGGTGGTACATCTGGATATGATGTATATCAATACAGCATAATTAAAACTGGTGCTGGTAACAGTTACCTAGTTTTAGCAAATAGAACCTATATGGATTAAAATTATGTCACCTATTTTTTCCCAATTTTCATCTGGTGGTGGTGGTAGAGGATCAGGTTTCGGTATGGGACCAATGACTTCTGGTGCTGCACCACCTGGAGAAGCAGTATTCACAAGTATCACAACACATAGTTGGACTGTTCCTGCTGGAGTTACTTCTGTTCATGTAGTAGCAGTTGGTGCTGGTGCTGCTGGTACAGGAACTTCGTCTTGGGGCGGCGGCGGTGGCGGTCTCGCATGGCGTAATAATATATCAGTATCACCAGGATCGTCTATATCTGTTAGAGTTGGTAATTACACACAGTCTACTGGACCTAACCAAGGTAGAGCAGGAGAGTCATATTTTAATAACTCGTCTACTGTTAGGGGTCAAGGTGGAACTACTGGACCTGGTGGTGGCGGTAGTTATACTGCTCCTTCTGGTGGCGGTGGCAACGGTGGTGCTGGTGGAACTGGTGGCGGTGGTATTGAAGGCGGTGGCGGCGGTGCTGGCGGATATTCAGGAACTGGTGGACGTGGTGCCCCTCGAAATGGTAGTGGTACTTCAGGTAGTGGTGGTGCTGGAGGCGGCGGTGGTCGTGGCGATATGGCAGGAGGAGGTGGAGGCGGTGTAGGTCTCTACGGTCAAGGACCAAGTGGTAGTGGAGGTCCCAACGGTGGACAAGATGGTCGTGGTGGCGGTGGTGGTTCATCAGGATCACCTGGTGAAAGTAACAGAAACAATGGTGACGCTACTCGTGGTGGTAACTATGGTGGTGGATCTTATGGTAGATTTGGTAACGGTGGTACGTCTATCGGTGCTCAAGGTGCTGTTAGAGTTATTTGGGGTGACGGTAGAGCGTTCCCATCTACTAACGTAGATCAAGCATCATCTTTAGGTAACATATCAAATTACTAATGTGACAATCAACATAAGTGTCACAAGGGGGTTTACATACCCCCTTTTTTATGGCATAATAGCGGAGTATTCAATGTAGTATCATGCCTCAATTTACACTCATCTGTACGGATGAGGATCAAACAATCACAACTAAAGAATTTGAAGCAACTATTCTTGAAGATGTTGTAGGTAAAACCGAAGACTTTCTTAAGGGTGTTGGTTATGTCTTTGAAGGATTGAACACAGAAGTCAATCCAGTCAAAGAAATCAATAAACTACATGAAGACTATATCACCGCCTATAGAAAGGCAGACTGATATATAACTGTAAGTAGTTTATCGTAACTTCAAACTCACTATAATGGGCAAGACTTTTCGGCGTGGCGGTAGTGAACAGGGGAACTATTCTCCTGGTAAATCTATCCGAGATAAACGACAGAATTCGAATAAATTTCGGAATTTAAACGAAAACAATCAATCCAAAACAAACATGGGAAAACGTAAAAAGTTAGACCGATTTACTGACAATAATGAATGGTAATGACACTGATAAATTCAACAGAGGATTAGATCTTTTTGCTGAATCGGTCATGAAACCTGACCACGCACTTCGTCAATGTGCCCACAACCAAAAATGCTATCACGAATTAATGAACATTCGTGAGCATGTACTTGAATATCTTAAAACTTTGCGACAGTAATGACCATTGGCATCCACTCAGCAATCCTTATTAAGGATCAAAAAATGATATTAAAAGATGCGTTACTTTTGTATGTCTCTGACTTGCAAAAGAAGCATTTTGGTGCTAAGGTAATTGACAAAGATGACTATCTTTCTAAAATGAAAGAAGTTGAAGAAATCGTTAGGATATTACATCTTAATGACCTATACAAATATAGATGATGCAGTATCAGGTTAGACCACCAGGTATTCTTGCTAAATTAGATAAAGATGAATTACAACCTCTCTATGACTTAGCATCAAATACTGAGGTTATTGATGGATTTGAATCAATGAACAGAAACCTTGCTGGTAATATTGCCAAACAGGTTGCGTTAACACAACCCTATAAAGATATACTTGAAAGGGTTTTAGATCCTGTAGTAAAAGCACATTTTGACAATTTTGATTATCTTAAAAAAGTAAGTGTTCTAGATCTCGATTGTCCCATGTATATTACACAAGCATGGATGGTTTTACAGGAAAAATATGAATTCAATCCAATACACAATCACTCTGGACTTTTTAGTTTTGTTCTTTGGTTGAAGATACCTTATAATAGGGAAGATGAATTTAATCATCCATTTTCTATTAATTCAAATACACCATGTGCAGGACAATTTTCTTATATTTTATCAGACTGTAACAATGATATAGTTGCTGAATTTATAGAGACTGACAAAGAACTTGAAGGATGTGCATTTGTATTCCCATCAAAAATGAATCATTGTGTATATCCATTTTATACTTCTGATGATTATCGTATCTCTATAGCGGGTAACTATAGAGTCAGAGTTCCTGATGAAGTTGAAGAAGACAGGTTGCTTCTTGGGAATTATTGAGTGTATGTGCCAGTTGAAGAACCTGCACACACATCCACACATCATCATCCAATTCACATTATACTAACATCATGTTTAACAAAGACATTCGCTTATTGAACAAAGTCATTCGCTTAGGAGAAAGCGGCAAAGTCCAATATACGGACGAAGAACTGATTAGGTTAAAGAAAAAACGTAGTCAGTTGCGTGATTGGAAACAATCTGCTAGAATTTCACAAAACAACGGTTTCGGACACTATGAACAAAAAACTGACAGTTGAGTATGATGAGCAGTTCGATAACTGCCAAGAGCAAGAAGATGATTGGGTTTCTTCAATCATTGGATCTGAAGATGATGCAGTTTATGATGTATTAGCAAACCTATGACTGTTATTATGGAACGGTATCCATACCGTTATGTTCAAGATGGTGTCATTGAATTAAATGGCAAACCAGACTATCGCATCCAAAAGTTCAATGAGTACACTAGAAGGTACAATGACATGTACCTTTTAGATAGTTCTATTCAATTAGATCTTGCTCTTGAAGATTTTGAATATACCAAATGGTTAGATCCTGCTGGTGTACCATGTTATGTAAAAGATCACGCAACAAGCAATGACAACAACTAATCCCAACGCAGTAGGAGACTACGAAAATCTCAATAGAGCATTTGATCTAGACTTCCTTAATTATGAACCCAATGAAAATCTTCTATTCAATACTGAGTTATTGAATCGTTGTCGTGAGGAATGTAAGCACACCATTGATTTTAAAGTTGCTACCTATGGTGGTAAGATGGTTACGAATGTATTAGAACTAATTGACATTCGTACAATACATCCAGCAGGTAAAGAGATAAAGAATAATAAGACTGGTAAAGTTTTACCTAAAGGATTTCAGATTCGTGTTGATACTAATATTGATAATAAACACAAGACTTCTATTCTTGAGGATATTTGGAATAAAGATTGGAATCCTTCTGCACCTGCAATGGTGTTCTTCCGTTTACCTGAAGAGTATCAATATGTTGGTGAAGATGGTATTCTAGTAGTCTGGGGTATTGCTGATGGGTCACACCGTTTTGATGCTGCGAGTGATGACCACCAAACAAGTGTTATCGGTTGGTTGATTGAGATGGAAGTTGATAAGATTCGTAAGTTTGCTAATGCTGAACTAAACAGAGTCAAGTATGGTGCAAAAGATAGAAGCAATGAAGATATTGCTGGATCAGTTTGCGTTTCATATAGAGATGAAACATCTGATCTTTATGCAAGAATTAAAAATGCAGAGGAAGGAGAGATTAATCAGATTCTACTTGATGAGATATTAACTTATCACGTTCATGTAAAAACTGCTAATGCTATCCTTCGTGCTGTTCAACATGATCCTAACGTAGTTGTTGATCGTAAACAGTATGATTCTACTCGTATGGAGAACTATCTTGCAGAACATAAGATTGACTGGATTACAACTAAAGAGGATTATCATCACTATGTTAGTAATAAAGGTGTAAGGGTTATTGTTATACAAGATCAAGGTACAAGTCATATAATTACTGCACATCATATATGTCAGTTGATACAAATCAGTGATAAACCTATTACTGTTGCGTTCTCAGTTAATAAAACAAGTAAATTAACCAAAGAAAATGCAGAGGCAGAACGTCTATCATTTAAACGCAAAGTGATTAACACTATTAAGGTTATGGGTCTAGGATACAAAGCAATGTTTGAGGATCTAACAGCAGTAAATCCTAGTTGGGTGTGTTTCCCTGAACTTGCTGATGAATTTGATGATGGGTTGATTAATCTATCATGATTATATGGCACGATAATATTGTCAATACTACCTTAGATTTCGATAAATTCGTTTCTGAGGTTAGAATTGACAAATATTATGATAAGATTTTAGATGTGCATACAACATATCTAAAGGATGGGGCACCAGATATGCAACTGCTAGATTTCTATTCAACTGTAATTGCAAAATTTATGACAGAACTTGGAATATATCACCGTTCCGAGTATCAATTTAATCTATGGACTCAGGTTTATTCTGGAAATAATATATCAAGACATAGAGAACATGACCATTTTGCAAGTGATGTAATTTTATCTTGGGTTCATTTTCTTAAACCACCTGAACAGGATTGTTTTTGTTTCATTGATTCAAATGATAATGAAATATTTCCAGAAGTACAGAAGAAGAATGATTTTATTGTATTTCCATCTTGGGCATTACATAAAGCAATTCCATTTACTTCAGATGAAAACAGGGTGATAGTTGCTGGTAATATCACATTGAAACAATTACAGCAAAAAGATAGAGAACGTACAATGATAAGAGATTTTACTGTACTTGGTAATGCTACTAGCGTGTATCAAACATACTATGTGCCAAATGAAGAACCTACACAAGACATTACCATAGGGTGATGTTTTGGTTTATATTATGAGTATCTAAACAAAGCACAATGTTCGAATCAATCTTCTCTAGTGGTACATTACGTGACTATATTGACTCTAATGTACAAGATCCTTGGGAGGATACTAATTTCAAGGGTTATGTGTATATGTCACCAAAGCAGAAAGGTGAATTTGGAGAGAGATTTGTATCAATCTACATGCTAAATGCTGACCATGCTGTAAAACGTGCAAAGACATCAACTGCTGGTCACGATAGAGTAATTGATGATATAAGGACAGAGATTAAATTTTCACTTGCCACTCGTAACAAGAAGGGTGGGGTGAATAAAGATAAATTCATTATCAATCATGTTTCCGTAGGTAAAGACTGGGAGAGACTTATTTTCTGTGGGATCAATCCTGACGAGAAAGATGCTCGTATTGTATTCATCACTAAAGAAGACTTTGAAGCACACCTCAAGAGTGATAACTGTTTATTCAATGTTCAACAAGGTGGTAAATCTATTGGTAATGATGACTACATTTGCACAAAAGTTGCAGATCTGCTAGAATGTGATTTCGTGAAGGAGATTTCTGAATGGTAAATTTATGACTCTATTAGCATCCACTAAGAATATATCAAATCTACTGCTCGGTGATTGTTTGGAGTTACTACCAACAATCGCAGATAATTCTGTAGATATGGTACTATGTGATTTACCTTACGGTACAACTGCATGTAAGTGGGATAGTATTATTCCTCTTGATGAATTGTGGAAACAATATAATCGAATATGTAAAGAAGATGGTGCAATGGTATTTACTGCTGCTCAACCTTTTACTGCTATTCTTGCTGCTTCCAACATCAAGAATCTAAAGTATGAGTGGATATGGGAGAAACCTCAAGGAACTAATCCTATGAACGCTAAGATCATGCCATTAAAGTCACATGAGAATATATTGGTATTCTATAGAAAGAAACCAACATATAATCCTCAAATGTGGTATTCAACTCCTTATAGTGGATTTAAATCAGATACTGCAAAGATCGGTGAAGTCTATGGTGAAGCACAGTCTAAACACAGAGACAATCCTGAAGGGTCACGCTACCCTAAGACTATATTGAAATATAAGCAAGAGAAGGGATTACACCCTACACAGAAACCAGTAGGATTAATGGAGTATATGATTAAGACATACACTAATAAAGGTGAAACTGTTCTTGATAGTACTATGGGAAGTGGTACAACTGGTCTTGCTTGTGTTAATCTTGATAGGAATTTTATAGGGATGGAAAGTGATGAGAAATATTTTAAGATAGCAGAAGATCGTATTGGATCTTTAAGTAATCCTCTTACTGAGTTATTCTAATGAGAGATACTATTTTATTTGGTGACTGTAGACAGACTCTTAAAGAGTTTGATGAAAAGGCACGTATGTGTGTTACATCACCACCTTACTATGGTCTACGTGACTATGGAGGAGAGAATGACCAAATAGGTCAGGAACAAACTCCAGAGGAATTCATTGAACAATTAGTAAACGTATTCAAGGAGGTTCGCAATGTGCTCACAGATGATGGAACTTGTTGGGTTAATCTTGGCGATAGTTACTATAATTACAGACCTGGAAAAGGACAAGGACTGGCAAAACAGACAGTCTCAAATACTAAACAAGACCTACCAGATGTGTGTCCTCGCAGAGGAAATCGACTTGAAGGATTAAAAGAAAAGGATCTCATAGGTATTCCATGGATGTTCGCATTTGCAATGAGAGCAGACGGATGGTATTTAAGACAAGATATTATATGGCATAAACCTAATCCAATGCCAGAGTCAGTTAAAGATAGATGTACTAAATCACATGAGTATATCTTTCTATTCAGTAAAAATAAGAAGTATTTCTATGACAACGAATCAATCAAAGAACCAGCAAAAGACTGGGGAACCAGAGACAGATCAAAAGGAAAGTATCACAACGAAGGAACAGGACTCCAACCGCATTCAGGTCTTACAAAATCATATCCAACAAAAAATAAACGATCTGTCTGGTCAGTAACAAATAAACCATATCGTGAAGCACACTTCGCAACATATCCACCCGACCTGATTGAACCTTGTATCCTCGCTGGTAGCGAGAAGGGTGACATTGTATTAGATCCATTCATGGGTAGTGGAACCACTGCTGCGGTGGCAAAATCACTAGGTAGAGACTACATTGGATGTGAGTTGCATGAAAAATATGGTGACCTGATTAGACAGAGAGTGAGTGAGTATCATGTACCAATCGAGGAAGTGTCACAGAATGGACTGACAGATCTGTTGGATAGTGCTATATTATAAGAGTGGAAAACAAACGAGTTCCCGACTAGACTGACTTAGAAGCAGTCACATGACCGTTGGGGTAATGCATTGACCCTTAGTTTTGTTTTCCCTCACCACTATTGCATTATTATTTTATGCCAACTGCAACTGCTCGTAAGACTTCAACTACACCACGTAAGAGAAGAACACGTAAAGCAACTGCATCAAAATCAACACCACTAAATACAACAGTTGAAAGTAAACTCAATGGAGATCCTATTGTGACTGAAACTGTTAAAGAAGTGAAGGTTGATGTTCAAAGAAGAAACCTAACCGAGTTAAATGGTCTTGAGTTGGTTGTTCTTCCTCTAGTCTACCTTGAGGGATTTGTTAAATTCATTCTACAGGAGACAGGAGTTTTAGAGACTGTGTGACAGTCAACAAACCTGCACACGACCCCCACTAGGGGGTTTTTTTATGCTATAATGAGTATGTCCTTTGAAATGAGAGTCTTTGAGCGATTTCCTAAGACCACATCAGAGAAGAGCATACGATATGATGACCACAGAGAAGTCTGGTCAGATTATTGTTCCTACTGGTGGTGGTAAAACATTCATAATGATTGCAGATTGCAAGAGGTTAGTAACAACAACTCCACGTAGTCCTCAGACTATTGTTGTAGTTGCACCACGCATATTACTTGCTAATCAGTTATCTAACGAGTTTGAATCTGAAATCGATAATGTTAAAATAGCACATGTACATTCAGGTGAAACTCATCACTTTAGCACTACAAAAAGTAATGAGTTAACACACTGGTCATGCACTAATCCTCAGTATGATAAGTTAATCTTTACTACCTATCATTCACTCCACAGAGTATTAGATAGCATGGTAAATATCAACAGAATATACTTTGATGAAGCACATAACGCAACTGGTAAATCATTCTTTCAGCAAGTAAAGAGAGTTGCTGCATGTGGTATAGAGCGTTTCTTCTTTACTGCTACTCCACGTATTGCACGTTCTAAGAATAATGTAAGTGCAGAACGTGGTATGAATAATGCTCAGGTATATGGTAATATACTAGAGCAAACTGACGCTAAGGAGTTAATAGATAGCGGCACTATCTTATATCCTAAAGTTATACCATTTGAGACTGATAGAGAGCGTACTAGACAGAACGCACATGAGGTTGATAGTGATAACTTAAAGGACATACTTACCAACATAACTGATAACAATCCAAAGGTACTTGTAAGTGCCCCAACAACAAGAATACTGTGGAACATGCTAGGACAGACTGATATTCAGTCATGGTTATTAGAGCATGATTACAACATCATGCACATCACATCTAAGCATGGTGCTATTATCAATGGTACAAAAGTTGGTAGAGAAGAGTTCTTTAATACTCTTACAAAGTGGGGTAAAGATGATACTAAGAAGTTCGTAATCTTCCACTATTCGATACTTTCAGAGGGCATAAATGTTCCAGGTTTAACTCATTCAGTTATGCTTAGAAACTTACCAACTATTGAAATGGCACAAACCATAGGTAGAGTTATCAGGATACATCAGCAAGATGTTGATGATATGAAGTCAGGCAAGATCACTGCTGGTCAGTATAACTTGTATCGTAAGAAGTTTGGTCAGATTGTGGTTCCCATGACTGGTAAGTATGGTAAGAGAATAGCAGACAGACTTCAGTCTGTTGTATCATACATCTTTATAGAGGGGATTCCACCTCTAGCATACGTTTAGCGGAGGATCTAAAATGAGTGTAGGATGGACTGTCATCCCATGGTCAATACTCAAAGATATGACAATGAGTTATCGTGAGTTACGTGACACATTGAACAAACTTGATGATGACCATTTAGATCAGACAGTCATGCTTTATTCACTTCAGGATGATGATTTTGTACCTGTTATTATGACAGACTACACAGATGAAACCACTCTTGAGCACCTTGACCCAGACCACCTCGTTATCACTTTTTAAAATGACCAAAAGATTATTCATTCCAGCAAACCCAAATGCAACTGACTCTGAGTTGGATGCTAAAAGGATAGTATATCCTGATTATAGAGGGTTACCCGATTTTAACGAGAAACTCTCACCAACTGAGGATAAGATCATTCAAGCATTATGTGAGGAGGTGTCAGCATGAAATACTCAACACCTTATGACATAGGGATCGGTGATCGTGTAGAGTATAAGGGCAACAGTTATGATGTCCTTATCAATTACATTAAAGGTGAGACCGATAGAAAAGGTTATACACCAAATATGAACCGTACTATCTTAATTGACAGTACAGACACTAAGGTAACTTGCCTTGACTATAAGCAACTTGAGGTTACCGAACAAATCACAGATCATGGGGTTTTAGTGTGACAGTTCATTAAAGTGTCCACTCATTCCCCATTTGGGGTATTTGAGTGGTTATAATAAGTACATACCAAACAAATCCTTCTCACTATGGACAAAACTTCAAAGATAATGCAAAGAATACTACAGGTTGAAAACTTTCAGAATGTTGCCTGTGTATGTGCTAACTGGGCAGAATTCGTTCAGGAGTTAGCAGAGTGGGGTGTTGACGGATGTGCTAAAATCGATTTTGATGATGCTGACCTAGACATCTCTAGACTTGATAAGTTCATGGTATCTGAAAATGGATACGAAAGAACTGGTGACGACTGGAACCTCATTTATGGAGGTGCAGTATAATGTCTGAACTATTAAACAGTTACACATTTGAAGCAAAGAAAATTGTTTACTATTCAGTAACAGTTGGTGCAGAAAATAAAACTGAAGCAAAGAGAATTGCTTCTGATTTTGAACATTGCCAACATTATGAAGAGGTTGAGTATTGTGATGGATATGAATATAAGGTGGGGAAACTACTAGAAACAACTGATGAGAAGTGGTTATCATGATGACACTTTCGAAACTGTCCACTATTATCCCATTTGGTGTGATGATCGGTTATTATATTCATATAAGCAATTCAATCGGAGTTTAAATGAACAGTCTTAAAGAGTTTGTTGACTATGTTGCGTCATTCTACCTACCTAGTCACCCTGATGTGTTATACCCTATAGAGGGACTAACAGAACAGAGAATTTATGATGCGTTCTATGTTTATAAGCATAGACTGTTGAAAGCATCAAATAACCCTGATAACAATTTTACATGGGGTTACGGTGACAGTTTAGACAGAGAGCGAGTCAGGGACATCATTTTAGAGACAGTTTAGAAACTGTCACACAGTTGCCCCAAACGTATCTCTGACCCCTTATAATAGGTACATACCAAACAAATCCTTCTCACAATGGCACTTCCAAATCTAACCTCACTACAATGGGATGAACTCATTGAGCAGTATGTTGATCTCTGTGTTGATAGCATGGACACCAACGACCTAGTAAAGTTTGTACGTCAGACTCTAATTGAAGATTTTGAGCAAATCCAATCTAGGCATGAGTTAATTGATGATATTAGACTCACATTTGATGATGAAACATTGGATGACTTACTTGAGTCTGTCACTAACCCAACTGTCCTTGACACTAACCAAACTGGAGGTAAATTCTGATGTCAGTCATCACTTCACAATTAGATTGTCTATCAGATGTATTAGAAGACTTCTGCACTAAGTATAACCTAGAGTTAATGAGTGCGGATGATATTCTCTACGGTTCTTCAGATAACCAGTTAACCGATTATCAAAAAGATTGGTTATCCAATTATATCTCAATCTGGGATACTATCGCAAACCTTTAATCTCGATTTTATTATGCACGATTCAACCCTAGATCTTTTTTGTAATCACGATTCTGAAATCGTTGTTGACACTTTCTCTGATGTTGTTGACGATCAAGATCATATTATTCAGACTATGCAAGAGACTCTTTTTAATGCCATGAACAAATGTGCTCTTGATGGAAGACCTGATGATGCTGTGAGCATCTATGATGAGTGGGTAGTTGATGGTATAGAACCAGAAGACGGTCACGAGTTTCAATTTTTACAAGACCTCACAGAGGATGCGGAATAACTCCGCACTTTAATTTCTGGCATTGACCATTGTGGGGTTATCCTACTAAGAGCAGTCATGTAAGTCCAGTTTGTTCCATTCATTCATTTTATTATGTCACCTAATTTTGCCGAGTTCCTTTTGGACGGTGCTAACAATGGAAACGAGATTCTAGCGATTCTTGAGGACATTGTGGAAGTTGTAGAGACAGGAGGAACTGATTTATAAAATAGAATAGAACAGCAGTCAAGCGATTTTGTGCCAGTGTGAGAAGTGGTACAAGGTCGCTTGATTTTTGCCTTAATCCGTGCTATGCTACGCATATGAATAATTCAGTTATACGTGAGTTCTATCCTAATCTCCTACAAAAAGGATATACATGTTCAGAGATCCGTCAGGGATCTTCCAAAACTTCTGAGGTTAAAGAAGTGCCCGATTGGGCAAAGTCTCGTTATGATACTTATGATGAGTATCTTGATGGTCTACATGACTTTATGAACGGAATGTAGGACAGTAAACAAACTGTCACTCGAATTCCCTAGGGTGACCATTTTCACCCTATAATAAGTACATACACAAAGAGGTTTCCCATGCTCGCTTCATTACATTTTGGAAGACATTTCTGGTTAGATGAGGATCAAGAATTCTGCTCTTGCCCAACATTCAAAGATGGTACACCTGATTTAGATCAGTGGGATTACGTTTCAGAGTGGACTGACCTTGAGGGATTAAACCTTGACAAACTGCTTTACATTCACAGAGACCTTATACAGAGTGAGGTGGCAGTTTGAGATTCGCAGATTTGAAACCAGTTGACAGATATACAAGATCTGGACAGTATGGGAAATTTATCACTTGCCCATCTTGTTACTCTGTTCAACGTGTTCATCATTTTTCATGGTCTGCTCTCGGTTGCCAGTCCTGTAAAAAGATGATAAGCAAAAATCTCTGGAGAATACATGGAAATGGGACACCTTACTAAGTGGCACACTAAAACCCCAAATGGGCACCTTGTGTGTGTATAATAGGTATATACACGAAAGGAAATTATGTCAGTTCTACATCACGAGTCTTTATACGAAACATGCCATGACGAGGCATGGGAGGAGTTCAGAGTTTCAAACAAGTTGAGTGACGATCAACTTTATGCTCTTTGCGAGAAATCTCCAACAGGCACGCTAGATGCCATTGACGCTCTAGCATATAGGAAATTCCAAAATCTCTGCCAGTAGAGACCAACAGCAAACCATTCATTCATTTTTTTAATTATGTCATCTTTAACTTACACCGATTTTCAATCAGTTCTAAATCAGTTACCATCCTTTATAGAGGATACTGGTGCAGATCTTGATTTTGCATACGACTGGGTTGCCGATCAGATCGGAGATCCTAGGTTCGCATCTAATGACGCATTATACGATCAGTTCTATCTTGCTTATCAAAATGCTGTGACACTCGATTAAGTGGCACACTAAGCATATACAAGTGCCTCGTATGCACTATAATAAGTACATAACAAACAAATCTTCTCACTATGCGTAAAATTGAATCACAAATGAACAGAGCAATCAGAACTCAGTCTAACTGGGCAGGTTCTAATACTACTGTTTTCACTGCTGATAATGGTCTACATTCTAAAGTGTTCCTACATGGAAATCACATTGCTACCTATTTTCACGTTGAGAGAGAGTTACAACTTTTTAACGGCGGTTGGGAGTCAAATACAACTAAGTCCAGATTAAATGCTCTTTGCTATGAGTTCGCCCATGGCACATCAGTATTTCAAAAAAACTGGATTTGGTTCGTATCACAATTCTCAGGACGCACTCAATCATTTTACAACGGTATTACCGTAGGAGCATAGGATGAGATTTTTTCTTATTGGAGTTGTAATAGTCGTTGGTGCCAATATCGGCATTAACGCTATTAACTCAGTTAAGCAAATTCAGGAAGACAAACTAGATCGCCTTTGTAAAATCGATTATAGTTTCTGTACTCCTGACACTAAATAAAAACACTATGAAGGGAGGAGGATGAAGAACAGATTTAAGCGAGGTCAGTTCATCATCTATGAAGGACGCTCTGCTTATATCAATTTTGTTTCAGACCAATATATCACGGTCTGCACCCATGAAACTATGAAACCACCTGAGGAGGCGGAACATGCTATGAGTCCAATTCGTCAGGTTAATGTAGTAGTTAACTCTATATACTGGGATCAGATTTTCCCAGACCCTGAGAGACCCTATAATAGGTTTTCCACAGAGTACACGGAAATTGTGGAAAACCTTAAATAAATCTAGGTGTGTGTTTTATCTCTTTGAAATGTGTTCAGGTATTGCACCCTTAGCACGCATCCCAAGAAAAGTCAAGTCACTCCGAACAAACTCCGAGACCCTTGACAATAACTCCGAGGTCATGGTATAATGAACCATGAAGGGGTTCAGAAAAACAATCTCTAACAACTCAAAAACAATGCTCTATACAATCTATGATGACAAGCAGATCCTAAGAGGGACATTTGAGTCAATCTACGATCTTGAAAGATTTATTGATGGCATCCGCATTGATCGTGGAGAACAATTTCCCAATACTCCGAGGTCATCACCTTTTGATTATGTGAAGTCAATCGGATGGTTTTGGGAGATTGCCGACAATCATGCACTTGACAAGGTGGCATCATCCGAGGTATAATGGAGGCATGAAGAGGGAAACCACTATGTAACAACAATCGACTACAGATTACATGCACTAAGTTATAACAACTGTGACAGTGCTAAGTGTTAACGAGGACAGTTAATTTGCCCCCGTTCATATATAAAAACGGCCACTACCCTAACCTACAAAGGTTCCCCAGAGCGATTGATATATTATTCCAATAAAGTTTTCCACAGGTATTTAAAAATTTTCCACAGGTAAAAAATGATCTCTAAGGTTCGCACACACAGACAGGACACACGTACATGGGCGATGGAGAATTTGATAAGGCACGAGTCCTTTTTAGACCCTAGGATGTATGCCTGTGCTGATTGTTATGCATCTATGTACGTCTCTCAGGTATTAGATGATCTATATACACTATGGATAGAGTGGAAAGAGAAAAATCCCACAGACAATCCCCAAGTTAATAATCGCCTATAGAGATATGTCCCATAGATTCACAACCAAACTCGAAGAAGATGATTTCGGTGACTTAATTGTCACTATACCGTATGAAGTTTGTGAAGAACTGGGATGGGATCTCAACCAAGAATTAGATTATGATATATCAGACGATGGTTCTGCATTCACACTGAAGAAAACAAATGATTGACGAAACTCCAAATATAACTGAACAAGAAACTGTTGAGGTTTCTGGTGTTACTGGAGAACAGATTGGAGAATCTCTAAACAATATCAATGAGTGTATCAGACTGCTCGCAAAGCGTCTCAAAGACGTGGAAGAGCATATTTCCGAGATACCTACCCCCGCCAAGACTTTCTACAAACCAAAGGGGTATGAGGACTATATGAACTTAGCAGAGAATTTTACCGAAATCTATAAGAGGTTAGACAAGATAGAAAATGGGATGTAAAACTAATCAATTTACCGATATTTGTGGAAGAGTACATTGTTATAACTATACGGCACCGAATCCTCCTACCGTAGGATCTTCAGTGGGCGTGACGATTGAATATAAGGAATATCCACACTCCTTCATCCGTGACCCCGACGCTATCCACAGTTATAACATACCTGATAGAGATAACGATGCTATTATGCATCCATTTTACCTAACTGAGTATAGGTCACCACATATACCATCGGCAACTTGTGGAATGGCAACCAAGACCGATCCTTGTAGTGGAGGGCATACTTTTGGTAGAGAAGAATTTGATGCGACTATAATTAACTTAGATTTTACTCCGAGCATGTTGTCATTCGACTTCCAATTCTCGGATACATGGTTTTCTTATATCTACGATACGTCTGATGAAGCAGGTCATATTGGCACAGCAGCATATTGGTTAGAAGATGACGAAGGTACTGTTACAACTGTAGTACTTCCTACTGGTACGCCAGGTACACCTGGTTATGATCCAGGTAGTGAAACTAATACCTATTCTGGTACTACTGCATGTATTCCTTGTAGTAACTTCACGTGTACCCCCGCAAAAACCACATTAAAGTACGAAGGATGTGAAGATTTAACTGGCGACCCAGATTGCCCACATCCTACACTATTTGCTATTGATACTGAATCACTGAAGATTGCATTTAGTTATGATCAGTTTGCAACTACAGTACCTAATGGTGTTACAGACTTCGAACTCAGTTTTGATGGTGTAACCTATGCTGATGGATGGAATGCAACGACGTTAGAAGGTATTGATTACAATTCATCTCAAAATCCATGGGCATATCAGGATGCTGGATTTTCTGACTTTGAAATCTTTGATATTAATGATGGGGCAAACGCAGCAGACTTTAGAATAAAGTTTAGAATTGAGTCTAGATATGACGATTCAGCAGCACCTCCTGAATCAAATACAGTCATGCTTGGCACTAAGTGGACATGTACTGAGATATTAAACAATGGAACAGGGTTTACTGTAGGTCAAGTATTCCCATTAACTGCAGTAGTTGGTTTAGCTAACGGCACAACAGTAAATATGACAATTAATTTGAAGGTTACTGCTGTTGGTCCTAGTACTACTCTTTCTGGTGGTGACGTTACTGATATCATGAGAAAAGGTGATAAGATCAATGGGCACACAATTACCCGCACTTTTCACACTGAAGTAGGATTATTTCCGTATCATATTGTATATGTTGACGGATCTGGTAGTAATTTTGCTAAAGATACGCAATATACCTCTGATAGGAACCATGTTATTACCGTAAAAGCGGGTTTTGGTATTGCTGATCGTGCAATTATGCTAGGTTTGTACGAATTTTTGGATAAATCACTGCAATATGTTACGGGAGATGTTAATCAGAAGGCTCCAGACATCTTTAATAGCATTATTTACCCTCAAGCATGGATTTCTCTTAACGAAAATGGCGGAATTACTGATATAAACATCTCTGGAGGAGTTTTTAAGTTCAATACTGGCAATTTTGACGATATAAATCCCACTGCTCAGTTAACTGGATACGCTACTGATGAAGATATTGCGACTACTGGAGGTACTGGAAGCGGATTAACAGTCGATATTGAAGTTAGTAGTCTACTTGATGATGAAAGTAACCTTCTAGTTGACCGCATTTCTGCTGTAAGAGTGAATCAACCTGGCACTGGATACACTGTAGGTGATAAAATCACTATTTCTGGCGGTGCTGCACAGATACAAATAGAAGAAATCACTAGTGGAGGAGCAAATTTAGATAAATTAGCAGGACCACCTGTATTAGAGATTACTAGTCCTGATGATGACGGTAATTTTATACCAAATAAGTCTACAGATGACGGAGAACCAGAATTTATTCTTACAACTACTGATAGTAACCTCAAATTTGAGGTTGTTACAAAAGATGGTGTTGCCGATTTGGAAGTTGTTTCAGACACTGGTGGAAATAATGAATCAGCAAAAATAAAAGGAAATTTTAGTGGTGGATCATTGACTTCTGTAGACATTCTTAGACCAGGAAAGGGATATTCTACAAAAATAAGACCGCAGTTAGTCGTTGTTAATGTAAATGAAGAGACAATTGAGATCAGTAAGAATGATGGAAAAAGAGATGATTTAGTCCCAGAGTATCATAATATCTTAAAAACCCTTCCAGAGGGCGATATAAAGGCATCTGCTGATGATTTACAGGCAATTACCGACTCTTATGCTGAAGTTCCTGCAGAAAAGGCAAATACGTTTAAAAATGCTCCTATGCAAATTAAATTAGATCCTCAAAGACAACGTGTACATCAACGTAGTCAACGTAAATTACAAACATTTCAAACAGATCCATTAAAAACACGCATTATACCAGATTATGATACAGATTTTCTAAAAGATACTCCAATCGATGATGATGCATTTAAAAAAATTCTTACTGATGGTAAAAAAACAAGTCAAGATACGGTTTTACAAAATATTGATGACATTACTCAACAAGTATATCCCGAATTTGTTAATTTTGACGAATCTAAGGTAGAAACTAATGCTGGTAGTTTTACAGAATTACCACATGCGTCAAAATATACTAAATATCTTATGCGGCAGTACCGCCCTGACCCTCAAAAAGTTCAAAGGTTAACAGTAACTTTAGGTTGTACACCTGTTAATATTGGTAAATCACATTTTGTATGTAATCAACCAACAGCAACACCAAACACAGATACTGGTGTAATTAATAATGGAGATGGTACAACTACTCAAGAAGTGCATATATTCTCCTTTGGAAATCTTGTGAGAGGACCAGGTTGCCAACCTTGGAAGGCAAGTGGTACAATGACTATCTGGCATGATCTTACTAGAGATGCTAGAACGGTGGTACGAGCAGCACAGGCATATGGTAATCCATATGATGAATAAAACAGGAGGATAATAGAATGCCGTTAGCAGCAAGACCAATAAGTATGGGTGCAGCTGCACTTTTCATGGGAAGTTGCAGTGGACACGGAACAGGTTGCGGATCAACTCACCATCCAGGACTAGGAGGGGGTACTCTTGGTGGATGTATGAAACCACCAAAGGATCCAAAGATCAAGCAGAAGTCTGTAAAACTCATGGATTCCACGACTTTATGGCCTCCCCTTGCACAGACTCCTTTATCGCCAATAAAAAGAAATGTTTTAATTAATAGCATTATTCCTATTATCGATCAAGATGAATTAATTACACATCCAACACCTGTTACACATCAGGCATGTTATACTGGAATTCCAAAAAAATGTCCACCAGGTTGTGTTACCAACCCTGCCTATTGGTGTACCGTTGGTATTGAAGGGGGTCGTGAGAGTGCTAAAGGGCACGCTCGTCAACATCAAGCTACTATTAAGACTGTTTTTATTAATGGAAGAAGAGCAGGTGTATTTGGAGATCCCTTTGGTACCAATACAACAGCATATCCATGCAATTCAGTAGTAACTGGATGTAGTAAAAACGTTTTTTTGGGTTGCACTAGAGGTTAATGCAAAAAATTGAAATAAGTGATTGTATTTGTCATAGTAAGATAAAAAATCATCTTGAAATAAGAGATAAAATTTTATTTGAAATTGATAAATGCACTGATGATAATTTGCAGTCTGATAACTCATACTATACTGATAGTATTTCAAAATTAGATTGGAATAACTCTAGTGATCCTGAAAGACCTTGGGCTAAACTATTTTTAGCTGAGTTTGGTGAAGATATAAAGGAAATTATTTCCAGTATGTGTTATAATAGGATTAATTTGAGATCTGTATGGTATCAACAATACTTGGAAGGTGATACACATGGATGGCATATTCATGGTGAACAGTTCACAGGAGTTTATTATTTGGAATTTCCCAAAGGATGCTCTAAAACTGAAATTTGTTCTCCTTTCAATTTAAAGAAGCATCAGATTGATGCTGATGAGGGGGATTTTATAATATTTCCTGCTCATTATATCCATCGTGGATTACCTAATAATAAAATTAGAAAAACTATTGTTTCTTTTAATTTTAATATAATTACCAATACAGAGGATGGTTTACATCCCTTGAATTTAAATTTAGTAAACAGTGAGGCATTTTAAATGGCAATTTACAAACAGTCATTGACTGGAAGTAGTATGATTGAGTCAACTCCAAAAAAGACTCGACAAGGAAAAGGAAAACACTCAAAGTATTCTGCTAGTAGTAGAAATGGGGCAAAAAAGCGTTATCGTGGACAAGGGCGATAAATATAATTGTATAAAGTCCTGATAGGGAGATGGCTTTAAAAAAAATAGGGGGTTCTGACTTAAAAAGATCGAGAAGTTTTAAAGATTTCTCGGTTAATTTTGCTCGGAATCCATTTACCGATGATCTTTCTATTGTAAATAATGATAACTCCATTAAACAAGCGGTCAAAAACATAATTTTGACTTCTCCTGGAGAAAAACCGTTTCAACCGTTAGTCGGTTCGTCCGTAAACAGACTTTTATTTGAACCGCTGGATGCATTTACTGCAGATGCCGTTGCGGAAGAAATAAGGACGACAATCAATCAATATGAACCAAGAGTAAAACTTACTAAGGTAAATGTTACTCCAATCTTTGAGGGAAATAAATTAAATGTATCACTTGAATATAAAATAGTTGGTTTACCCATTGTTGAAACAATAGAATTTGTTTTACAGAGACCAGAGTAATGCAACCAAATAACCTAACAGCATTAGATTTCGAAGATGTAAAATCTTCAATAAAGTCATATTTAAGGACTCGTGATGAGTTTACTGATTATGATTTTGATGGATCATCATTGTCGTATTTAATTGATCTATTAGCATATAACACATATTATACTGCTTTTAATGCAAATATGGCATTAAATGAGGCATTTTTGCCTTCTGCTACAGTGCGTGATAATGTTGTTAATATTGCTAAGTTACTAAATTATGTTCCTAGATCTATTAGTGCATCTAAAGCTTGTTTAAAACTGAATTTAACAACGGATCAAGTAAATGGGTCATATCCAACGTCAGTTACCTTAAAAAAGGGTGCTGTAGCATCAGGTGGTGCATATCTTTGGAATATTCTAAGTGATATTACGGTTAATGTAAATCAAACTACAGGTGAGGCTATATTTGACAAAGTTACCGTCTATGAGGGTTCTTTGGTTACTTTCTCATATATTGTTAATACATTTGGAAAGCAAACATATAAAGTTGCTTCAGAGGATGCTGATATTTCAACATTACTTGTAAAAGTAAGACCAAATGAATCATCCACTCAATTTGACCTCTACAGTCGTGCAGAGACTGTTGCTACTGTAACACCCACAACTCGTTCGTACTTCTTGTCTGAGACCGAGGATATGAGGTATGAGATAAGATTTGGTGATGATAGTGTTGGTAGAGCAGTAAAGGACGGAGAAGTTGTCGATCTTGAGTATTTGGTTACATCAGGTCCTGATGGTAATCAAGTTGGTACTTTTAGTTTTATTGGAAAAATTGAAGATAATACTAGTAAAGTGTATCCTACTGCTAGTGTTAACATAGTTACTAAGCAAAAATCTCAGCAGGGAGATAAGGCAGAGACTGTTGAATCAATTAAGTATAATGCACCAAGATATTATTCTGCACAGTATAGGGCAGTGACTGCTCAAGATTATGCAATCATTACTAAAAACATTTATGATAATGCAGATTCTGTAGTTGCATATGGTGGAGATGGATTGAACCCTCCTGTATATGGAAAAGTTTTTGTTGTTATTAAAACAAAAACAGGATCAAATCTTAATGATGCAACTAAGAAGCAAATTGCTGCTGATTTGAGACCATATGCAATGGCATCTATTGATCCTATTGTAACTGATCCTGATGATGTGTACATCAATGTAAACGTATTTGCGTTGTATGATACTGGTTGTGGATCAAATCCTTCTGAAATTGAAACTGATATTAGTAAAGCAATTAGTGATTGGGGAATACAGACACAAATTAATAATTTTAACTCAACTTTTAGAGCACAACAACTTGAGAAGGCAATTACACTTTCTAATAAGTGTGTTACAGATACATCACTTCAAACAACTATTTTGAAGTATATAAAACCAGATACAAATCAAACAAACACATATTGTGTCTCTACAGGAGGTAATCTGTATGATAGTGCTCCTAGTCAAGATGAGGGTGATGGAACTTGTAAAAAGGAACCTGTAATCCTATCTGGCACATTTAGAACTGCTGATAGACCTGGTGTTGATCAACAGTTTGAGGATGATGGTTATGGAAACTTGAGAACGTTCTACAATACTGGTATTCGTAAAATATACACCAGTGATGCTGCAGGAACAGTAAATTATAATACTGGTGAAATTTGTTTTGGTCCAGTTAATGTTATTAATGCTGGAGGTGGAGTTTTTCTTGCTGGTGCAGTAACAATTACTGATGATGTAACTGGAATTGGCGATGTTACTGATAGTACACTATTACCAACAGATCTTCAAATTCCAATTCAATTTATTCCTGCCAACAATTCGACTATTCCAGCAACAACTCCTGGAACTATTATCAATATAGTGAATCCATCGGTTACAGTTGCTCCTGTTGGAACAGTCGTACCTCCAACAGTCCCACTAAATAGTTTGACACCAACGGATTTCAATGTAATTCCTGCTATTCTTGATATCCCTGCTATCAGTAATCCTGGTACAATCAACGATTCTAGTTGCTTCTAAAGTTAGATGAATATTAATAAGGTCTCCCAGTCTATCGCTTCTCAGGCTCCTGAGTTTCTAAAGACAGATTACCCACTGTTTAATAAGTTTATTGAGTACTATTATAGGTCTCAAGAGAAAACTGGGATGGGTCAGAATATTATTAATAACTTTTTGCAATATCTCGATATTGACAAACTGGATATTAATATTTTAGGTGGTAATACAAAGGTAGTAGAAGCAATTACAGCAGAAAGTGATGAAATCGTTGTTGAGAGTGTTGATACTTTTTTAGATAAAAATGGTTCTATTTTAATTGGTGATGAGGTAATTTATTATGAAGCAACATCAGCAGCACCAAATATTGCATTAAGTCCTGGTATTTCTTATGAACAGGTAAAATTAAAGTGGGTTGGTCTTGCTCAAATTATTAATTCTTTTGATGGAACTACAGTTAGATTCCCTCTTACATCTCAATCTTCTCCAATATCACCACCATCAGCACAACATTTGATTGTTAGTCTATATGGCGAAGTTTTAATTCCTGGTGTTGATTATACTATTGATGAAGATAATATTGTCTTTACAACTGCTCCAAGAACAAGACAATTGGGTGATGACAATAGTCAAACATATATCACATTTTTAAACGGTTTTATTGAAAATAATATCGTTGCTATTGATAATATATCTCCAGATTTCGGAGATTCTAAAACTAATTTTAATATTCGTAGAAACGGTGTAAAATACGAACCTGTTGCTGATGAATATATTTTAGCAGTTTATGATAATAAATTGCTTGAACCAAAAAAAGATTTCTTTATTGACTCAGATATCTTCATTTTTAATGAGGCACCGTTAAACGGAAGAACATTATCTCTTTATTCTATTGAAGCACCAATTCCTTCTTTTGGTTCTGGAGCAGTTGGTTATGCACGTGTTAGTAATGATGGAAAATTAACATCGATTGAAATTAGTAAAACAGGAACTGGATATGAATACAAATATCCACCTAGGGTTTCTATTTCTAGTGCAAGTGGAGATGGAGCATCTGCGTCTGCATTAGTAAACGGTGTTAAGAACTCTATTTTGTTAGATGGTGGTAGAGGGTATAGTGATACCAATCCTCCAACTGTTGTTATTCAAGCACCAACTAGTTCTGGTTCTATTCAGGCAGAATTAAAAGCAGTTGTTACAGATGGACAGGTATCTAGTGTAGATATTACAAATTCTGGAAGTGGATATACATTTATTCCTAGAGTTTCTTTTGTACAACCTGGTGGTGCAAAACTTGGTACTGCTACTCTTACTAGCACTAGTGTTACAGGAACTATTGAAGTGTTAGACGGTGGACAGGGTTATACCACAGCACCAGAAGTTTATATTGATGAACCATTAGGAGATAATCCTGTAAAGGCACGATTGACTGCAGTTTTAACTGATGGTAAGGTTACTTCAATTGTTATTAATAATGGTGGTCAAGGATACCTAACTACTCCTCGAATTGCAATTATTGATCCAACATCTGCTCAAGTTTTAGAGACTGTAGTTGATTCTAATGGTAGAATCACATCTATAGAACTTTTAAGTGGTGGTTTGGGATATGATGATGTTCCATCAGTTTATATTGTAGATAGTAGAGAAGATGGTGGAACTGGAGCAGTTGCTACAGCTTCTGTATTTAATGGAAAAATTACCGATATTAATATTAGTAATTTTGGTAGTGGATATTCTTCTTCAAATCCTCCTTCAATCATTATTCAAAATCCTCCAGAAGCAAGATCTTCTGTTCAAATTGGATTGAATGAAGTTACTGGTTTTACAGTCTCTAAAAATGGAACTGGATACAGTAAAGCAAAATTTGAGGGTTGTGCAAGAGCAGTTAGTGGTATTGTAGAGTATACTGCATCTGGAAATGCAGTATTTTCAAATAATACTACAGCAGCAGTTGCTGCTGAAAATGCAGAAGTTAAGTGTCTTGATTCTCTTTTTGTTAAGAGACTTTTGGATAAGTATACAGAACAATTTCTTCCTGATGTTCCAGAACTCGATTATACTAAAATTGATGTAAGAAATGCAATTAAATCAGTAAAAGATTTTTATTCTACAAAAGGAACTTCATTTAGTATTGCATATCTCTTCAAACTTCTTTATGGTGAGCAAGTAACTGTATCTTATCCAAAAGATCAGATTATTAAACCTTCTAATGCAACTTGGTCTATTGATACAATTCTTCGTGCTACTTTAGTAAGTGGCGATCCTACGAATATTAAAGATGGATTATTGACTCAAGAGTTGAGTATTGCTGATGCTAATATTGGGGCAGCTAGTGCTTTAATTGAAAATTATATTTCTATTAAAACATCAGATGTTGAACTTTTTGAACTTGTTCTTTCTGAAGAAACTATTGATGGAACATTTGTAGTTCCTTATAAAACAAAACTTGCAGAACCCCTTGATACAACTGATAGTATTATTACTGTAGACTCAACTATTGGTTGGCCAGAAAGGAATGGTGAATTCTTAATCGGTGATAGCGAATTAATTCAATACAAAGAAAAGTCTCTTAACCAGTTTATCGAATGTACTCGTTCTGTTAATAATATTGTAGAAGATTGGGATTCTGCAACTGAAGTCACATCAAATCTTCTTGTTTATGTAAATAAGGGAACTACACAAGAAGTAGTTCTAAGTGTTGTTGGTATTGTTGATGCTCAACAAACTAATTTAACAGATACTGGTTCATACTACCTAAAGGGTGATAAACTTACTGTATCTAAACTAGGTGGTACTTCTGTTACCCCAGAATTAACAACTTGGTTGTATAATGTTAAAAAACTCATTGAAGTAGAAAGTATTACTTACGGTGGTGTTAACGATCAATTTGCTACAGTTACTTGTAAAAACAATCATGGACTTTTAGTTGGAGATCAGGTAACACTTTATGGTGCAAATCCAATTTTGTTTAATGGAACATTTTTAGTAAAATCTAGAGATAGTTCTCTAGTTTTCCAATATGAACTTCCTCAACCAGCAGAAGTTGTTCCTCAAGGAAATATTTTGGTTTCAGTTGACCTTAACAAAGGTAAATCAGATAATGCTGCTGTTTTAAATTCTATTGGTCCATATACAACAAATATTCAGAACTCGTTCTTTAATACCAACCACGTTTATGTTGCATCTACTGGTATTCCTAATTATTCAATTGGTCCTTTTCCAGGATCAGCACTTTTACCAGGAAATCAACGTAAACTTAATAGATTTCCATTAGATCCTCAGACTATTTCCGTTAAAAATGATATTAGTCCTGGTGCTATTGGTACTTGGATTAATGGAACATCTGTTTGGTCATATAAGTCAGATGTCACAAAAACTTTTGGACCAGTTACCTCTATTGGTATCACAAATGCTGGTTCTGATTATGATGCATCATCTCCTCCAAATATTGAAATTACTGGTGGATCAGGAACTGGTGCTACTGCTGCTGTAACTGTTAATGGTTCTATTACAGAAATTGTTGTTACTGCTGGTGGTAGTGGTTATACTTCTTCACCTCTTGTTTCAATTGTTGGTGGTGGTGGATCTGGTGCTGCAGCAACTGCTATTGTTACTAAAGGTGTTGTCTCCAGTATTCTTATGAATACAAATGGAACTGGATATACTTCTCAACCATCTATTACAATTGTTGGTGGTGGAGGAAATGGTGCTACTGCTACTGCTTCGGTAAGAGGTCCAGTTAAATCTGTTTCTATAACCAATGGTGGTGAATCATATACATCTAATCCTACAGTTACTCTTAATTCTGGTTCTGGTGCTGTTGCACAAGCCATTGTAAGTAATGGTAGAATTATTTCTATTGCTATTATTTCGGCAGGAAGTGGATATACGACTGCACCATCAGTAACTATTCAGGGTGATGGTTTTGGTGCAGTTGCTCGTGCTAGTATCGATGTTGATGGAGAAAATGCTGGTAGAGTAACAAGCATTGAAATTATTAATAGAGGTATTAATTATATTCAAGGAACAACAATTATTAACCTTACTTCTGTTGGAGCTAATGCAACCTTTACTCCTAATGTGTTTAAGTGGACTTATAATCTTCAAGAAACTACAACAGTAGATGCTGCTAAAGGTTCTGTATTTGCTGGATATAACAATCAATATGGGGGTGAATATGCACATATTTCAAATCCACAAAGATTGAGATATATTCTTGGTGATAACCTTTTTGAGCAAGTTGGCACAGGAAATATCTTAGAACAAGAGGATCAACTCGCACACTCTCCTATTATTGGTTGGGCATTTGATGGTAATCCTATTTTTGGTCCATATGGTTATTCAGATCCTACAGATCAGTCATCTGCAATTGCAAAATTAAATACGTCTTTTAAACTTAAAACAAATTTAGTTTTTGATGCAAGTACTAATCCAACACCAGTTAGAACTGCTGGTCCTTTACTTTCTGAAGAACCTGCTGGAAAATTTATTGAAGATTATGAATATTCTTTTGGACTTGGAGATTTAGATCAATATAATGGTCGTTTTTGTAAAACTCCAGATTTTCCAAATGGAAGATATTGCTATTTTATTACTATTGACAATTCTGACGCAGGAATCGCAGAATTTCCTTATGTCTTAGGTCCAAATTACAATTCTATTGTAGATTCTTGGAATTTGAATAAAGATGCCATTCAACAAAATATTCCTACTGGAGTTGTAAGATATCGTGATCCATATGAAAATGTTGATATTGATGTTGAGAGAGCTCCTAATTTATCTACAAATGCAATAACAACGGAAGATGGTGATATTTTACTCTTTGATATTGAAGATGAAAATAAAGATGGTGTAATAAGTCAAGATGAAACTGATGATCCTGATCAATTATTTGAAGAATCACCTCTTCAGTTATTTGATTATTTCCCTAAAGTTAAATTTGACTCAAAGGTTGATATTGAAGTTGAAACTACAACAAAGTTCGAAGATGCTTCGGTAACTGGATTTACTATTGAAGATTCTGGTACAAGTTATCAGGTTGATGATATTCTTGTCTTTGATAATACTGATACTGATGGTAGTGGTGTATCTGCTAGAATTTCTAAAATTAAAGGTGAAACAGTAAGTTCATATACTTTTGAAACTGTTGAAGATGAATTTTATGGTGTCCTAACAACATCTAATGCTCATAACATAGTTCCTGGAGATTCAGTTTTTATTGATTACACTCCTGTAATGGATGAAACCAATAAAACATTTATTGTTAGACAATTTAAAGGTATTGAACAAATTACGATTGATCAAGCAGGATCTGGATATGATTCTGAAATTCCTCCCACTATTGTTATTGATGGTGATGGACAATCTGGTGAATTAAGAGCAAATGTAACTACTACTGGTGCAATTAACGTTGTTGATATTGTAAACTCTGGTTCTGGATATACTAAGAACCCTCGTGTTATTCTTTCTCATCCACAGGTGTATAAGAGAGCTGATTATTATGTTTCTCTAGTTCGTCATGAAAATTATGTTAGAATTAATGATGTAGTTGTAAACGATCTAAAAGAAGTATTCTTTTGTGGAAAAACTCTTGATGCAGGTGGTCTTGAAGTTGCATTTGTTGCTAAGTTCTCTGAACTTGGTGTTAAAGAATGGGAAAAAACTATTGAAAGCACTGCTGGAGTTAATTATACTGAATTTTTAAAATTAGATGTTAGTGGTAATAATATTTGGGTAGTTGGTCAAAATAAACCAAATATAATTTCACTCAGTGCATATAACCCAGATATTATACTTTGTAAGTACGTTCAAGCAGCTGATGGATTGAGTGCAACGCTTAGTTTCCAGAAGGGGTATGCAGGTATCTCTGGTTCAACTAGATCTGATAATATCACCACAATTAAGAAATATTCTGATACTCGATATATTATTGGTGGTTATACTAATACCAATTCTGCCAATCCTCAAGATGCATTTATAGCATCTGTTGATTCTGCAGGAAGTTTTGCTGCAAAAAGAAAACTAGCATCTGCTTCTGGATCCGAAAAAATTACTGATTTGATTGTACTTAATGATGTAGTTTATTTCATCATGGAAACTTCTGCTACTGATGGTGCAGCAGATTCAAAACTTGCTTTTGGTAAGGCACTTGTTGGTACTTCTGAAATTACAATTGAGTGGATTAAAGAAATTGATAATGTTGCGTATTCCTTTAGAGATACCAGTTTAGTTGTTGATGAATTTGATGAGTTTTATATCACATCAACTCTTGCTTTAAAAACTGATAATACTGTTAAAGATGGTTTCTGGGTTGGTAAAATTGATACCTCTGGTGATTTGATTTGGAATTACCGTTATTCAGTTGCTTCAGGTAATAGTATTGAACTTTCTTCTAGAAGCACCATTGATATTTTTGGTGATTTAAATCTTGCCTTTACTAAAACTAATACTACTACTAATTTAACAACAGTTGATACTGTAAAAATTAGTTATAATGGTACACTTAAGAAACATACTAATACTGCTTTTGATCGAAATAATATTGAAGGTATTACTGCTCATGCCATTACTGTAGACAATTCTGGTGATCCATACATATTTGGTCAAACACAATGGAACAGAAATGAATTCTTGTTTGATTTTACTACAGGTGGCAGTCAAACTACAGATATTACTGGTCACTATACTCCAACTATTCTCCAAGCAGGTGATTCGGTAAGATTCCTTGGAAATTATGCATTTATTCAGGGATATCAAACTGCATCTCCTAGTACTTGGGAAAATGCTGCTATTAAGATTCCTGCAGCATCTTTAGGGACAAAATTAAATGATAGTTGGACTCTTGAGTTCATGCTTTATAAGAATGGATCTGAATATCAGTCACATAGTCAAACTCAATATACTTTATTGAATATTGGTGATGCAACAGATGCTACTGGTGGTCTTTGGTTGTATTATGATGATTCGAGTGGTAAATTAGAATTAGTAGTTACAAATAGTTCAACAGCAATTAATTCTGCTGGTGGTGCTCTTCAATCCACACTTACAACAATGTTTGCCGATAATTCTTGGCAGTTCATTGGAGTTAAAAAAGATGGTAATACATTTACTGTATATGTAAATGGTATTTCTGTATTAACTGGTACTATTGCTTCTACATCACTCGGTGGTAAAGATATTCATATTGGTAATATTCCTGGTAAAGGTGGTACTGGTGCTCAATTCCGTAAGAATGAGCAGTTCCAAGGATATATTGATAATCTTCGTTTAAGGAACCGTGCAGTAACTCCTACAGTTCCTTCTGATGTAACTACTCTTCCACCTATAGCATCTTATGCTTTAGCATATGATTGGACAGATGATGCTTGGTTTACCAATTATCTTGAAAGATATGATTATATTGATTATGTTGGTTTTGGATTAAAATCTGATAAAGATTCTGATTCTGATAGACTTGGAGATAAAGGTTTACAAACTAATACTCAAATTGGATTTGTTAGAACTGCAATCACACCAGTTACAGGATCAACTTTAACTGTAACTAATACAACATTTGCTCTTGGAAGTGCTGGTCTTCAAGGTCTTGATTTTGAAGATGCTACGATTAATATGACAGAGAATACTGAATCTCTTGCATATACTAATGATGAATGGAGTTCTAGAACGGCAACAGTGCCTTCTCCTGGATCTAAGAAACTGAAGATTTCTGCAGAGATTAAAAATCGTTATTACATGAAAACGACTAATACTCTGAAAATTGATAATATACAAGAACTTACAATTAACCAAAACTTTAATATCACTGTTGGATCAAAACTTGTTTTGAGAAATACTTCTGATGTATTTGTTAATAGTGGTTATGTTTTAAGAAAAGATACTACTAACAATAAAGTTTATCTAGCTGTAAATAATAATGCTTGGTCGAATGATTTAAATACAGGTCGTTTATCTACAGAACAATTTGATGAATCTAGTAGTTATGGAATTGTTGGACCTACTCCTAGTGATATTAATGTTATTACTAATTATAATTTCCTTGATAAAATTAATACAACACCTGGAACATTTGATTTTGATCTTGCCGATTATAATTTAGATAAAACTGTTGCTACTACTGGTAATGGAAACCTTGATGAATTCGCAACATTCAAACCATTTGCCGTTGCTGATTATAAAGTAAAAATTGTTGAAATTTCTGGTTCTTCCTCGTTTATTCCTGGATCTGTAGTTGATATTACTGCTAGTGATATTTCTTTCAATACTGCTAAATCAACAGCACAAATTACTAATTTAACTGGTGTAACTAAGATAACTCTGATATCTACACTTGATAAAATTCTTCAAGCAACTGCAGTATCAAATACAAATGAAGTTTATGTAATTACTGCAAATAGAAATTATTTGTCTGTTGGTGATAATATTAATATTGATGGTAATCCTACTCAAGAACTTGGTGGAACTGCATATGATGAATATGATGGGTCTTTTGTTATTGATACTGTTGTAAGCAATAAAGAATTTACATATAAATTAGATGCTGTAGCTCAAACAGATCCAGCTACTACTGCTGGAAATGTTAATATCTTTGCTAAGTCTCCAGTTCTGAAGATGTACTATGGACATCAATATTTGTTTGATGTTTCTCACTCTTCTATGGTAGGAACGAATTTATCTTTCTCTAAAGATAATTTGTATAAATTGGAATATTCATTCAACTCTATTGAAAGAGTTGGAACTCCTGGTGTTACTGGTCAAGGACAACCAAATCCAACTATTAAGTTAAAGGTTGATAGAGATATTGTTACAAATATATCTTACTATTTTGATCCATCTAGAACGGGAACTGATTCACCTATCGATAGTAATAGTTATTTGGATATTGTTGATTCTCCATATTTGGGAACATTTAGTATTACCGAAATTGCTGGTGGTACTATTACTCAAGGAGCAAAAATCTTCAAATTCATCTTAGCTAATGAACCTGAGGGTAATGCAAATATTCTAACAACTACCTATACAACAAGTTCTAAGAAAGCTGTTGGTTCAATCGGTGATATTAGATTGATTAATTCAGGTGGATTTTATTCTAAATTACCTATTGTAACAGGAATTCAATCTTCTAGAAAAATTGAAAGAATTCAAATTGTTGAACCAGGAACTGAATATGCCATAGGTGTTTATAGTTCTGTTCCTATTTCTGGAGATGGTGAAGGTGGATTTGTAAGTATTACTGTTGCAAATGGACAAGATGAAGAAGGTGCAACTATTCCTGGTCAAATTCAATCTGTAGACATTACATCTCCTGGTAAAGGATATACTACTGCATCTATTGATATTGAATCCATTGAAGGTATTCTTGGATCTGGTTTAACTGGATCTGGAGCAGATATTTCTGTAGTGATTCCTGCATTTGGTACTGGTGCGGTAATTTTTGCAAAAGGAACAAATGTTGGTAAGATTAAGAAACTTAAAAACAATAATTTTGGTTATGATTATACTCATGATTACACACTTCGTCCTGAAATTACATTCCCAATCAATGCTCAGTTAACTTCTACAAGTATTCTTGATAGTATTACCGTTACTGATCCTGGTTCTGGATATTCTCAAGCACCTGCAGTTATTTTATCAGGTGGTGGTGGATCTGGTGCTATTGCGGAAGCAACTATTAGAAATGGAAGAATTGATAGTATTATCATTAAAGATCCTGGTGCTGGATATTCTTCTTCACCTACAGTCGAACTTAGATCTTCCTTTAACTATGTTGTTAACCTTGACTTGGGTCTTCTTCAATTTGCTTTCCCTCATGGAATTGTAAATGGTTCTGAGATTACATTAAATGTAGTTGATACTGGAGAGGGTGTAGAATTCCCATTATCTTCAGGTGCTACTGGTAGATTGAATGGAACTACAACATATTATGCTATCACTGGTACTGCTAATTCTCTAGAACCTGATCAGATGAAATTGGCAATTACTGCAGCAAATGCTGAGTTGGGTGATGGTCTTGCCTTTGTAAACGCTGGTACTGGTAGACAGCAAGTACTGACTAAAGCGTTTGGTGCTACAGCAACAGCAAATGTTATTACATCAACTTTCTTAGAGGGTGAACTTGTATATCAAGGTAGTTCTTTAACTACAGCAACTGCTACTGGATATGTGTCTACTAATGAAGGATGGCAGATTGGTCCTAGAATTCTTAAAATTGTAGATTATAATAATACATTTACTCAAGGTGAAAGTGTAACTGGTGTTATATCTAAGTCTTCTGGTGTTATTAGTGACCTTAATATTGCTAAAGGTGTTCTTGAAATTGGTCCTATTACCAAAACTACAGGTCAGTTTATCGATGATGTTGGTAAACCTTCCGAAATTATTCAAAAGATTCAAGACTCTTACTACTATCAGGACTTCTCTTATGCTGTTAAGTCTTCTGTATCCATCGGTGATTGGAAAGATATTCTTATTAAGAACGTTCACCCTGCATCATTTAAGGTATTTGGTGAACTGAATCTAGAAGATTATGGTTATATTGCAAACAAAGAAATTGATTTTGAACTTACTAAGTCAGTTGAACTTACTAGAGAAGCAGTTGTACCAAATATTCAAAACTTTGCTTTAGCAGAACCCATTTATTCTGAATTTAATAATACTGAAGTATTATTCCGTCAAAAGAGACTTACATCATCTGAGAATATATTAACTTCTGTTGTTCAAAGGTTGGATGATATTTCTAATCAATTTGACGGTGTTAAGACTCAATTCCCACTTACTGTTAATAATGGTGATAATGTTATTGCTAGTGGAGATCAACTTCTAATTGTTCTTAATGGTGTAGCACAAACCCCAAATACTTCTTTTGAAGTTCAGGGTGATTCTATTGTATTTGCAGAACCACCTAAACCACCTGCAAGTGTAAAATATGTAAACATCACCATAGCTGCACAGGCAACTAAGGATTTAGAAGTTTCATTTACTAGTGGTATTTTCCCTAATATTGGTAATACTCTTGTTGGTGTTGTTTCTACTGCTAGACTTACAGTAACTAATGTTAGTGGTAATGTAATCAGTGGATTTGTTACTCAGGGTACCTTTATTAATACAGAACAAGTTCAGGTAGGTGCAACAGGATTCTCTGCTACTCTTAATTCGGTTACAGACGTAACTAGCACTGGTTTATTCTTATTCAATGAGAAAGTTACTAATTTAAGTGGAGATACAGCAAAAGTAGAAACATCGAACCTTGAAAGTGGACAAGAAACACCTCTCGCAAAACTTCGTTATAGTATCGGTGCTGCAACAACTGATGTTGAGTTAGTAGCAAATACAACTGCTGGTGGTGTAGTTCCTGCTGGAACATTTACACTTAATGATGATTATCAGATTGGTTCTGAGATTGTTACTGTTACTCAGATTGTAGATGGTTCTGATTCAACAACAATTACCATAACTAGAGGAGTTTCTGGCACTACTGCAGTTTCTGCACAAGAAAATACTCCAATTTATTCAACAGAAATTTCTGTTACTAATACTCTTACTTTAAGTAAGACCACAGGTACATATCAATCAACTCCAGGATTATATGATATTCAATTGGATGATTATATTATTGGTGCTAAGTCTGGAGTAGTTGCTCGTATTACTGCAACTAGTGCATATCAAGATCCAATAACTAATGAATTTATTGAACAAGTTAATATATCTGAAGGATCTTCTTTCTTTGGACTCCTATTCAATAGATTGGCTTCTATTAGTTATCCAAACAAAGTTCTTGATAATATTTCGGAATCTCAAGTAAGTATTGTTGATTTTACTGATAATGCAACTGCCTTTGATTCTTCATTCCCACCTAGTGAAGGAATTAGTAATAATATTCTAATTTACGATAGCGAAAGTGGTAATTTCACTGACGACGAATTTATTAGAAACTATAAGGTTGATTATGGTGGAAATTCTGGTGGTGAATTTGGAAATAGTGATAAGATTAATATTAATAAATTAACCTTTAAAGATTCTGTTGGAAATGGATTCTTATCTCGTGGTCAAGTTATCAGAACAACTGATACTAAAGCAGAGATTGTTGGATATAATGCAGCACAAAAAACTGCGTTTCTTGGTAAGATCGGTAGATCTTCATATGATGGAAATGATTATCACACAGCTACATTTGTTGGAAGTTCTCAACTTAACACTAATAATAAAAAATATGGTACTGCATGTCTAGCACTATCTCCTGGTGCATCAGCACATACTTTTGTAAGTGGTGTTACGAATGCCATTACTGCTAGTAACGGTGCTACAGGATCATTTACTGCTGCTACAGGAACAACATATAACCCATTTACAGGTGATATGGTAATTGAGATTGGTACTCACACTCTCACTACATCAAATAAAGTAACTATCGCTGATAGTGGTGTTGTATTTACTTGTGCTCAAGATGGCAACACTGCAAATAAAGCATATCCTAGAGCAACTGATCCTTCATCTGGTCTTGCTCTCACAATTACAGCAGAGACAGATACTACAATTACAGTTAATGTTGGTGCAGTTGCTATCGATGGATATCTAACTGTCCCAACTTCTACCGAATTTGGATTTGGTACAGGAGCATTTACTATTGAATGTTGGATTAAATTGAATACTATTGCTGCTGGTAGTAAGACTATCTTTGACATGAGATCTGGTGCAACTGAACTTGCTCCTTATCTGTATGTTGATGGTGCAAATATTAAGTATTTTAATAATGGTAGTGTTACTATTACTGGTGCGTCAAACCTTGTAGTTGGTACTTGGTATCATGTTGCTCTTAGTAGAACTGGTACTAGCACCAAATTGTTCTTAAATGGTACTCAAGAGGGTAGCGTATATTCTGATAGTAGTGACTATGGTTCTACAAAACCAATTAGAATTGGTGGAGATTATGCTGGTTCTGCAATTACTACTGGATATGTTGATGATTTTAGAGTTTCTAATACTGCTCGCTACACTACAGCGTTTACTGCTCCTGTAGGAGTTTTACAGGGTGATACAGATGCAAAATTACTTATTCACTTTGATGGTACTGATGGACAAACTTATACTGAAGATTGGTCTGGTGGCGAATCTCTAACTGCTGGAGAAGAATTTAATAACGATTCTATCTTAGAAACTACTCGTGCTATTGGTAGACACACTTATAATGGTGGTACTTCATCTAATGCTATTACAATTACTGCTGGTAGTGTTAATAAGGATGTAACTGACGCAACTTATGATTATGAAACAGGTGTTTTGGTATTAACTATTGGATCTCATAGTTTTACAATAAGTGATACTCTTACTATTGGTGCTAATAAATTATCCTTTACTTGTACTCTCGATAATAATGCTACATCACACACTTATCCAAGAACTACTGACCCTGCATATGGAACTGCTTTAGCAATTACTGCTGTAACTGGTACAACTGTAACTGTTAATGTTGGTATTGCTTCTAAGGGATTTGCTAAGAAGACTCACAGATACTTAGATGCTGCTGATCTAATCCTTAAGAATAGTGATTTGATTAAGAAAGAAGTTGTCTATCAAATGAGACAGAGATATCCTGAGTTAGTGATCTTAGGAACTCGTTATACACCTACTGCTGCAACATATGATGCTACTACTGGTTTATTGTCAATGACAGTTGATGGTAACAGTTTAACAAATGGTGGAACAGTAACCCCATCAGGTGCAACTTATACTGCTACCTCTGGTGTTATGACACTTACAAAATTGAACCATGGTCTTAAGAATGGTCAAAGGGTTAATATTAAAGTTGGTGGTGTTACATTTACTTGTACAATGGATAGTGGTGCTACTAACCATTCATATCCTCGTGCAACTGATCCTGTAGCTGGCAAATGGATACCAATTTCTAACGTAACTGATCACACATTCGATGTAAACATAGGTGCATCACCTGAAGTTGGATATACACCAGGAGCAGGAACAACATATGATCCTGCAACAGGTCTTTTAGTTCTGGCACTTGGTGCTCATAATTTGACTGCTGGAACAAACGTTAAACTTGTAACTGATTCATTAACATTTACTTGTACAACCGATCCAAGTGCTCCAAAAACTTATCCTCGTGCTTCTGGAACAGGTGCTAACTCTGGAACTCCTGATCCTGCGTATAATGCTTCTCTAACAATTTTATCAGTAACTGGAACAACAATTACATTAAATGTAGGAACATCTTCAGATGGTGCTGCACATACCTTTGTATCGGCAACAACAAATGCTTTAGTTAGTGGTGGTAATTACACACATACCTTTGTTTCTGCTCTTACTGATGGTGTTACTGTTGAGAAAGATAGAATTAAGATTAATGATGGTGCGTTATCATTTACTTGCTCGATGGATAATAATGCATCTACTAAGACATATCCTCGTGCAACTGATCCTGCATCTAAACAGGTTGCCCTTCCAATCATATCTTCTAGCACTACTAATTTAACTGTTAATGTTGGACCTTCTCCATTAGTTAACTTTAAACCAACTGCAGCAAGTTATACTCCTGCAACTGGTGTTTTTGTAATGACAATTCCGAATCATACTATTAATGTTGGAACACAACTTAGATTAACTCCAAATTCATTTACATTTACTTGTGATTATAATAGTGATGGTAACACAACTCAGAAAACATACCCAAGAGCAAGTGGTGCTGATGGAACTGCTGGTGGGGCATCTAATAACACTGGAGTTGCTGATGCTGCATATAATACATCTATTGATGTAACTGCAGTTGGAACAACAACTCAGGATGTCAGCACTGCGTCTTATGATCCTGCAACTGGTATTTTAACAATTAATACTGCTAGTGCTCACTCATTAGTTTCTGGTAACAGAGTTCAAATTGCTGATAATTCACTTACATTCACTTGTGATTATGATAATGATGCAACTGAGCATACATATCCAAGACAAACTGATCCTATTAGAGGTAAGTGGGTTGAAGTAACTATTGTTGATAGTGATACATTCACACTCGATATCGGAAAATCTAGTGATACATCTACACACGCATTCGTATCTGCAACTGCTGGTGCAATAATCAAGCAAACAGGAACAGTTACAATTAACGTAGGAACATCATCAGATACTTCTACACATAACTTCGTATCTGCTGCTGATAATGCAGTCGTTACTGGTGGTAACTATACACATAAATTTGTTTCTGCTGTAACTGGTGGTGTTATTGCTGATGCGGGTGTTAATTGTGAAGATGATATTCGTGACTCATTAAATGCAATTGTTCAAGATCTTCGCAATGGTTCTAATACTCATATTTGGGATGCTGCATCTTACTATGTTGATAGAACTTCAACTCCAGTCCAAATTGCACAAATTGAACCTGCAGTCAAAGAAACATTATTTGCTTATGAAAAAGTTGATGATATGCTTCAGTACATCATCACAAATACTCTTTGGACAATTCAAGGTGATCATGGATTAACCCAGAAGACTGATACTACAATTACAGATTCTACTTATCCTGCAGGTGTTCACACATTTGTAAGTGGTGTTACTAATGCAATTACTGCTGGCGGTGGAGCATCTGGAACATTTACTGCTGCTACAGGAACAACATATGATCCTGCAACAGGTGTTATGGTTATTGAGATTGGATCTCATAGTTTAATAACTTCTAATACAGTTACTATCGCTAATGGTGGTGTAACATTCACTTGTGATGCTGATAATAATACATTAGAAACTGCTTACCCTCGTGCTACAGACCCTGCATCTGGAACTGCTCTTGCCATTACTGCAGTAACTGCTACTACAATTAGAGTTAATGTTGGTAAAGCAGTTCCAACATTTACTCCTACTGGTGCAACTTATAATGCTGCGACAGGTGATATGGTTCTTACTATTGGATCTCATTCACTAACAACTTCATCTAGAGTTGCTATTGCAATCGGTGGTATTACATTTACTTGCACAATGGATGGAAATGTATCTAATAAATCATATCCTAGAGTAACTGATCCTGCTGCGAATGCTGTTCTTGCAGTTACTGCTGCCGATGCAACAACAATTACAGTTAATGTCGGTGCTTCTTCCGCTAAAGATCAATATGCTCACACATGGGTTAGTTCTACCACTGATGCTGTTAAGGTTCTAACCTTCACAACAGGTGATTGTGCTGATGTTTACTCTACTATTGGTAACTTGATAGATATCCTTACGGATACAATTACTTACGCATCTGCAGCAACACCTATAGATCATCTTGCAACTATTACAAGACTTTTACCTGTAGTAGAATTCCAAGGTGGAATAATTGATGCATTGAATAAGGTAGAGTTTGATATCGCATATCATGATAGTGCAACTGATGTTCTTTATACACCTCGCATCGATCCATCTTCACAAGATAGGTTCCGTGATGCTGCAATGTTGATAAGAGAAAATAACTCAGTTGTTGTTGATAAAGCAGCATTTGATATGATCTCTAGATATCCTGATCTAGGAAATGATATGCCTAGAAACGCTGATGGAAGTGGTAATGGTACTTTAAGATGTAAGACTGATTTGGGACTTATTGTTGAGGGGATTGCTAAAGATATTGAATATGGTGGTAATAAAAATACTGTAAGAGCTGCTAAATTCTACGTTGATAGTAAAAATGAACTTCAGCATATTAGACTTCAGGTTTGGCAATCTGTATATGCTCATGACAGACTTGGTTTCTATTTGAAACAGGCAGTTACTGGGGATCTCGATTATAATAATACTGATAATATTATTACTGGTGACTGGGGAATTACTAATGATGCAAGTCAACAGTTTACAGCAACAGGAGCAACTTATGATCCTGCAACTGGTCTTATTGTTGCAACTATTGGATCTCATACTCTTCAAGCTGGAAGAGAGATCAATATTGCAGATGGTTCTCTAACATTTAGTTGTGCTGGTGGTACAGGAGTTCATATTTTTGTAAGTGGTGTTACAAATGCTATTACAGCAAACTCTGGTGGACCATTTACTGCTGTAGCAGGAACTACATATGATCCTTCAAATGGTAATTTAGTATTAGAAATTGGATCACATAGTTTAACTACAAGTAATACAATTAGTATTGCTGATAATGGATTGGTATTTACTTGTGATGCTGATAATCATAGTTCTCTCCACCCATATCCACGTTCTACTGACCTTGCATCTACTAATACAGTAGGTCTTAATAATGGTGTTCTAGCAATTAGTGCTGTAACTGGTACAACAATTACTGTTAATGTTGGTGCTGTTACTTCATCTCAGGTTGGATATCCAAGATCAACTGACCCTGCGTCTGGTAGCAATTTGGAAATTCTTGCTGCTGATGCAACAACAATTACATTTAACGTTGGTAGTACAACAAATGTTCAAGCACATACATTTGTAAGTGCAACTTCTAATGGAATTACTACTGTTGGTCAATGTGCTAATGTTAAGAGTGCTATTGATACTCTGGTTTCAACTATTAATGATATTATTGCTCCTACTAGCAATGACTTTAATATTGGTGCTGACAGATTGTACTTTAATAGAGATTACATTACTCAGGAAATTGCTGGTAAGCAAGCTTCCCTTGGATTGCTTGGAACAGAACTTCAATATACAATCACTAGCGGAACCTTCGCTGCGTTAAATTATAACATTACAAATTATAGAAATTACATTGAAGATTTTATAATTGCTGCAATTTCAGATCTTCAGACAGGTGGTAATAATAGTGTTATCACACAAATGGAAAAATTCTTGGATGCAACTAAGAAAATTACTCCTGTTGGCGATGAACTCTATGCATTCTTCTTTGCTCATGAATTAATAAAAACATTATCTGAAAAAGCAATTAAGAATTTACTTTACAGTAATGGTTCTAGTGTATCTGGTCAGCAATATGCAGCATCACATACAAATATTGATGCATATAGAGATTCCGAAACTCCTACTAATATCGATGAAGTTTGGTATAGAATGAGAGATCTTATTGACTTTGGTTTAGATACTCTATTCCCAGGAGATGTTGAAGCACGTAGTGTAGTTAAAAATATTCTTTATAATAAGAATTACTATAAAGCAGAGATCGAATCTTTGGTTAATAGTCAATTTGGTATTAATTCTTGGACATATAACACATTCATTGATGATATTATTAACAATGTTCAATATGATTATATCACTTCCAATACAGTTGACACACAGACAGCGTATACTCTTGATTTTAGTGCATTGACTGGTAGTTTTGTTGTTGGAGAAACTATTACGAACAATTCCACAACTGCTATTGTTTTATATGCTTCTGGATCTAAAATGGTTATTGGAAGTGTTATTGGAACATTATATACAGCAGGAGCTAATTTAACTGCACCTGGTTCTGGTGCTACTGCTACAATTGCTACTGGTGGTATTACTTCAGCACATGAATGGTATAACAATTACAGTAATGTAAAGACTATTGAAAATGCTAAAACTAGCGTATCTTCTTTAATTCAAGGTTCTGTTAACAATACTAATCTTTGGGTCAATCCTGAAGTGTTTAATTCTAATTGGACAACCAATCTTACCACAGTTACTACTAATGCAGCTTACAGTCCAGATTCCACACTAACATCTGAAAAACTTGTAGTTGCTGCAAGTGCTGGTGAACATAAGATTGAAAGATCTTACAGTTTAACATCATTTGATACATTTGATACTGATACAATTAAATGGGATAATGGTACAGAAACATTTGATACTGGTGCTAATCTTGCAACACAAACATTTACATCTTCATTCTTTGCGAAAAAAGGAGAAGATGATCAAATTCGATTTACAGTTCTTTTAGATACTGGTACTGAGAATGCACACTTTAGTGTAAATCTAGACACAGGTGTTGTTGGTAGTCTCTTTGCTACTAGTGGTGTAAATGTTTCTGCACATGGATCTATTCCTCTTGGTGATGGATGGTATAGAATATACATGACGGTAGATGTTGGATATGGATTTAGTACTCTGAAAAATAGAATTAGTGTTCTTAGCAGTACTGGTTTATTGGATTATACTGGTGCTGGTGGAACTGGTGTATTTGTTTGGGGTGCTAAACTTACTACAAAATCACTGGGAACATATGTTTCTGTTCTTGGAACTGAATTCTATACAAATGCAGAATATAATATCAAAACATTTGCATTGGATCTCATGAGAGGGTATGTGAGACAAGCACTTAGTGATACTTTGGTAAGTCCATCACCATCTGCAAGTTTCTATAAATTCCATGATAGTGCTAGTGCTGCATATTATAATACAGATACAGCGATGTCATTAGTTGAAAGTAGTTTTGATATAATTGCTGGACAACTAAAAGATAATGAACATTATACTACAATTACTGAAAATAATGCATTACCCACATTAACTAAAGTTTATGGTGACCGTGATATTCCTGTTGGAATTAGTGGTGAAATAGTTCAAGCTGATTATGCTTACTCTGTTACATCTGATGTTTCTGCAGAAATTCAACAACTTACCTTAAATGAAGCAGAGGTTGCTAAAGTTTATAAGAGATTTAGAATTGATGGAAATATTACAGATGGTCCATTCACAATGAATGAATCTGTCCAGAAGCAAGGTGATTCTGCAATTACTGGTGTTGTATATGGTTTCCATGAAGATGCTAATTACAAGTATCTCGATGTTGCTGTAACCGCAGGAACATGGCAAGTTACGGACGTAATTCAAGGTGCAGCAAATACAACACTTGCACAAATTAGTGCTATTGAAAATAGAATGCATCTGATTGGGGTTAAAGGTTCCTTTGTTGAAAATGTTTCATTCAAAGGATTTACAAGTAACCAATCTGCAGAACCTGTTTCTTATACTACTAATGCTGCAGCAGTTCTTGATAACTCTGGAGGAAGACTAACTGTTGATACAGCATCTCTTCTTGGATCTCTTGAAACAACATCTGTTGTTTATCCTAATTCTTCTAAACTATACTTAGATGTTAAGAAGTATGCTGGTCTTGATATTCAAGTAGGAGACAAAGTTGCCTCTATTGGTCATGTGAGATTAACTGTTGTTGTTGATGGTACTTTAAATACTTTCACTGTTGGTAATAGAATTTATCGTATCGTTAATGACGGTCAGGACACTAGCAATTATGGTATTATCACTGAATACGATTCAACCAATAATTACATCTATTATGTTCCTGTTGAGGGAACAATAGGATCTAGTGATACTATTGGTGATTATTCATCTACTAATGTAACCTTAGTTGGAAAAGCCACTGTTTCAGGAGATTTGAGTGTTGCTGGTGCAGCTTCTGCTCGTATTCAGGAAATTCGTGATATTTCTCTTAATAAGAGATTGTATCTCACTAACGTTAATGGAACCTTTAGTGCAAGAGATGGTCTCCGAGGAGCAGATAATTATAGATCCGCATCTATTGGTAAAAAAGATCTTAAAGCAAGGACCAAGAGATTCTTTAAGGGATTTGATGGAACTCAAACCATATTTAATTTAACTACTGCTAATGGTCAGCAATATCTTCCTGATCCTGATGGTCATATGATGATTTTTGTGAATGGTATTTTACAACCTCCTGGTGCAGGAAATGCATATACAGCATTCTCTGATAAAATTCAGTTTAGTGAAGCACCTGAACTTGGAGCATCGTTTACAGGATTCTATCTTGGTAAATTGAGACAGTTGGATGATATTGGATTTGAATTTGATTCTTTACGTCAATCATTCAACCTTAAGCGTAATGATATTTTCTACTCGCTTACACTTACTGATGGTGTTCAATCATCTACTATTCGACCAGAAAATAATATTATTATTTCTGTTAATGGTGTTCTTCAGGAACCTGGTGTTGGTTTTGAACTTGTTGGTTCTAGAATTATCTTCTCTGAAGTTCCTCGTTTTGGATCAACATTTGTAGGATTCTCTTATGTGGGTTCTGAAGCAGACGTTGATGCTGATGTAGTTGTACCACCAGTAGAAGCAGGAGACTTTATTGATATTGAAGGTGAGGTAAGTGACCGTGAAGTTGCTGTTATTGAATCTTCAAACTCATTGATCACATTTGATTATCTTGGATCTGTCTTCGGACAAAATGCAAATGCAACGGCAGTCTTAACTAGTGGATATATTGAAAAAGTTAGCGTAACATCTGGTGGATCTGGATATACATCTAGACCCGTTGTAAGATTAGATTCTATCTCTGGATTTGAAGGTCAAGTGAAGGCACTTGTTGGTATTGCAGGAGTTACGGTTACTAATGTTGGTTCTGGATATGAAAATCCTGGAGTCGATGTTGAAACAACAGTTCCTTCAGACTGGACTCCACCAGATCTTTCACTATATGGTGAAGAACTAGTAGATCCAGAGATCCTATAAATAACTAAAAAAGTAGTGAGTAATGGCTAAACAATCCCTAAACATTGGTACTACAGCTAACGATAATACAGGTGATACTCTTAGAAGTGGTGGTGATAAAATTAATGATAATTTTAACGAACTTTACACTGCTCTTGGAAACAATACTGCGTTAAGTATATCTCTTTCTAATCCAGCTACTGGCCAGGTATTGAAATATAATGGTAGTTCTTTTGTTCCTGGTAATTATAATGCATTAACTTCCGCATTGGATGTTTCTGGAAATAGTATTATTTCTTCTTCAAATGGAAATATTACTATTGCTCCCAATGGATCTGGAGATGTTCTTATCACTGCTGGAAGTCAAACTGCTACCTTTGACGGTGCCACTGGAGGTGTTAGTGTAGGATCAACTATTTCCTATAAAAACGAGTATACTGCTCTCGGTAATGCACCTGCAGCTACTAATACTGGTTATTTCTTTACAGTTGATGGTGATGATAATCCTTATGTCAATATTAACATCACTGCTGGTGGTGCTGGCGATGTAAGAGCAAAACTTATTACTGAGTATTCTAGTGTTGGTTTACTAACAGATGTCGATATTACAACTGCTGCACCTACAGATGGACAAATTTTAAAGTGGAATGCTAGTGGAAGTAAGTTTATTCCTGGAGATGATAATGCAGGAGCGAGTTTACAAAATTTATTTGCCTCAGTTGCTGGTGATACTGGATCTACAACTGCTAACTCTACTACGGATACACTTACTATAGCTGGTGGAACTGATATTACAACTTCTATTTCTGGGGATACTGTCACAGTTGCGTTTAATGGTACTTTAACTTCAACTTTTGCTGCATTAACTGATACTGATGTACCTTCTATTACTCAGGGAGATTCTTTATATTGGAATGGAACTGACTGGGTTGTAACTCGAAGTCCTATGACTTGGTGGGAATTAGCTGCTAGTGGTGCTAATCACTTCACATTTGACGGTCCTGGATTTGCTGCAGCTACGGAAGATCCAACATTGTATGTTATGCGAGGCATGACATACGCATTTGATAACGGTGCAAATGGTACTAACCATCCATTTAGAATTCAAAGTACTCAAGGATTGAGTGGTACTCCGTATACAGATGGTCAATCTGGTAGTGGAACAAGTATCCTTTATTGGACTGTTCCTATGAATTCTCCAAACGTTCTTTATTATCAATGCACTGTTCATTCTCTTATGAACGGCACTATCAATATATTAAACTAATATAAATGACTAGAACTGTTCCAGGTACAGGTGCCTCCATCAAACCAATTTTTGATGAGAATTTTGGTGTACGTGCAATACGAGTATTAGAAGGTGGATCGGGATATGATTCAGCAAATCCACCACGATTAACTGTAACTGGTTGTGGAACACCAGATACAGCTGCATTGCTGTATCCTATTATTGATTCTGATTCTGGACAAATTATTCATGTAAGAGTTCTTGAAAGAGGTCGAGGTTATGATCCTCTAAGATTGCAGTTTTTCCCAGAACAAGAAACACCAAATGTTATAAATTCTTTTGATGTTAATAGAATTTGGCAAGATCATCCAAACTCTTTAGCTTCAGGAACCTTTAGTGCAGATACAGATAGACTTCGTATACAATCTGATAATCATCCTAAACCTACTTACATTCAAGCAGAAGCAGCACCTGGTGGTGGACCATTAATTGATAGAAGTTTTGATCAGACATTTATATACAGAGGAGGTAAAGATGTACCTCATCCTACTATTAGGACAGAACAAAATAATAAAGTACTTGGTATTCTTGCTAATGGTGGTCTTTTACATACACCAGAATGGGGAACCACAGGAAATGCACCAACTAACTTTGCTATCGATTCAGTAAAATATGATTATGTCAAAAGTAATAGTGTTTATGATACTGTAACTGAAGGAAATGTAAGATATTATCACTCAAATAAAACTCTTGATGAATTTAAACTTGGAAATGGTGTATTAGAATGGGGAAATCTCAAACAGTTTACATGGAATGTAAAGGTTGAAACTGGCAATGTTTCTATAGATGTTACAAATGTTGATGAAACTCTTGGTACCGTTGCTGTAGGTAGAACTATTGATGAAATTGGTGGTAATGCCTCTGGAGAAATTTCTAAGGTAGTCAGAGATGGTAGTAATATTGTAACTAGAATTTATTTGAGACAACTTACTGGGTCTGCTTTTTCCAAGAATGACTTATGTTTAGGTTCTACAGGGTTTTCATTTAAAATTTCAGAGGATCCATATACTTTTAATGCATATTATATCGACTTTGGTGCAGATGCAGAAAAGTTTGGTACTTTTACACCAGGAACATTTTATTTTGCTCCAGAAAATATTATAGTAAAACAAAATTATCTGATTAAATTTAATCAATCAGATTCTACTAATAATAATCACCCGATTAGATTCAGTACAACTGCTGACGGTACACATAACGATACTCCTGGAACTCTTTACTATACAAGTACTGGAGCGTCATCAGATCCAGCAGCAGATTACGAAAATGAATATGCTCCTATATTCATAATGAATGCGGATGAAACGAATAGAATTTACTACTATTGTAGTAATCATCCAAATATGGCTGGTTCTTCTGGTGATGAAGGATATATGATTATCAGTACAGATACTACTGCTGAGACACTAACCAATAATTATTATGTTGAAAATTATTATGGATCTGGTGGAACTTTAGATTATAGTCGTCATACTGATGGGCATTCTAAAATTCTAGGAATGTCTTATGATGGATATCCCATTTATGGTCCTTGGGGATATAATTCCAGTGGTACTGTTATAAGACAAGTATCTTCACAACGATTAAGAACTACTGCAGAACTTCCTGGTGCAAGACCTGTTGTAAATACGACTGGTACAACCACTTATACTGTAACAGTTTCTAATGGAGAATTTTTATTTGGTGGTTCTAGACCTAATTTCTTATCTTTAGGTAGAGGAAAGACTTTTATTTTCAACCAAGATGATGCTTCTAATAATGGTGAGTTTTTACTATTTTCAGAAACTGATGGTGGATGGCATCCTTCTAGTAGTATTGGAACCACTTCATATTTGTATGAATTGGGTGTCACATATACATTAGATGGTTCTACAGTAACTTATGCTGCATATATTGCTGGATTTAACGCAGCAACTCAAAGAAGAATTCAAATTGTTGTTCCAGTAACAGCACCTGATGCGTTATATATTTTTGGATATCAAACTAGTGGTTTGGGATTAAGAACTGTTCAAAGTGGTTATCTTTTAGGTGATTTAGTACAAGATTATATTTACGATTCTACTGTTGGAACTCTTGATGAATTTAATGGAAAGTTTGCGGTAACTCCAGACTATCCAAATGGTACATATGCATATTTTATGACAGAGGATGGTAGTGGAAATCCTGTTTATCCATATGTCATTGGACGTGAATTTTACGGTACACCTCTATTTGAGGGAGATACTGTTCCAGAAGTCATATCGGATTTTCCTGATGGTGCTGCTGGTGAAGTTGTACTTAATGATAGTGGAGCAATATCTTATATTAAGATGACCAAGAATGGTGATAATTATTATAATACTACAAAAGCAAGAATTTTGGGTGGTGAAGGATCTGGTGCTACTGGAACATCTACAGTACAGACAGTTACAGGTTTAACATTATTAAATGCTGGTAGAAGTTATAGTAGTGCTCCCACAGTAGTTTTTGAAGGAGGAGGGGGAGGTCAGGATGCTCAAGGATCTGCAAAAGTCGATACTACTGGAAAGGTCACTTCAATTGATATTGCAGATCCTGGAGAATTCTATCAGGAACCTCCATTTGTTCTTTTGACTGGTGGAAGTGGTATTGGAGCAAAAGCAGTTGCTACAATTGATCAGGGAGCGATTACAAGCATCACAGTAACGGATCAAGGTGAGGGTTATACTACTCCACCAACTGTAGTGTTTACAAGATTGGTAAATCTCAAACGTAAGACTAGAGCTCGTCAGGCAAATAATGCTAAAAATATTTACTTAACTGGTCTTACTAAAGATGTAACTACATCTGCTAGTGAAATTTATGTATCAAATACTGGTGCTTTTCCTGGATCTGGTGAATTTATCTTAGACTATGAAACTATTTCATATACTAGTAAAACCGATGAAAAATTTGCTGGTATTACTAGAGGTGTAAACTTTAATTATGACCAGAGGGTTATTCTTGATGATGGTCAAAATGATGACAGTGGTGTTTCTACATATAAATTCAATATTGGTGATCGAGTAATTCGTAGAGTTGAAAGTGCTAGTAATAAAGTTGCTAAAGTTTATGATTGGAATGCCAGTACTAGAGAACTATTATTAACATTTGAAATTGACGAATTAGCATTTATTGATGGTGGTATTCCATCTAGTGAAGAAGCTACAGTTCAATTTGATGCTGGTGTTGCTGGTGCATCTGGAGCTCTTGACTCTCCACATGTTATTCTTACTGTATCAGGATCTACAATTACAACCCTTACAGTCCCAATTGCAACTCTTCAGGATAAAGAATTTCAAGATATTGCAGAAAACGCTGGAGCAGGAGATGGTATACCTGATCTAGTCAATACAGCAACTGAGTATGAGAACCAAATTAGTTTGGATGGTGGTATTTACAATTCTCTTTATGGTATTGAAGAAACGCAAGGTGGAACAAATACTACATTATTACAAGTTGGTGATAGCGTCAAAGATGCTAATGTACCATTTAAATATGCAAACATTGCCATAGCAGGTGGACTTAGTGAAGGAAGAGAGCACAATGCTCTTGTTAATATAACTTTGGATGCTTTGGATGGTAATGGTCAAAACTTTAGTGTTAATGAAGTTGTTACTGGAGATACATCTGGTGTCAGAGGAACAGTAGTTTCTTGGGATTCATCAACTAAAGTTCTTCAGTTAAAGGATGTTCTTGCATTTAACACTGGTGATGTTAATGTTGGAGAAGCTGGATATCTATATAAATTTTCTGAGAATAGCACGATTGTTGATGTTATTATTCAAAATGCAGGAACAAACTATTCTGCCACACCAACAATGACATTTGAAGATGTTGGTGATATTAGAGCAACAGGAACAGTTACTATGACAGTTGCTGGCGACCAGGTTGCAGGAGTTACCATTACAAATGGTGGATATGGTTATGTACAGAGTGTAGACAACTCATATAATCTACACCCATCACTTACCTTCACTAATGCTGGTGGAGATACAACTGGTTCTGGTGTTGTTGGATACGCAATTATGGGCGGTGAAAAGGTTTCTGGAAATAACGGAGCACAGTATAGAATTAAGAGCATTGAGTATTTATCAACTGTTCGTTCCAAATAGGCATAAATAAACAAGAGGACAATAGTACCTAGGACATGGCAGCCCTATTAACTGATCAATTTAGAATTTTTTCAGCGAGGAAATTCATCAAAGCACTTGAAGGACCAGATGCAACTCAGAGCGATTCTGCAGCTGGTGCCAATCGAGATAGACTTTATGTTTTTATTGGAAGATCCCAACCTTGGGACAATGAGAACGCACCCCCACAAGCAGTGGATTCATTTTCAGAGTTTTCTAACTCGTATGATGACATGATCTCTCTTAAGAGAGTTCTTGCTGCTGATACGGTACAAGTTGTACGTAGAATTGACTGGGTTTCTCCTGAAGAAACTACTGGTGGTTTGGGATTTACTTATGACATGTATCGTCATAACTATTCTCCAAGTAAAACTGCCTCCTCTGGTGCTACAAAACTATACGATGCAGACTTTTTTGTTGTGAATTCACAATATCAAGTATATAAATGCATTTATAATGGTACCTCACCCTCTGATCCTAATGGTAAACCTTCTACAGTTGAGCCTACTGGCACTAGTACCTCTATTATTACTACTGGCGATGGATATCGTTGGAAGTATATGTACACCATCCCTGTTGCTTCTGTCCTTAAATTCTTCTCTAATGACTACATGCCAGTCTTTACCAATACCGCAGTAAAGACTAACGCTGTTACTGGAGAGATTGATACTGTTGTTATAAACGCTGCTGGTTCTGGATATAATAACGGAACGTATGATAACGTTGCTATTAACGGTGATGGTACTGGAGGTCGTGTTTCTATCGTTGTTGACGGTGGTAAGGTTACTTCTGCTACTGTAACATCTGGTGGTACAGGATATACATTTGGTCAAATTAGTATTAATGCTATCACTGGTATTGGTACAGGTACTAGTGGAGAAGTTGATGTTGTTATTCCACCTCCAGATGGACATGGATATGATTCAAGTATTGAACTTGGTGGTTTCCGTGTAATGATTAACGCTAAACTCTCATATGATGAGGGTGCAGGTGACTTCCCTATTGATAACGATTATCGTCGTATTGGATTAGTAACAAATCCACTCAAGTTTGGTACATCAGAACTTCTTGCAGATTTAACAGTTTCTGCTACAAAAGCAGTTATTTTCTCTCCAACTTTCCAAGGTAATTACGTTCCTGATGAAATTATAACTCAAACTAGAGTTGTAGGAGGTACTAATATTACTGCAAGAGCAAGAGTTATTTCTTGGAATGCAACAACTAAAGTTTTGAAATACTATCAGAACTCAGTTGATGGTATCTTCCCAGAAGTTACTGGTACACAGAATGAGTTTGATGGATCTAACGTTATAAGTGGAGCAACTTCAGGTGCATCTGGTCAACCAGACGTAAACTTTCCTGCTGTTCCTAATTCTTCTTCAAGAACTATTAACAACACAGAGTATGATTTGGGTATGAGATTTACTAGTGGATATGCAAAAGCAGAAATTGAACCAAATAGCGGTCAGGTTGTTTATATAGATAATAGGAGAGCAATCAGTCGTGCAAACGACCAAGTAGAAGACATTAAAATCGTAATCGAGTTCTAACTCTAATGGCACAAAATACTAATCTAAACGTAACACCGTATTACGACGACTTCGATAAGGATAAGAATTTTTATCGGGTGCTGTTCCGTCCTGGATTCCCTATTCAGGCAAGAGAACTCAGTACAATGCAGAGTGTTCTGCAGAATCAGGTAGAGTCTGTTGGAACGCACCTATTTAAAGATGGTGCAATGGTTATTCCAGGTCAAGTAGGTTATGACTTGGATGTACAGGCAGTCCTTGTTCAAGAATCTTTCTTGGGTAGTGATGTTGAAACTTATAGAACTCAAATAAATGGAACTATTATTGAAGGTCTGACTACAGGCGTTAAAGCAAAGGTTTTATATAGTATTTCTGCCTCAGAATCAGAAAGAGGTTACATTACATTATATGTTAAGTACATCGATTCTGGTGATACAACATCCGATACTGGTTTAAAAACATTCCAAATTAATGAGCAGTTAATTACAGATAAAGAAATTACATTTGGTTCTACTCTGATTGAAATTGGAACTCCTTTTGCACAACTTCTTCCTGTTAACGCTACTGCTGTAGGTTCTACTGCATATATTAGTGAAGGTGTTTATTATATTAGAGGTCATTTTGTAAATGTACCAGATAAGTATTTGATTCTTGATCAGTATGGTAGTAATCCATCTTACAGAGTAGGTCTTGAGATTTTAGAATCTATTGTTACTCCTGAAGATGATGAATCTCTGAATGATAATGCTGCAGGAACTTCAAATTATTCTGCACCTGGTGCTCATAGATTTAAAATTCAAACACAGTTTGTAAAACGATTAATTACTGATGAAGCAGATAAAGACTTCATTGAACTTTTAAGAATTAATAATAGTAGAGTAGAAAATTTTGTAGAGAGAACCGAATATAGTGAGTTAGAAAAATCACTAGCTCGTAGAACTTATGAAGAGTCTGGTGACTATGTAATTGATACATTTAACGTTTCTATGCGAGAGCATCTTAACGATGGATTTAATAATGGTGTTTATACTAAAACACAAACCTCAGATCAAGGTAATATCGCTGATGATAATAAATTAGCAATTGAGATTTCTCCTGGTAAAGCATATATCAGAGGATATAGAACTAACTTTATTAGTCCACGATATGTTGATGTAGATAAACCAAGAGATTTTGAAACTCGTGAAAATGGTATTATCAATTTTAATCTTGGTAATTTTGTAAAGGTCTATGATGTTCATGGTTGGCCAGAAATATCTGGAGATGGTGTTAGTGATGCATATCAAACTCTAAATCTTTATGATGATTGGGCACCTAACGTAACTAATGCAGTAAAATCTGGTGCTGTTAGAATTGGTAGATGTAGAGTAGTTCAGTTACAAAAATCTAGTAGTGCTTTAGCTGCAACATCACCATTTGGAATCGAACCAACTATCAATGGTGGTGTTTACGATCTTTGGTTCTTTGATGTTCAGATGTTTACTGTTCTGAATATCACAAATGCAGTAACTTATACTGCAGGTACTAAAGTTATTGGTAAAACTTCTGGTGCAACAGGTTATGTTGCAGATACTGGAAATAATACACATTACATTTATCTTGAGCATGTAAGTGGTGAATTCACCAATGGTGAAATTTTGTCTGTTAATAATAGAGATTCTGGAACCTTAGAGGCAGCACATACTTATCAATTAAGTGATGTTAGATCTTCTTTCGGTCTTGATGGTTCTAGTGCTGTTAGATTTGGTGCAAACTGGATTCTTAATGATTCTCGTCCTATTGAATCTTCTACAGTAAATATCGATGAGACAACTGGTGATGTTTTAACTGTTGATACTATTGGTGCTGCTGTTGGTGCCAGAACTGCAGGAACATATAATATTGCTAGTACTGGTGTATCCACTGATGGATCTGGATCTGGTGCTACCTTTACTATTGTTGTTGATGGTACTGGTGCTGCTACTATTACTGTCACTGGCGGTGGTAGTGGATATGTTATTGATGAGACTATTACTGTTGCTGATGCTCAACTTGGAAGTGGTGGTGCTGCAGCGTTACAATTCGATGTTGCTAGTGTTGGTCGTGAAGATATTACTGGTTTCCGTACAAGATTTGAAAAGGATTTGAGACCAGGTGATGTAGTCACCCCAACACTTTCTGATTTGGAAGGTACAAATACTCTTCGTGTTAAGAGAGTTGATCCTACTGCTATTGCAACTACTTCGGGAAATAGAAAGTCTACAGTATTGGCAGGAGATGCAATTTTTGATTATAGTGATCAAACTACTAGACTTGATAATACTTTGAAGGTTGGTACAGTTTCTGCTGGTCAATATAGCGAATTAGTTAGATTACGTCCATTCATCTTCCAGAAAGATTATCAGAACGGAGAACTTTCTTTTGACCTTCCAGAAGATACGATGAAGTCTTTGGCTGATGAATCATTCTTTGTCTTTAGAAACTTTGCATCCAAGACTGTAACTTCAGGTTCTATTACATTTACTCTTCCTGAGACTGAAGCATTTGGTGCATTATCTGGTGATAATTATATTCTTACAATTATTGATAAGGGAACTTCTTCAGTATTTACTGATGGAGAGAATGTAGATATTGATGCACAGGTAGATGCTGGTGTATTATCAACATCTTTTGGTTCTGATAATCAGTCTTTCTCAATTAGTGGTCTTACTGGTATTGCTACAATAACTCTTACAGCATTAGTTTCTAAAAATACTGTTGCTAAAAAGATTAAGACTGCTGCTAAGATGAGAACATTGAAAGTCATTAAAACTGACCAAGATGTAGATACACAACCAACAGGTCTTACTTACAGTACCCTTTATGGAACTAGAGTTGAAGATTTAGATGTCTCGTTTGGTGTTAATGATGTTTATAATATTCATGCAATATACGAATCATATGATGATAATGATGCGTCTGCACCATATGTTGTTCTTACTGAATCAGTATTCTTTGCTGCAAGCACATTAATGATTGGTAAAACTTCTGGTGCTAGAGGTAGAGTTATTTCATTCTCTAACGCAGATTTAAAACTATATTATGTCAGTTTAAATGATATTCCATTCATTACAGGAGAAACAATTAATGGTGAAAATACTGCTGGAGATGCTATCAGTGGTATTATTGATGATACTGAGGGTTCTATCTTTGCAGGAAGTAAAGTTATTACGGATCAGTTTTCTCTTGAATCAGGTCAAAAAACAAACTTCTATGATGTATCAAAACTAATTCGTCTTCCTTCTACTGTAGCACCTACAAGAAGGTTACTTGTAATTTTTGACTTCTTCGCTCATGAAGCATCTGGTGATTATTTCTCAGCACAATCTTATAGTGGTATTCTTTATAAGGAGATTCCTAACTACAAGATGGATGGTTCTATTAAGTATATTAGAGATCAGATCGATTTCCGTCCTGCTGTTAAAGAATTGCGAAATGGTTCTGGAACTATAAGTGATCCTTATTACGTCAATTGTAGTACTTTTGATTTTGTTTCTAGAGTATTTGATACTACTGGTGGTTCTAATGGTTCAACCATCTTTGATATTATGAAGGTTAACTCTTCGTTTAGAGCAGACTATGCATGGTATCTTCCAAGAATTGATAAATTATATCTCTCACATGATGGTCGACTAATTGTAAGTAAAGGTGTATCTGGTTATTATCTCATCCCACCCCCAAGGGTTGAAAATGCCATGCTTTTGGCAACTATTGAGTACAAACCATATGTATTTGATCCAGAAAGAGACGTTCTGATTTCTACAGAAGTGATCAGACGATATACGATGAAAGATATTGGGGATCTTGAGCAAAGACTCACCCACGTTGAATATTATACTTCACTATCATTACTTGAATCTCAAGCAGAAAACACAAAGACTTATGACGAGAATGGATTTGATCGTCTGAAGAATGGTTATGTTGTAGATGATTTTACAGATCATACAACTGGTGATGTTCTACATCCAGATTACAAGTGTTCTCTTGACTTTAGAGAGGGTCAACTACGTCCACAACATTACACAACAAACGTAGGACTTTTATACAATGCAGCAGACTCTACAAATATTGTGAAGACTGCTGGTAATGTCTTGATGTTACCTTTTGAAGATGTTGCACTTATCACCCAACCTTATGCATCTAGAACTGAGAATGTTAACCCATTCAACGTATTTACATTTATTGGTCGTATTGACTTAACACCTGCATCTGACGATTGGATTGATATCGAACGTGTTCCTGCTCGTGTTGAAAATATTGAAGGAGACTTCTCATCTGTATCTCAAGATATGGGTGTTGATCAAAATGGTTTTGCACCTGTTCAATGGGGTTCTTGGCAGACTAACTGGACTGGTGAAACATTACAGTCTTCTTCTCAAAATAGATCTGCTTCAGGTACATTTGGTGTTGGTCGTCAGTTAGGTTCTCTTGGTCACGGTCAGCGTCGTCAAGGTCTATTCTATCTACATGAACGTCGTACATTCCGTGTTGTAAACAATCAAGCACGTCAAGGTGTTCGTTCTAGGGTTGTTCCTAAGATTGAGCGTAGATCTTTAGGAGATAGTGTTCTTTCTAGAAGTGCTATTCCTTGGATTAGATCTCGTAATATTGGTTTTAATGTTGATAGAATGAAACCACGTACTAGAATGTATGCATTCTTTGATGGTGTTGATGTAACTACTTACCTTACTCCTAAAGTAATTGAACTTATTAAGAACTCTACAACAGATTCTAGAACAAATGAAACTCCTTTTGTTGTTGGGGAAACTGTACTTGGAGAAACTTCATCTTGTCAGTTGAAAGTTGTTGCTCCTGATGATGGATATAAGACTAATCCTTATGGTAAAGGTACAGAAGTTCTTCCTACATCATATGCTTCTCAAACAGCACTTTTAAATCATGATATAACTGCTATATCTGAAACTGTATCACCAGATTACTTTGGTAATATGCAAGTTGGAGAAATTTTAGTTGGTCAAACTTCTGGTGCTAGAGCAGTTGTTCAGGATCGTCGTCTTCTAACTGATAATGTTGGTAACTTACAAGGTACATTCTTTGTTCCTTCTCCTAAGAACGATGCTAATCCACGTTGGGCAACAGGTACTCGTTCGTTTAGATTTACAACATCTGATGTAAACAGTAAAGCAATTGGTGTAGTAGATTCTTCTGCTGACACAACTTACGCAGCAACAGGAACTTTACAGACTATTCAGGAAAATGTTCTTGCAATTCGTAATGCTGAAATTGTTAGAGATACTGTTTCTGAAGATAGAGTTGTAGAAACAACTAGAACTGAAACACGTCAGATTGGTTGGTATGACCCTCTTGCTCAATCATTTATTGTTGAGGAAGAAGGCGGTACATTCCTTTCAGGTGTTGAAATATTCTTCAATACTAAAGATGATAATATTCCGATCTCGATGCAAATCAGAACGATGGAAAATGGTTATCCCACAAAGACAATCCTTCCTTTCTCGGATGTTACTATAACACCTGATCAGGTAGAAATTTCAGAAAGTGCTGCCGTTGCAACTAAGTTCTCATTCCAAGCACCTGTATACATTAAGTCATCTGTTGAATATTGTTTTGTTCTTCTGTCAGACTCTAATGAATATAAGGTCTGGATTTCTAGAATGGGTGATATTGATATCAGTGGTAATAGAACAATTTCTGAACAACCTTATGCTGGTGTTCTATTCAAATCACAGAACGCATCTACATGGACTGCTGATCAATATGAAGATCTGAAGTTTACTGTATATCGTGCAAACTTTACTCAGACAACAGGAACTGTTGCTCTTAACAACACACCACAAGGTAGAGGTAATGGTGGTATACACAGGTTAATTGATAATCCAATTCAGACTATCAAACCAAAACTTGTTCTTACTACTGGTCCTGCTGCTACTCAATATACTTTTAGTATTGGTGCTCGTATATTACAACTTACTTCAAATGCTGCAGCAACTGTAGTTTCTTCTACAACATCCAACTCTGTTGCAGATACTATTAATGTAACTGATGTATCTGGTAATTGGTTACAAGGAACATCTACTACTTTCCTTTTAAGATCTTCGGAAGCACTTGCAACTCAGGTAGTTGGTAGTGCATCTGGAACTTTAGAGGTTGGTGATGTTGTTACTGGTGCAACTTCTGGATCTGTTGGTATTGTTAAGACTTGGAATGGATCTAATGCATTGGTTCTTCATTATATTACTGGGGCATTTACAAATAGTGAAACTATTAATGAAGCAGGTGGTTGGTCTGCAACCGTAACTTCTTCTACTGAAAGTGGTGATTCCTTCGGTGCATATCTTTCTGCTGTACCTACCTATTCAAGTGATGAGAAAGAAATTCTTGTATATCATAGAAATCATGGTATGCATCAACGCACAAATAATGTTAAAGTTGAAGGTGCTATTTCTGAAATTGGTAATACATCCTTAACTAGTGCATTAGCAGCAGCGGCAACATCAATCACTGTGGAGAACGCAAGTTTATTCCATCAAGTTGTAAATGGTGCTGCAATTAGTAATGCAAATCCAGGATATGTTAAGATTAATGATGAAATTATCACATACAATGCTATTTCTAGTGATGGTAAAACCATTACTGTTGCTACCTCTGGTAGGGGTACTAACGGAACTACTGATGTAACACATGCATCTGGAGCAATTGTTGAATGTTATAGTCTTGACGGTATTCCTCTAATCGATATTAATAAGACTCATACAAGTATATCTTGTCCTTGGTTGGATACTTACATGCTTCATCTTAATGGTGTAGCAAACAATGGTATTCGTGCAGGTGGAAATCAAATTTACGCTTCTCAGAATACACAGTTTGAAACTCTAACGCCTACTATTTCTGTAATGAATTTACCTGAAACAGATATTACTGCTAGAATTAATACAACTACAGCAACATCTATTGGTGATGGAGGTACTGTTGTTGATCAATCATCATTTGTTAATGATGGTACTTATGAAGCAATAACATTGAACAATCTAAACTTCTTCCCTAATCCTAAGATGGTTTGTTCAGAAGTTAATGAGAATGCTAAATTAGATGGTCAAAAATCATTGACTATGCTCATTGATTTGTCTACCACAAAATCAACACTTTCTCCTGTTGTTGACTTAGATAGATGTTCGTTGATCACAACATCTAATAGAGTCAATGCGTGGCCAGGTGGTTCTTCTCCATATGGTCAGCAAAGTGCAATTGATACTTCACAAGATGTTTCCCTTCTACCATTGGGTGATCAAAATGATTGTGTATATATTACAAGACTTGCTCGTTTAATTAGAGAGTCAAGATCAATTAGAGTTGATTTCCAAATGTCTCGTCCACCAGAGGCAGATGTTAGAATTTACTACAGAGCATTTAGCACTGGAACTGGTGATGATATCGATTCTATCGGTTGGACACAAATGGATAAACCTCTTCAGTATGATGATTCTCCTAGTGAAGAAATTCTTTGGAAGGATTATTACTACGAAGTAAGTGGTTTAAACTTTAATGCGTTCCAACTCAAGATAGTTCTAAGATCTTCTAACCAAGCGAGGGTTCCTCTAATTGCTGATTTACGTGCTATCGCACTTGCAACGTAATGATAGAGGATAATAAACCACATCCCCATGATAGTATGCCAATAGCAAATGGCACCAATAGATACGCACCCCCTGAAAAAATGATTGAATTAGAAGAAAACCCAAGACCCGAAGAAGAAGTAGCAGATGACTGGTTTGAAAGTGATACTTATGCTTCACGACATGAATCAACACCTGACTTTGAGAAGGATGCTGAAGAGGTCGTGACTATACATGAGAAGATGTATAGGATGGCAAGATCAAAGTACAATCCATTTTCTGTAGGAGGATCGGAGAATATCCATGACTTCGATTAATGATGATCTACCAGATTTAATTCCTGTTGAAGGAAAGGAGGGTCTTTACAGAGATCCTACTTCTACTGCTATCATATGCGGTAATGATGACGAATATGATAAATATATGGCATCTTACAATAAGAGGCAAAAAGAAGCAGCGGATAAGCGAGCTTTACAAAATGAAGTTTCTGAGTTAAAATCAGAGATGAGTGACATCAAATCACTTTTACTAACGTTAGTCCAAGAGAAAAATGACAGATGATGCAACAGCACCCGTAGAAAAGGTGTCTCAAGAAACGATGCTCCAACAGTTTAGGGAGCGTTTTAATGCGGCAATTGAGGAGAATAAGCAATTGTCCGAAAAGATTAAAGCAAATGAAGTAGTTGCTTTGAAACTCCAAGGTGCTATTGAAGCGTTGGAGTATTATAATGAAAATCCTCCAAGTGGATCACCTTCTCCAGATGAAGAGGTTGTAGATAACCTTGAAACTGCATAATAAATATAGGGGGCAGTTACTGCCCCCTTTTTAATGGCATAAATAACTTGGAAGCATGTTCTCATAGAGTTGTCGTAAAAAATGGCAAATAGAATTCAATTAAGACGTGGTAATGGGCAAGAATGGCAAAACTCTAACCCTATCCTCGCTCAAGGCGAACTTGGTATCGAACTTAATACAGGTCGTTTTAAGATAGGTGATGGTGTCACCCCGTGGAATACCCTTAGATATGAACGCCCAATCGAGTCAACCTCAAACACGGCAAACACTCTAGTACAGAGAGATAATGACGGTAATTTTTCTGCTGCAACGGTTACTGCTACAATCATTGGTAATGCTTCAACAGCATCTAGATTAGCAAGTTCCAGACAGATACAGTTAATTGGTGATGTTGGTGGTTCTCAAATTTTTGATGGATCTGAAAATATTTCTCTTTCAGCAACTTTAGATCTATTATCTACTTTACCTCACCACGATAATACGGAAACTAGTAGCGGAACATATACAAAAGTTACTGTTGACGCTAAAGGTAGAGTTACAAATGCTTCAAACCCAACAACTCTTGCTGATTATAATTTAAATGGAACTGTAGAAGGTTCATCTGCACAAGCATATGATTTAGATTTAGTTGCTTTAGCAGGTCTTACTACTACAGGTTTTATTTCTAGAACTGCTTCAAACACAATGGCAACCCGTACTATTACGGGAACTGCAGGTAAAATTAATGTAAACAATGGTGGTGGTCTCGCTGGTAATCCCACTTTAGATCTTGCAACTACTACAGTAGTTGATGGTGATTATAACACTGAATCACTAACATCAGTATCTGGTGTTGGTAGTAATAGCGAACCTTTTGGAACTGAAACTGTAAACGCAGTTAAGTTCTCAGTTGATGATAGAGGTCGTTTAACATCTGCGACAAATGTACCTATAGCTACTGCTACACAAGGTACAACTGCAGCAGCATATAACGCAGCAACGGTTTATGTTCGTGGTGATCAAATCACTAACGCATCAAAACTTTATCAAGCAATAGCAGGAATTGCTGCTGGTGCTGGTGCTCCTACTCATTCAGATACCAGTGATGCTGGATCATGGAGACATCTTGGTGCTGCAGCATCACCACAAAAAGGACTTGCTTCATTCGATCAAGAAGATTTTGATGTAACTGCAGGTGGTCATGTTACAATGGCTCTTGGTTCTATTGATAATGATCAATTACAAAATAGTAGAATTTCCTTTGCAGACGGTAACACAAAAGAGGACTTCTCACTTGATCAAGAACTAACTGCTACTACAGGATACCGTGGATTCAACTATCTTAACTATCTCAAGGTTAATGATACAAGTGGTAATCTACTGTTTGGTGCGAATAATACTGGTGATGGTGGTGCTGGAGAAGTTGATATTAACGCAAGACTTTATTTTAGTGATGCAGACATTACCCTCGATGGGGCGGTTGCACAAACTTTAGACAAGACTGGAGATGGTAATCTAACATTCCAGACTACACAGGACTCATCTTCTGCTAGAACATTAAGTATTTTAGCAACTAATGCTGGTACTGGTGCTAGTGGTGTTGTAGTAACTGCAGAAAATACAGTTACAATTACTGCATCAGATGCTGCTGGTAAAGTACAAGTAGAAGACATGTACTTCCAAGGGGATTACATTGCTTCCTCTGCTGCTACCATGATCCTTGATCCTGGTGATGATAGAGCAGTATCTGGTAAAGTTCAGATAATGGGGGATTTACAAGTTGATGGAACGACTACAACAATTAATTCAACGATTACTACGTTGGATGATCCTATTATCACTCTTGGTGGTGATACTGCTCCAGGTTCAGATGACAATAAGGATAGAGGAGTTGAATTCAGATATTACGACACACAAGCAAGAGTTGGATTCTTTGGTTACGACGATTCGGCCGCTGATCTTGGAGGCCATACGGGAGCATTCTCATTCATCTACGATGCCACAAATACCTCCGAAGTATTCTCTGGAACAGATGCAGGGATCATCGCTGGTAACTTAAAACTGACAACTGGTACAGCATCTACAACTAATACTACTGGAGATTTGGTAGTTGCAGGTGGTGCTGGTATTACTGGTGATGTTAATATTGGTGGTTCAGTAGATATCGATACTAATTTAGGTGTCACAGGTACATCACTCTTTACTGACGAAGTAGTAATAAAAGGTGCTTCTAAGAATTTCATACTTAAGGATGGTAGTAACAACGCTAAGATTACTGCAGTAACTACATCTGGTAACCTAACAATGGCAGGAATTCTTGCTGTTACAGGTAACGTAGATATTAATAGTAATAAGTTTAATATAACAGCAGCATCTGGTAATACTGCTATTGCTGGTACTCTAACAGTATCTGATGAAACTATTGTTAAGGCAGACAATAAGACCTTCAAAGTTCAGACTGCTGCTGGAGTAGATAAGTTTGTTGTTGATACAGATAATGGTGATACTAACAGTGAAGGTAAATTAAACGTTGCTGACTTAGTTCACTTTGAGTCTACTGATGAACCTGATATTCTATCTGGTGCTCCTCACTCAATTCAGAATAGTGACTATGGTGCATTACGAGTAGATGGTGGAGGATACTTTGATAAGAACGTTCTCTTTAATGGTGATATCTTCCTGAATGGTGACTTTAACCAGCAAGAAGACGCAACTGAGAACTACGGTTTAAGAAACTATCTGTCTGTCAGATATAAGATGCGAGCAGGTTCTGTTGGTGCATATACTCCAAGTTACTCAAACCATAACACTTCTAACTTAAGAGTCTTTGGTGGTGCTGGTGTTAACACAACATTACACGTTGGTGGTACTGGATCTGGAGAAGGATTATTTGTAGGTAAAAAGAACTCTGGAGACACAGTTAAGTTTAGTGTTCTAGGTGCTACAGGTAATACAGATATTCAAGGTACACTTGATGTTGCTGGCAATTCAGAATTTAATGGAACTGTTGATGTAGATGGTAACTTTGCAGTTCGTTCTGGTACAACTGATAAGTTTACTATTGCTTCTGCTACTGGTAATGCAGTAAATGAGGGAGAACTAAATGTAAAAGGTGCAGTTGATTTTGATACTACACTTAATGTAGATGGTACAGCAACTATTCAAGATGATCTTATTGTCAAGTCTGACAACAAGATGTTTAAGGTTCAGACTGCTGCTGCAGCAGACAAGTTTACAGTAGATACTGATAATGGTAATACTGTAATTTCAGGAACCTTACAAGTTGATGGTCAGATCAATGTTAATGATTCTCTAGTAATCGATGAGGCAAACGAAGTCTTCTCTGTACAGAACGGTTCTGCAGTTGCGAAATTTGAGGTTGATACAGATAACGGTAATACAAATATAATTGGTACATTAACCGTTGGTGATGCTACACAGATCAACGATACATTCGGAACATCTGGTGTTAATACATTCACTAACAACACAGAGCAAACTTTATCAGGATCATATGCTGCTGATGGTTCTGCAAGATTCTCTGGTGGTATAGGTTTAGCTAAGAACTTAGCAGTTGGTGGCGGGGCACGAGTCTACGGTAATACAGAATTAACTGGTACATTAGATCTTAATAACAGTGCTGATATATCTGGTGCTTTAGTAACTCATGATAATGTTACTATCACTGCTGATAATAAAGAATTTGCTATTCAAAATGGATCTGCTGCTGATAAATTTACAGTTGATACCGACAATGGTAATACTGATATTCGTGGAACATTAGATGTTGGTGGTGATGTAACTGCCGAATCTAACCTCACAATTACGGGGAATCTTACTGTCAATGGAACAACAACTACTGTCAATTCTACGGTTACAACTCTCGATGACCCTATCATTACTGTGGGTGGTGACACAGCACCAGCGTCTAACGATGGTAAGGATCGTGGTGTTGAATTCCGTTATTACGACGGCTCTGCGAAAATTGGGTTCTTCGGATATGACAGATCATCCTCCCAATTCGCATTCGTAACAGATTCAACAAATACATCAGAAGTTCATGCTGGTACAGATGGTGCTCTTCGTGCTGGTAGTTTAAATCTTACTGCTGCTGGTACTGCACTTGATGTGGATAATGATGCTAACATCGATGGTGCTTTAACTGTTGATGGTCAAATTGTTTCTAATAAATCAAGTGGTGCTCCATTCTCTATTGCTTCAACTACTAAGGTTAATAACCTGAACGTTGACTTGCTAGATGGCATGACAACTGCAAGTGCTAATACAGGATCTACAGTTGTTAATAGAGATTCTAATGGAGACTTTGCTGCAAATCAAATTACTGCTGCTAGTTCTGCTGGTGCTGGTGCAGGTTTCTTAGGTAACGCTTCTACTGCTGATGCATGGAAGACTGCTAGAACATTCACTATTGACGGTGTTGTATCTGGTTCTGTATCTGTAGATGGTAGTGCTGCTCCAACAATCACAACAACATATGTTGATGCTGACATTACTGCTTTGGCAGCGATGAGTGGCACAGGATACGTTGTAAGGACTGCTGCAAATACATACGCACAAAGAACACTTGCTGTTACAGCATCCTCTGGTATTACTCTTACAAATCCTGATGGTGTTTCTGGTAACACAACAATTAACGTTGCTTCTGCAAGTACAAATGCTGCAAACAACTTAGTTTTACGTGACGGATCTGGTGACTTTGCTGCTAATGAAATTACTTCAGACTTAGTTGGTAACCTTACAGGTGCTACTTCTACTGCTAAGGATCTTAATCCTGCTGCAGATAGCACATATGATCTTGGTACATCTTCTGTTAGATGGCAAGGAATATTTGCAGATGCTGCAAACATAACTGCTATTACAGGAACCTTAACTGGTACAGTATCTAGTATTGCTAACCATAACACTGCTGACCTTGCTGAAGGTACTAATCTTTACTACACTGATGAGCGTGTAGATGATAGAGTTAACGCTCTTATAGTTGCTGGCACAGGTATCACTAAGGTATATGATGATGCTGCAGGAACTTACACACTTACAGTTACACAGGCAGATGTTAATACAGATACCATAACAGAAGGTTCAACCAATCTCTTTACAACTGCTGCTAGAACTAGAACACACTTTACATATGGAACTGGCATTACTCACTCTAGTGGCACTCTTTCTGTTACTCAGTCTGATATCAATACTGATAACGTTACTGAAGGTTCTACTAACCTCTTTACTACTGCTGCTAGGACACGTACTCACTTCACCTATGGTACAGGTATTACTCATAGTTCTGGTACTCTATCTGTTACTCAAGCGGATATAGACACTGACAATGTAACAGAGGGATCAACAAATCTATTCACTACTGCTGCAAGAACTAGAACTCATTTCACATATGGAGTTGGTATTAAACTTGCTACTGCTGATCTAGCATTAGACTTTACTGAGTTCGATACTGATAACATAACTGAAGGATCAACCAATCTTTATTACACACAAGCACGTGCAGACGCAAGAGTTGCTGCTGCAACTGGTGCAAACCTTGATCTTTCTAGCAAGAGCACAACTAACCTCTCTGAAGGAACTAATCAATACTATACAGAAGCAAGAGTACAAACAAAACTTGATAATGCATTTGAGCAATTGAGTGCAATGCTTAACAACCTTGCAACTTCAACTACACTTACACTAGCACTTAGTGGAGACCCAACACCAGGTGCAGTTGTTACAACAGGAGTTAGTGTTGGTGGTGGCGGTGGATTTACTGCTGGAACTGGTGTAGCAACCACTGGTGGCACAGGTTCTTCCTTGACAGTTAATACTACTGTTGTTGATGGTGCTATTACTGCTGCTGTAGTAAACGCAGGTGGTTCTGGATATCTAATTTCAGATACTGTCACAGTTACCAACCCCAATGCAGGTAAGGTTCTTACATTAAACTTAGCAACATTATCTGGTGGAACAGGTTACTCATCTGCAACTGGAGTCGCAGTCACTGGAGGATCTGGTTCTTCTATGACTGCTGACATTACAGCATCTGCAGGTGCTATCACTAACGTAACAGTTAATAACGGTGGAACTGGTTTTGCTGCAGGTGAGACCATAACTATTGCCAATGCTAACGCCTCTGGTATTAAGACTACAGGAAACGTTAGTGCTGCTGATGCATCAAGGACTGCTGGTACATATACAATCGGTGCTTCTGATTATGGTACAGGTGGATCTGGTAATTCTGCAACATTTAGTATTGTAGTTGATGGTAGCGGTGCTGCAACAATCACTGTTACTGATGACGGTACAGGATTTGTTGTTGATGAAACAATCACAGTTGCTGATGCACAACTTGGTGGTGGTGGCGGTGCTGCTCTCACCTTTGATGCTACAGCAATTCATGGTAATGGAGCAACAGTTAATATCGCTACTGTTGCCACAAATGCAACATTAACTCTTACTGACATCACAACGATGGAAGTTGGAGCAACTGTTACAGGTGCTACTTCTGGTACCACAGGTGTTGTTACTGCTCTGGGAACTAACCAGATTACTGTTGATAATGTTGACGGATTCTTTAAGAAAGGAGAAGTCGTCAGTGCAAATGATGTTACTACACTCACTATATCTTCATTCTCCTGATAACCAATGTCAGCAACTAAACCCGCAACTAAAACCGAACTAAGAGATTATGCTCTTCGTCGTTTAGGATATCCAACGATTGACATCAACGTTGCTACAACGCAACTTGATGATCTTATTGAAGAGGCAATTGACTACTACCAAGAGTATCACTATAACGGTAGTTACAAATCTTGGATTAAGATCGAAGTAACTGATGCCATTATTGCAGCTGCAAAAGCAACTAGTCAACTTGGTTCTACTGCTTGGTATGAAGGTCAAGAATATGTTTCTCTTCCTCCTGGTGTGATGAGTGTTAATAGGGTATTTACTCAGATTGGTGCTTCTAGTATTATTCCTGGAAATATTTTTAATATCAAATATCAAATTTTCTTGAATGATATTTACTCAATGACCCATGGTCAGATTCTTCATTATTATATGACTTCTCAATATCTTGAGACTTTGGATTGGGTTACAAATAACAATGGTGCTCGTAGGATTAGATTCAATGAACATCAAGCAAGACTATATGTCGATTTTGATTGGGACGAATTACAAGCAGGTGATTTTCTTTTAGTTGAAACATTAATGCGTCAAGATCCTGAAACTTATACAGCAATGTATAATGACAATTGGTTGAAAGATTATGTTGAGTCATTATTCCAACAACAGTGGGGTCGTAATTTAAGTAAGTATGATGGTATTCAAATGTTAGGTGGTGTTACACTTAATGGTCGTCAGATCCTTGAGGATGCATCAACATTTAAGAAGGATCTTGAAAATACTCTTCGTGAAACATATGAAATTCCACCTCTTGACTTAATAGGATAATATGGCATTTACTAATACTCCAGCGTCGGATTTTGTTTTTAGAGATCATACAAATCTTCTAAAAGCAAACGGTTCTGCCCAAGAACAAACTTTTATAGAAAATTTAATTGTAGAGAGTATTGAAATCTACGGTCAAGACATCTACTATATGCCTAGAACTTATGTCAACAGAGATACTATTCTAGGTGAAGTTGAGAATAGTAGATTTACACAAGCATTACAAGTTAGAGCATATGTTAATAATGTAGAGGGATGGGAAGGACAAGGAGAATTGTTAAGTAAGTTTGGTGTTCGTATTGAAGACAAAACTACTTTTGTTTTCTCTAGAGAAAAGTTTACATCTGCTGTAGATGATAATGCAGTATTAAATGTTGAAGGTCGTCCTAATGAAGGAGATTTAATTTGGTTCCCTGCTACTAAGCATTTATTTGAGATTCAGTTTGTTGAGGCAGAAAGACCATTCTACCAGTTAGGAAAAGGTTTTGTTTGGGAATGTCAGTGTGAACTCTTCCAGTATGCAGACGAGGCACTCGATACTGGAGTTGCAGAGATTGATGGTATTGAAGCAGCATTTGCTAATGCTATTACAGTCAACTTTGCTGCTGGTGGTACTGGTACATTTACAGTTGGTGAGGTAGTTGCTGGTGGTACATCCAATGTAACTGCGGAAGTTAAAGCATGGAATGCTACTGATAGACAGTTACAAGTGTACAACAGGTCTGGTATCTTTACTATTCCAGAAACTGTAACGGGACAGACTTCAGGTGCTGCCTGGACATCCGCATCCTATAATACACTAAATAACGTTAATACCGCTGACAGCATCGATACAAACTTCGGTTTTGAAACTGCTGATGACGATATTATAGATTTTACAGAAGGTAATCCCTTCGGTTCAATTGGTTCCACTACTGACACTACAATCTGATGTTAGGTACATATTCATATCACGAAATTTTTAGAAGAACCGTTGTAGCGTTTGGTACGTTGTTCAACAACATTGAACTTCGTCGTTCAACTGAGGTACAGAAAGTTCCTCTGGCTTATGGTCCAAAAGAAAAATTCTTAGCAAGATTAGATCAAGTACCCGATCCTACTAATAAAAGGGTACAGATTACTTTACCTAGAATCTCTTTTGAGATTAATGGTATTCAATATGATGCACAGAGAAAAGTTTCTCCAACTCAAAAAATTCAATTTCCTAAGGATGGTGACGAGAATAAGACTGCATTCATGCCTGTTCCTTATAATCTCTCATTTGAATTAGCAATAATTTCTAAGAATCAGGAAGATGGTCTTCAGATCCTTGAACAGATTCTTCCTTTCTTTCAACCACATTTCAATCTAGCAGTTAAGTTAGTTCCTGATGTGAATGAAACAAAGGATGTTCCTGTTGTTTTAAACAGTGTTGACTATCAAGATGATTACGAAAACAACTTTCAAACTCGTAGAGCAATAATTTATACTCTACAATTTACTGTAAAAACTTATCTATACGGTCCTGTTACTGATTCTAAGACTATCAAAAAAGTTATTACAGATTACTATACCGATACAAATACAACTTCTGCACCCAGACAAGTTCGTTACACAATTCAACCAGATCCTATTACAGCAGATGCTGATGATGATTTCGGATTTGGTATTGTCGATGAGGACTTTACAGATCAGAAGAAACGTAATCCTACAAGTGGTACTGACGAGACAATAACATGACACAAGATTCATCAACATTTTTATTTGATAAAATAAAACGTACTGCTCACACTATAAAGGAGTGGGATAAGAATCTTGCATATAAGATTCAAGGTAAGTTTAAATTATCTAACTATCAAATGCTTTGTCTTGCCTTTGCTAAAGGGTTTGTTATTGGTGCAATTTTATTATGACAAATCCTTTTGATGGTCTCGATACTGCTTTTGGAGCAGAACCTACTGAACTTCAGAAACATGTTGAGAAGGTGAAACCCCAATTAAAAAAATCTGAAGAAGATGATGTAAAGCAAGACTATGATACTTCTCGTGCTGCGTTACATATGTTAGTGATGAAAGGACAGGAGGCAGTAGATGGAATACTTGACGTTGCGAGAGCAAGCGATCATCCAAGAGCTTATGAGGTTGCTGCGACAACAATTAAAAGTGTAGCAGATACTGCTGACAAACTCATTGACTTACAAAAGAAAATGAAGGAGTTAGATGCTGAAGATAAAAAGTCTGGACCTTCTACTGTTAATAACACAATGTTCGTTGGTAGCACTGCTGATCTCCAAAAAATGTTAAAGAAACAAAAGGAGATAAATAATACGGACACGAAATAACAAGACATGACAGTTCTTAATGTATTAAGTACTAATTCAATAGCCGCTGGTGCTTCTGAATACCAAACAGTACAAACAGGATATTATAGAGTTGGTTCTACAGCAGGTGCTGCTACTGTTTCTTTTAACGGTGGTCCTGCAATAACTCTAGTTCAAAATGAATTTATTCTTATCAAGGGTGGCAAACCTGGTCAAGCAAAAATAGTTAAAGCAGTTGATGATTCTACTGCTGATTATTTTGTTGGTGAGCATATTCAAGATTCATCTTCAAATCACCCATTCTCTGTGGGAGATTTTATTGCGATTGTAGATGATTCTACTTCTCCAGGAATTGATAGTAATTTCCTTTCTGCTGGCACTGCTGGTAAAAAGATTACTGCAATTTCAACTATGAATAACATACTAACTACTGATGTAGATTCTTCTAGTGCTAGTGCTGATTACACTTGGTCATCTGGTCCTAAGGCAAGAATTCAACGTGCTGTTAAAATTACTGCAGCAACAAATGTAGTGATAGTAGAAGAAGTTCAAGTAGTAGGCGGTTAAATGGCTGAGGGTTTTAAGTCTGATATTCCACCCGCAATTAATCAAACTGCTAAGAAATACATTAGGGGTATGATGAAGGGTAAACAACGTTGGTCTAAGTTATATGGCAAACGTGATAAGGAAGTTATGCATAAAACTGCGAATAAAATGGCACTCAAAGACAATTTGAAAGTTATGTATTACAAAGATTTCATAAACTTGGTTGAAGGTAATCCTACTACAAGGATGCTTTCTAAAGCAAAATCTAAAACTACTGGAAATATTTCTGCAGATCGGGGAACTGATGAAAAGAAAAATAGATCGAGTAGAAAAAACCTTGAGAAAGATCTCAAGAAAAAGGGTATTGGTTACAAGAAAGGAGTCGGAGAATATAAATATTCATCAGGTGAAGGCACTGGACGTGAAGTCTCATACCAAACCTCTCCAGGTAAGGGAATGAGTAAGCGTCGCTTTGGTAAAGTTATGCGACGATTGGGTCGCAAACATGGACAGGAATCAGTAATCACAAAGAAAGCAGGTAAATCTGCTAAACTGCATGATACTGAATCAAAGAAACCCTCTAAGTCTATAAGCGTAGGAAAAGCAAAACCAGGAAAAAATCCTTCTGGTCAGGGAGAAACTTCTGGAACAAAAGTTAGAAAAGGAAAACTAGGTAAAACCAACAAACCATCATACCATTATGGATAACATGAAAGCAACTATCAATGAAAGGGGTGACTATTGGCATCCTGATCCTGAGAAGGATAAGAAGTTGGGTGGTCCTGGTGCGAATCAGCGTGCTCGTGAAGATCGTGCTGATGCTGCTAAACCAAAGTCTGATCCTAAAAAATTGAGGAAGGGTGAATCATATATGGATTATGCTAAACGTCATGGACATAAAAAGTCTACACCTAAGAAAAAATCTCTCTTGGGTCGTTTAGGTTTGAGAAAAGAAGCGTATAGAGTGCTTGCTAAGGACAAAGGTGAAGAAGGTAAACCATCTCAGTTCTCATATAAGGATGAGAAGGATGCTAAGAAGTTTGCTGATGGTATTAAAAGTAAAGGTGGTAAGGCAACTGTAACTAAAGAACATCATCAAAAAGATAAAGACGGTAAAGTGATAGAGCATGATGATACAACACCTAGTTCAGTAGAAGAAGAAATTAAGATGACTAGGAAAGCATATTCCAAAATCCATAAAGACTTTAGAAGTGACATGAAAAATCCTAGAACTACAAAGTATGTGCCAGGTAAAGGTACAGTATCAATGCCTGTTAAGTTTGTGGAAGAAGGAAAAGGTTATCAACCAGAAATCGAACATAGTAAAATGGGTGATGCTAAAAAGAAAGCAGAGAAGAAGAGGAAAGAAGCAGAGAAGAGTTTACCACCACATCTAAAATTGGATACGATGAGAAAAGCATTTGCACACACTAACGAAAGTATTGATCTAACTGAAGAGTGGGTTGATGCTAGTATAGAAGTATCAGCAGATTACTTCTTTGCAGAAGGAATCAATGAAGATGGTCTTGATCAGATCATCGATGAAGTTGGACTAGAAGATTTTGTAGATTTTGTTATTGATCCTATTGAAGAACTTAATGAAGAAAGGGCAGCAAGAAAAGCATCTGCTAAAGCACCTTCATATGCAAAGGTAAAAGCAAAGGTTGATGCTGGTGATGCAGCAAGAAAGAAAGCAGGTAAAGGTGAGTATGCTGACACTGCTGCTGCCAAACGCAACTATGGTGACGAAGAAGCACCAGAAGGTAAAACTGCTAAGAAGAAAGCAGTTGCTAAGGTTACTGTAAGGAAACCTAAAGCAGCACCTAAGAAAAAAGCAGCAACAGTTAAGAAGGTAGAAAAGGCAGTTAAGACTGCTAAGAAAACTCAACCAACAAAACCAACTTCGAAGAAAGGATTGTTAGGTAGAGTGGGTGATGCTGTTAAGAAGGGTGTTGAGAGACACAATAAAGCAAGAGCAGCAGGTAAAGTACCAGAGAAACGTGTGAAGGAATTTACAAAAGGATTTAAGAAAGGTGTTAGTGGAACTGTTAAGTTTGCTGGTAAGGTTAAGAAGGCAGTAACTAATGAGGAAAGAGTAGAAGAAGCACTAAAACAAGCACGTAAGAATGTAGGTGCTAGTAAGTGTTGGGATGGATATAAGGCAAAGGGAACTAAAAAGAAAGGTGGTAAGGAAGTACCTAACTGCGTTAAGGAAGAAGAAATTGATGAGATGAATACTGAGTTATCTTCTATTAAGCAAAAGTATAAAGGTAAGATGACTAAATCATCTGTTGTTAAAAGAATAAAGGGTGATGATGAGAGTAAGAGGGAGTTTAGAAATTCTTATAAGAAAGATATCGAGGGAGGATATGTAGGAACACATAAACCTACTAAGTCTAATTTAAAATCTGCTTTGAAAAAACAAAATGAAGAAGTAGTTGATGAAGGTATTGGTGATATGGCAATCAAAGCGATTGAAAAAACCAATCCTCCATATATCAGCAAGCGTTCTGATATGATGCGTAAAATTAAGTTGAAGCAACTTAAGAGTTACTTGAAGAAACAGGACGATAAAAAGAAATCAGCATCTAAAGACTGATAATTATATAAATACTTCTACTCAAATCAACAACTTGCTGTGAGATTTAGGCAGGGAGGTTTGAGAGAAGCATTTTAAAACTTAAATGACCGACAGATCGATTGAGTCTGATATTAAAGACGTTCAAAAGAAACTTGCCGACATTGAAAAGAAACAAAAGATGATGAATAAGTTGTATGAGATGGACAGAGATAAGAAAGCGAAGATGGGAGAACGCCCATCTACACACATTCATGAGATGATGTGATATAATAGATATTAATAATAGTTCATACTGATACACATGACAGAAGAGGCAATCAAAAAGATCCTCCCTCATTTGTGTTATACAAAAGAGGAAGTGGATATTTTGATCCGTGCTGCCGTAGAAGAGGCACGAGCTATTGACGAAGCATCAATGGCAAAGCATAATAGAGAGGCAACTATCATATCAATGATACTTGGATTTACTACCCTCGCATTGTTTGTTGATGGATTACTTCGCATACTTGGAATTATTCCACCCTTTATGCATATTGATGTCAATATTATAGAGAAGATTGCAGACAGGGTAGAGACTGATGTTATAGATAAAATAAGACAAGTACCTTTACAAAAATTACTCAGAAGATGAAATATAATGTAGATATTGATGCAGGTAAGGATTTCGTTAACAGACTAAGAAAAACGCATCCTTTCATCGGTGGATTTGCAGGTTTTTATAATGTTCCTTGTGGATATGAAAGACCCTTGATGGTCTGTGGTGCTGATGGTGTTGGTACTAAAATTAATATAGCAAAGATTGCTAGAGACTTTACTACTATAGGACAAGACTTAGTTGCTATGTGTGTAAACGATGTAATTACATCTGGTGCTATACCATTATATTTTTTAGATTATATTTCCACTGGTAAGATGTCTCCTATCATAGATGATATTATGATAGGTATTAATGAGGGATGTCACATAGCAAAAACTGAACTTCTAGGTGGAGAAACTGCTGAACATCCTAGATTTGGACCTCCACCAGCACATGCTGATGATATCGATCTTGCAGGATTCTGTACAGGTATTATAGAAGAAAGTGAAGTAATAAATGGTAGTCTTATTAAAAAAGGCGATAAAATTATTGGTTTACCTAGTAGTGGTATCCATAGTAATGGTTATAGTTTAATCAATGAAATGTTATGGAGGCAGAAGATAAGATGGGATGATACTCCTGAGTTACTTACTCCTACTACGATCTATGCAGGACAAGTAGGATTCTTAGTACAAGAGTATCCTATCGTAGGTATGGCACATATCACTGGTGGTGGATTAGAAGAGAATGTAAATAGGGTTATTCCTAATGGATTACAATGCTGTATTGATTGGAATTCTTGGGAACGTCCTGATATTTTTAAAAAAATTCAAAAAGCAGGTGATATAGAAGAAGATGAAATGAGAAGAGTATTTAATTGTGGTATTGGTTACGTTCTAATAGTTCCACCTGAGATTGATTATGGAATGCAGATAGGAGAAGTTTGTGAGTGATCAATACGAATATCTTAAGAGACAACATATCTTAGCAACATATATGGAACATGATAACGGTTATACTAAAGAAGATATTAAAAGGATCTTAGGATCTTCTTGGCCACAAATGCCTGAAGATCATGAGACTGGTAATCAATTAAGAAGAAGAAAGGGTAGGGAGATGAGAGAAGGTAAAAGACCTTATCCCACATATCCTGCAAAGAAAGTTGGTCCTCAATTTGATGAGAATGGTAAATACATATATCCAGAGGGATCAGGATTTAATTGGATGGAAAAAATAGATCCTAACTCTCCTTGGAATTGTACAGGTGGTAAAGTATCATGAGTGAAATTAGTAATAAAGATTCAGAGCAAGACGTAAAGATTGCTGTTATTGATAGTACTCTAGAGAATGCTACTCGTAGAATGGAATTGATTCATAAAAGAATTGATAGGACAGAAGAGAGAGTCACCAAATTAAATGAGGATGTAAGAGAGAGGATCAGAGCACTTGAGAAATGGGTATGGGGTGCTGGTGCTGTTCTTACTGCCTTTATTGTTATAGGTGGTGTAGTTGGTGATTTAAATCTTATTCCAGATGGAGATGTAATAGAGAATGTGTCGTAGAATACACACATAATTGCGTAATAATACTTACGTGGTATAATAAATAAATGCAGTATGGGATTGAAAGATCATGCCCCGTTCACATTATACCGTAGGGTATCACGACACTGATCAACAGCGTCATTACATTTGCGAGTACGCTTCAGACTCGTATGAAGCCATTAAAGATGCACAAGAGGATGTTCCCTTTCTACAGGAGCATCCTTCTTTTGTGGATTCTTGTACAAACGAATCAGGTTTAGATTACTTAATGGGCATAGTCCCAATGGGCAGATGAACAAACATGAAATTATGTGGTGGATGAGTCGACTCACCATCATGGGAACATCTCTAGGATTAGCAGCAACTCTTGCTGCTAAAGCATACGTCTAATGGTTGTTTGGGGTGTGATCTGGATGGTTGCAATCCTTCTCATAATAGTAAGTTGGTATATTTACTATATACTTCGTATGTCTTATGCGGAGATGAATGATGGGCAGGATGACACCCCCAAGTCGGAAGAGTTGTTACAACTTCCGAGTGATAAAGATAGTCAAGGTGCTTGATGGTGACACTATTGATGTTACTATCGATCTCGGTTTTGATCTATACAAGAAAGAAAGAGTTAGAATTGCAGGAGTTGATACGCCAGAGAAGAGAACAAGAGATCTTGAAGAGAAAGCATTGGGAATAGATGCTACTAACTGGTTGAAAGAAAAACTTACTGAGACTATTAAAGGTGATGAAGAACTCACTATTAGAACTGAACTTAAGGGTGGCGTTGGGAAGTATGGTAGGCTTCTTGGTTGGCTCTACGTTGGCGAATCTAATATTTCACTAAATGAACTTATGATTGAGGAAGGTTATGCTTGGGAATATGATGGCGGCACTAAACAGAAGAATTTTGAGGAGCTACGTGAAATTAGGAGACACTTTGGGACTCTGGTCGAGTCTTGATCAAGTAACCCTAAATACAAAAGGAGTGACCACCAGACGTTTATATGCTGAGTGGACTATCCCAACTGAAGAATATGAAAATGAATAAAATGCGAGAACAACTTATTAGAGCACTACTAGCACATGCACAAGGAGATATCCAAAAGCATGTAGCAAATGTAGAAGTCTACCTCACTAACCCTGCAGGTATTGGAGAACATTCTGATATCACAGAAGCAATTGAAACTGAATTAAATATCATTGCTAAGTATCAGGATCAAGTAGATGTGATAAACAAATATTTCAAACAAAAAAATTCTCCTGCTACACCAGATTACTCTCAATACAAATCTCAAGAATACAGACCAGAATAAATGAGTACGAATCAGGAACAGTATCTTGGTAATCCTAATTTAAAAAAAGCGAACGTTGCCACAAATTTTACTCCTGATGAAGTTCAAGAGTATATTAAATGTTCTGAGGATCCAGTATATTTTATTCAAACTTATATCAAGATTGTTTCTCTTGATAGGGGTTTGATTCCATTTGCCATGTATGATTTTCAATCAGAAATGGTTGAGAAATTTCATGACAATAGATTCAACATAGCAAAGTTACCTCGTCAGACTGGTAAATCGACTATCGTTACTTCATACCTTCTTTGGTATGTTCTTTTTAAAGCGAATGTCAATGTCGCAATTCTAGCAAACAAAGCAGCAACTTCTCGTGAGATGCTGCAACGATTACAATTATCTTATGAAAACCTCCCAAAGTGGCTCCAGCAAGGAATCCTCCAATGGAACCGAGGGAGCTTGGAACTGGAGAATGGAAGCAAAATCATGGCTGCTTCTACTAGTAGCTCTGCTGTGCGGGGTATGTCGTTTAATGTTATATTTCTGGACGAATTCGCTTTCGTTCCGAATCATATCGCTGATCAGTTCTTTAGTTCTGTATATCCTACTATCTCATCTGGTAAATCTACCAAGGTTATCATCATTAGTACACCTCATGGGATGAACATGTTCTACAAACTCTGGCATGATGCGGAGAGAGGTAAGAACGAATACATCCCAACTGAGGTTCATTGGTCTGCTGTTCCTGGTAGGGATGCAGCATGGAAAGATCAAACAATTGCTAACACGTCAGAACAACAATTCAAGGTTGAGTTTGAGTGTGAGTTCCTAGGGTCTGTTGATACACTGATTAGTCCTAGTAAGTTGAGGACTATGCCTTATGAAGATCCTATCATACAAAATAGAGGTCTTGCGGTATATAAACAAGTAGAAAAGGATCACAATTATATCGTAACTGTTGACGTTGCTCGTGGTGTAAGTCAAGATTATTCAGCGTTCTGTATTATTGATACTACAACAGTACCATATGAACTCGTTGCTAAGTATAGAAATAATGATATCAAACCTATTATCTTTCCTAATGTTATTGTAGATGTAGCAAAAAATTATAATAATGCTTACGTATTATGTGAGGTAAATGATATTGGTGGTCAGGTTGCAGATATTATTCAATTCGATCTTGAGTATGAAAATTTACTACAAGTTGCAATGAGAGGAAGGGCAGGACAGCAATTAGGACAGGGATTCTCAGGTAAGAAAACTCAACTTGGTGTAAAGATGAGCACTGCTGTTAAAGCAGTTGGTTGTTCTAATCTTAAAGCATTGTTGGAAGAAGATAAATTAATAATAAAAGATTATGATACGATTGCAGAATTAACTACCTTTATTGTAAAGGGACAATCTTTTGCCGCAGAAGACGGATGTAATGATGACCTAGCAATGTGCTTGGTTATTTTCTCATGGATGGCAATGCAAGAATACTTTAAAGAGATGCATGATAATGATGTAAGGCAACGCATTTATGATGATCAAAGAGAAAATATTGAACAAGATATGGCACCTTTTGGATTTATGTCAGACGGATTAGAAGATGATCATATAATAGATGCACAAGGAGAGAGATGGGAGATTGCGGAATACGGGGATAAGTCCTACATGTGGGAGTTTAGGTAACGTTTCAAAAATATAAATAATCTTAGACAACCGATGTTGACATCATTTCCTAGGAGTATTTAAACATGGCAGCAAATCAATCATCGCCAGGTGTAGTTGTTCAGGAGAGAGACCTGACCACTATTACCACGCTATCCACCGCAAATATTGGCGTGCTTGCGGCACCATTTGAACAAGGTCCAGTTGAAGAAATCGTAACTATTGCTAACGAGAGAAATCTTACAGATATATTTGGAAAACCAAATGACAATAACTACGAGTATTGGTTTACTGCTTCTCAGTTCCTTTCATACGGTGGTGTTCTTAAAACTGTTCGTGTAACTTCATCTGCATTGAAGAACGGTGTTGACACAGGAACTGCACCTCTAATCAAGAATTTTCAAGACTACGAAACAAACTACGAGACTGCAAACAATAACTGGACTTGGGCAGCAAAAACTCCTGGTACTAAAGGTAACTCAATTGGTATCTTTGTAACTGATGCTGGTGCTGATCAAATTGCTGTTCTCCCTGCTCCTGGTTCAGGTAACGAGCACGAATACGTTGCTGATGAAGCAGTAACCGCCTCTTCTGGTGCTGCTGGTAAAGTATTCAAGTATAGCATACTTCTTACTGTTGACACTGTTGTTGGTGATTTCGTAGTTGGTACTGCAACTACAATTAGTATTGGTGGTTCTGACGAGTCAGTAAATGTTCTCGCATGGGATCCTGCTAATAAAAAATTAGAAATTGGTCTTCCTTCTGGTGGTGTTACTGGTATCCTTTCAGATAACCAAGTAATTACTCAGGGAACAAATACTGCTGCTATTGATACTACTATCGAGCGTCGTTTGTATATTGGTCTTAATAAGGACAGTATTAATTTTGCTGCTGCTGATTCAGTTGCTGATACTAACAGCACTGCCGCAGCTATAACTTCTGTTCGTAGTGAGTATGATGAGCGTGAGTATCTACCTGGTGTAAAGTGGGTAAGTGTTGCTCCTCGTCCTGAGACTTCTAAGTTTGCTTCAGAAGTAGGTGGATTCCGTGATGAACTTCATGTCGTTGTTGTTGACATTGATGGTAAGATCACTGGTACAACTGGTGCTCTACTTGAGCGTTTCATAGGTCTTTCTAAAGCATCTGACGCTAAGACTTCTGTTGGTGAAACTAACTACTATGTTAATGCTCTGAAGGCACGCTCCGAGTATATCTACTGGGGTGAGCACGAGACATCAGTATTCAACGCAACCTCAACTGGTTCCGATGGTACTTGGGGTTTATCTGCTTCTGCTAGACAGTTTAACCTTCTACGTTCTGCTGCTGGATCTACTGATTATCCTGCTGGACGTACAACAGTTGGTTCTAAGAATAACGCAACATTCTATTACAGACTTGGTTCAGGTGCTGATTACGGTACTTCTGGTGGTGTTTATACTGTAAGTAATACTGATGTAACTACTGCATACGAACTACTTGAAGATCCTGAGTCACAGACAATCGATTATATCTTGACTGGTCCTTCTGGTGCTACAGATGCTGAAGCACTTGCTAAAGTTACTGCTTTAACAAATATTGTTGAAGAGCGTAGAGATTGCATGTTGTTTGTATCTCCTCGTCGTGGTAACATCATTGGTATAAGTAGTGCAAATTCAATTACCAATAACATCATCAGTTTCTTTGATCTACTACCATCATCAAGTTACTCAGTATTTGATTCTGGTTACAAGTATATCTACGATAAGTATAATGATGTTTATCGTTACGTTCCTGCTAACGGTGACGTTGCTGGTCTCTGCTTGCAAACTACTGAAGTTTCAGAACCTTGGTTCTCACCTGCTGGTTTCCAACGTGGTATCTTGAGAAATGCAATTAAACTTGCATACACTCCTAACAAGACTCAACGTGATCGTCTATATGGTGCTCGTGTTAATCCTATCGTTTCCTTCCCAGGTCAAGGTGTAGTTCTATTCGGTGATAAGACTGCACAAGGATTTGCATCCGCATTTGATAGAATCAACGTTCGTCGTTTGTTCCTAACAATTGAGAGAGTTATCTCTGGTGCTGCTAAGTCACAACTCTTTGAGCAAAATGATGCCGCACAGCGTTCATTGTTCCTCAATATTGTTGAACCTTACCTTCGTGAAGTTCAAGGTCGTCGTGGTGTAACTGACTTCTTAGTTAAGTGTGATGATGACAACAACCCTTCTGAGGCAGTTGATCGTGGAGAGTTCTACGCAGAAATCTTCGTGAAACCAACACGTACAATTAACTACATTACTCTTACATTTACAGCAACCAGAAGTGGTGTTGCATTTACGGAAGTAGCAAGTTAATGAAAATAAAACCTCTTAAACATTGTAGGTTATCCCAGATGAAATTTTTCTACTGGGATCCTAAAGATGATCCAAGAGAACCAGAATACTGGGAGACCCGCAATGGGTCTCCTTTTTTTTGTCTGAAAATATGAATTATTCTAAATATTAAAGAAAGAGATTGGATCCAATAACCATGGCAAAAAGAGGTACTATTGACGATTTTAAAGCGAATGTCGCTTCAGACTTTGCTCGTCCTAATTTATTTCAAGTAGACCTTGCGTTCCCTTCAGGAATTATTAATAATGCAAGTCTTGTAAATCTTGGAAAGTTTACAGTTCGTGCAGCAAATCTTCCTTCTTCTCAAGTTGGAGTTATTGAAGTACCCTTCAGAGGAAGAGTCCTAAAGATTGCAGGAGACAGAACATTCGAACCTTGGACAATTACAGTTCAGAATGACAGCAACTTTGCTCTCCGTAATGCATTTGAACTTTGGTCAAGTAGTATTCAATCATATAACGAGAACTTTACATCTGCTGCAGGACTTGGTGATCAAGATGACAGCACTGGTTATTTCTCTGATATGAGTGTTCATCAGTTAGCACGTGATGTTAAAGATGGCGAGAAGCCTAAAGTGCTTAAGTCTTATAAGTTCTATAACGTGTTCCCAAGTAATATCGCTGCAATTGATTTAGATTACGGAAACAATGATGCGATTGAAGAATTCACAGTTGAACTCCAGACACAATACTGGACTCCGCTAACCCCTACTTCGAATGACTGATAAATAGATCAGGACCAATTTAATCTAGAATATAATGGCAAATCAGCTCTTCGGATATAGTCTTGAAAGAGCGAAGAAGGTTCCTAAGGGACCTTCTTTTGTTCAAAAAGATAACATGGATGGTTCGCAACCTATAGTGGGTGGCGGATACTATGGTTATTCTGTTGATTTTGACGGATCTATCCGCAATGATTACGAACTCATCACTCGATATAGAGAGATGGTGATGAACCCTGAGTGTGATAGTGCGGTTGACGATATTGTCAACGAAACAATTTGTGGAAATTTTGATGATATACCAGTTGAGTTGGAACTTTCCAACCTGAAGGTGTCGGATAAAATTAAAAAATTAATGAGAGAGGAGTTTGATGAAATTCTCCGTCTCCTTGATTTTGAAAATCGTTCTTATGAAATCTTCCGTAGATGGTATGTTGATGGAAGACTTTTTTACCACAAAGTAGTTGACCCTAAGAAACCTAGCGACGGTCTTATTGAACTTCGTTACATCGATCCTCGTAAGATTCGCAAGGTAATTGAGTTTGAGAATAAGCGTCCAGAGCAATTGCGTGGTGTAGATCTTAATCAGCAACTTACACAAAAAGCAGCAGAGTACTTCTTGTATAACCCTAAGGGTTTGAAGAACTCTACGAATCAAGGTATGAAGATTACTGTTGATTCTATTACATATTGTCATTCTGGTATACAAGACCTGAATAAGAACATGACTCTTAGTCACCTGCATAAGGCGATTAAAGCAGTTAATCAATTAAGAATGATTGAAGACTCTCTTGTTATCTACAGATTATCAAGAGCACCAGAAAGAAGAATTTTTTATATTGATGTAGGTAATCTACCTAAGAATAAAGCGGAGCAATATCTTCGTGAAGTGATGAGTCGTTATAGAAATAAAATGGTCTATGACGCAAACACTGGTGAGATAAAGGATGACAAGAAGTTCATGTCTATGCTTGAGGACTTCTGGTTACCACGTAGAGAAGGTGGTAGAGGAACAGAGATTACTACATTACCTGGCGGACAAAACTTAGGAGAACTTGAGGATGTAAAATATTTCCAGAAGAAATTATACAAAGCACTTAACGTACCTGGTTCACGTTTAGAAACAGAAACAACTTTTAATGTTGGTCGTGCTGCAGAAATTACTCGTGATGAAGTTAAGTTCCAGAAATTTATCGCACGTCTCCGTAAGAGATTTTCTGAACTCTTTATGGATCTTTTGAAAGCTCAAATAGTTCTTAAGGGTATTATAACTCTTGAAGAATGGGAAGAGATGAAGTGTCATATTCAATTTGATTATGTTGCTGACAATTACTTCTCTGAATTAAAAGAAATTGAAATTCGCAACGAGCGTATGAATCAAGTTAACACAATGGATCCTTACGTTGGTAAATATTTCTCTGTTGAATATATGCGTCGTCAAGTTCTGAAGCAGACTGACCAAGAAATAATAGAAATAGATAAACAAATCGATGAAGAAATGGAGGCGGGAATTATACAAGATCCTGCTGAATTGGCTGCAATGGAAGCGGGAGTTGATCCTGCTGCTGCTGGTGGGGGTGTCCCTGCAACAGAGGTAGCACCTAACGAATCCTCAGTTGATCCTGCGGATCAAAAGCGAGGAGAGTTTTAAACTTACTAAATAATACTACAGTGGGAACACATTATGCCTAGTGATATTGCAAAACAAATCGTCCAACAAGTTTTTGGCGATGATAAAGCATCCGCAGTTGATTCAATCAACGATGCGTTGGGTGCTTCTACATATGATGCAATTCAAGCAAGAAAAGTTGAATTTGCAAAAGCGATGGGTTTTGAGTTAGATGATACTGCTCAAGATTCTGCTGATGAAATAGAGAAATCTATTGATGGAGTTGGTGATGCTGAAGTGACGGATGTTGATACCTCTGGTGTCAGACTTCCTTCAGATCCAGATCCCAATGAAGTAGAACAACCTACTGCTGAAATACCCACCGAGGAACCTGAAACCACAGAGGAACCAAAAGATGAGACTGATAGCTGAAGAACTTACAGACGTTCAATTTTTAACAGAAGAGAAGGAAGGTAAGAAAAATTACTTCATTGAAGGTATATTTTTGCAAGCGGAATTAAAAAACCGTAACGGCAGAATGTATCCTCAGAAAACATTAGCACGTGAAGTTGCTAAATATGATGAGTCTTATATCAAATCTGGTCGTGCTCTTGGTGAATTAGGTCACCCCGACGGACCTTCTATTAATTTAGATAGGGTTTCACATAAGATTCAATCTTTGAAAGAAGATGGAAATAACTTCATCGGTAGAGCAAAGATACTTGATACACCAAACGGAAAAATTGCAAAGTCTTTACTCGATGAGGGTGTAAGACTCGGAGTTTCTTCCAGAGGTATGGGATCAATCAAGAAGGAATCAAACTGCAATGTTGTATGTGATGATTTCATGCTTGCCACTGCTGCTGATATTGTAGCAGATCCTTCTGCACCTGATGCTTTCGTAAATGGAATCATGGAAGGTAAAGAATGGGTTTGGAATAATGGTGTACTTAAAGAGTCTGCTGTTGCCCAAATCAAACAAGAAATTGATGAAGCAACTCTTATTAATCTGCAGGAGAAGAAAATCTCCGCATTTGCAGCATTTTTAAAGAGTTTGTGATTTATAAATAAATAAAGAAACGCTAAAGCTTAACACGGAGTTCAAACAAATGGCTGAGACCTCACTCGATAAAGAGTTAGATAATATGGATCAAGTGACCGAAGGTTCTAACGCAGTTACTAAAGATGCCAAACCAGGCGAAAAGATTGATACATCTAAATCAACCGATTCACTAGGTGGAAGTGGTAAAAAAGTAATTAACGTCACCTCGGATTCCTTGGAAGGTGCCGCTGGCACAAAGAACGCAGGAAAATCTGCTGCTGCGTCAGTAGGTAAAGCACCTGTTCCTTCCACAAAACCAAGTGATGCATCCGCAAAACAAGAGGAGGTAGAGACCGATGACAGCGAAAAGGAAACAATCGCTGAAACCGACCTCGACTTTACTGAGGATGTTGACGCTCTTGTCGCTGGTGAAGACCTCTCAGAAGAGTTCAGACTAAAAGCAGCAACAATCTTTGAAGCAGCTGTAACAAGCCGTGTTAACAAAGAAGCAGCAGCGTTACAAGAGGCGATGGAATCTGCCTTAACTGAAGAAGTTGAAAAGATTCAAACAGAATTGGCCGAGAAGGTTGATGACTACCTATCTTATGCTGCTGATCAATGGATGAAAGAAAATTCACTCCAGATTGAGCACGGAATTAAGACTGAGATGGCAGAATCATTCTTCAACGGTCTAAAAGGTCTCTTCTTAGAGCACAACTTTACAGTGCCTGAGGAGAAATTCAACCTGCTTGATGGTATGGCAGGTGAGTTAGATGATATGGAAGCTAAACTCAACGAGCAAATCGATTCTAATGTATCTTTAAATAAGAGGATTGGAGAGTTTGTTAAAATGGAAATTGTGAACGAATGTGCAGTGGGACTCGCTGAGACCCAAAAAGAGAAGCTTGCTTCTCTCGCAGAGGGTGTTGAGTTTGAAACTGAAGAAGACTTTAGAAATAAGGTCAATACGATCAAGGAATCATATTTCACTAGGAAGGCTGAAGTTGCTGAAACAGTAACTGAACCCACCGAAGAAAGTTCTGAACCCCTTGTCGAAAGTACAACAAGTGGCACTATGTCTAAGTACGTAGATGCAATCGCTCGTTGGTCCAAATAATTAATAATCAAAACTACTTTTAAAGAGACAAATGTCTATTAAACAACTCCAAGAAAAGTGGGCACCCGTTCTGAATCACGAAGCTCTTCCAGAGATTGACGATTCACATAAGCGTGGCGTAGTCGCACAACTTCTTGAAAACCAAGAAAAAGCACAGATCGAAGAAGGACAAGTCCTTAACGAAACTCTGCAAACAACAGGTTATACCAATGCAAACACAGCTACTGGCGGTGTTGCAGGTTTTGACCCAGTATTGATCAGTCTTATTAGACGTTCAATGCCACAACTAATTGCATATGATATCGCTGGCGTTCAGCCAATGACTGGTCCTACTGGACTTATCTTTGCGATGAGAACTAACTACGGTTCAGAGCGTAGACCTGCGAACAGTGACTTCAGAGAAGCAATGTTCAACGAGCCTAACGCTGGTTTCTCTGGTGGAAAGGGCACAGGATTATCAAACTACGATCCTACTGCTTCTTCTTCTGGTGTTAACGACGCTGAAGGTGCTAACCCTGGACTTCTTAATGATTCTCCTGCTGGTACTTACGAGCAGACAGGCGATTCTACTGGTATGACAACCGCTACGGTTGAAGCACTAGATGATTCATCTGCGAACAATGAATTCCGTGAAATGGGATTCGCCATTGAGAAGGTAACTGTAACAGCCAGAGCACGTGCTCTAAAAGCTGAGTACAGCATTGAGCTTGCTCAGGACTTGAAAGCAATTCATGGTCTTGATGCCGAGCAAGAGCTAAGCAACATTCTCTCAACAGAGATCCTTGCTGAAATCAACAGAGAAGTTGTTAGAACTATCTACACAAACGCTGTTGCTGGTGCTCAAAACAATACTGCTACTGCTGGTATCTTCGACCTTGACGTTGACTCAAATGGTAGATGGTCAGTTGAGAAATTCAAAGGACTTCTTTTCCAGATAGAAAGAGATGCTAACGCTATCGGTCAGCAAACTCGTCGTGGGAAGGGCAACATCTTGATCTGCTCTGCAGACGTTGCTTCTGCTCTAGGAATGGCTGGAGTTCTTGACTATGCTCCTGGTCTACAAGGTAACAACGCTTTGACTGGTGTAGATGATACATCTTCAACTCTAGTTGGTACTCTTAACGGTAAGATCAAGGTCTACGTTGATCCTTATTCTGCTAACGTTGCTGATAAGCACTTCTACGTTGCTGGATACAAAGGTACTTCACCTTATGATGCTGGATTATTCTATTGCCCATATGTACCTCTACAGCAGGTCAGAGCAATTAATCCTGACACCTTCCAACCAAAAATTGGATTTAAGACTCGTTACGGTATGGTTTCAAACCCATTCTCAGGTGGTCTTACCCAAGGTTCTGGTGCTCTTACAGCGAATGCTAACAAGTACTACAGACGTACACAAGTTGCTAACATCATGTAATCCAAGTATTACATATACTAATCAGAGACTCCTTCGGGGGTCTCTTTTTTTGTGCTATATTACGTGAGTTGGTGAGGGACTATCGCATATTGGTTAATGCCCACTGCTTATAACGGTGTGAAACGGGTTCAATTCCCGTTAGTCCTATCTGACTCAGTAGCTCAAAGGATAGAGCAATTGCCTTCTAAGCAATTGGTTGTAGGTTCGAGTCCTACCTGAGTCGTTAGGGAGTGTAGTCCAACGGCAGAGACAGGAGACTTAAAATCTCTACAGTGTGGGTTCGAATCCCACCACTCCTATATTGATATTAACACATACTTTTAACTTGTATAAATATCTCAGTTTGACCAATAATAATGACAAGTCTAATTGACCCAAGAAAATACTCCGATGCAGTTGACCTATTAAGGTCATTTTTTTTGTCTAAAAATTTTCTAGAAGTCCATACTCAGAATCGTTTAAGTATCCTTGCTGCCTGTGAAGATCCAGAAACAGTAGCAACATATAATTATGGTGGTAATATATGGCCACTACCACAGACAGGACAGATGTGGTTAGAACATGAATTACTTTCCAACCCCAAAGAAGAGGGGTTTTTCTGTGTATCAACATCATACAGAGCAGAACCTAATCCTGTACCAGGTAGGCATGAAACTATATTCCCCATGTTTGAATTTGAAATGAAGGGAGGTGTTGAAGAACTTAAATTAATGGAGATAGAATTGTGTGAATGGTTAGGTCTACCATTAGACAAAGGAAATATACAGACTTATGATGATTGGACTAATCAATTCAACACTAAAGAACTAGACCATGATCATGAAGAAAAGATTGGTCGTGGTATGATTACTGACTTCCCTGAGTGGACATCACCTTTCTGGAACATGGCACGTAATGAAGATGGTACCAGTAAGAAGATTGATGTTATATTAAATGGTATGGAAACTATCGGTAGTGCTGAACGTAGTACTGATAAAGATCAGATGCGTGATACATTCTATACTATATCAGATGGACAGTATGCTCAACTGATTATTGATTTGTTTGGTAGAAGTAGGGTAGAAGCAGAACTTGAAAAGTTCTTATCATTTGACTTCTTCCCTAGATCTGGTGGAGGCATCGGTATGACTCGTATAATATCAGCCCTTGAATAGGGCTCTTTGTGAGGTGGCGAAACGGTAAACGCTCTAGTCTGTTTAACTAGTGTCTCTGGCGGGACTTGTAGGTTCGACTCCTACCCTCACAGTTTAAAAAAAATATTTAGGTATATATTAGTAGGCATTTATTTTTGTTAAATGTATCAGGGAATACAGACACAATTTGCATAAATAATATCAGTCAGGGAAACCTACACACAAGAGGAACAACCAGATGCACTGAAACTTCTATACATCATGAGTAAAGTTAAAAAGGAGAACAAGTATGCATAACGTCTTATCGCAAAACAACATGGCAGAATGGAATCATCACACGTCTTATCAAGACAAACTATTAGATGATTATTATGAATGTCTAATAGAATGCGAGACAGACCAACCCAGTTGTAAGCGAATCTGTAAAGAGATTCTCATTTAAAAAATAAAAGGTAATTAAGAGGACTCTTCGGAGTCCTTTTTTATTGGGTGCATAAATATTAATGGAACAAGAATAGTCTAATGGCAAACTGGTACTCAGACCAATTAACAAATAGAAACTTTCTTTCTCCGATAGGATTTTTATTCCTTTTGGATAAAGCTAGAAAGGTATCTTTCTTGTGTCAAAAAGCAGAAATTCCTACTGTAGAACTGGGACAAGTTGAGATTCCAACTAGGGGTTTAGTTCCTATTCCAGTTGAAGGGAATATGCGTTACAGTGAATTTTCTATGGAGTTTATTGTTGATGAAGATTTAAGAAATTATATGCAAATCCATAACTGGATGAGAGCATTAGGAACTCCTCAAGAATTTAAAGAAAGAAGAGTTTGGATAGACAAGTATGCAGATAGTCCTTCAGAAGATCCTAGATTTTCAGATGCTACATTACAGGTATTAAACAACAATAACATTGCAAATTTCGATGTTGTATTTAAAGACATGTTTCCTGTGAGTTTATCATCACTACCATTTGATGTTACTGGTGGTGATAATGATTACTTCACTTCAACAGCAACATTTAGATATACACTATACGAAATAAGAAATACAAACTCACAAACAAAACGATAACCTATTGATTTTTTCTATATTATGAATTTAGAAACATTGCAGAACATGTGGAAGTCTGATTCTAAATTAGATGATGATCTACATGATAGTGATTCCTTAGCAATTCCTCAACTTCATATGAAGTATATGGAGTTCCATAATCAATATTCTCTTATGAAAAAGGAAAAGGATATTGAAATTAAACGTATGATTAAAGAGAAGTGGTTGTACTATAAAGGTAAGGCACCATCTTCCATCTATAAGGAGATGCCATTTGATCTCAAACTTACTACTAAAGAAGAGATCTCAATGTTTATTGAAGCGGATGAGGATATAGGAAAACTTAAGTACAAGATTGAATACATAGACCAAGTGCTCTTCTTTTTAGATGGTGTTTTGCGTATGATTAATAATCGCACGTATCATATTAAAAATGCTATTGAGTGGAAAAAATTTCAAAGTGGTTTTTAATAATGAATTATGGACTTTTTTACAAGGAAGTATCCTTCAACACTCAGTCAATTAACATAGTACGAAAAGCAATATCACAAGATTTAAAATTTACTAAAGGAGAATTGCATAGCAGTCAAAGATCGACTAGGAGTTCTGAGGTAGCGTGGTTGAGAGATATGGATCTCTTGTCTATGCTTATGCGTATGTCTAAACAGATTAATAGAAGTGCAAACTGGAATGTAAGGATTGATGGTATAGAACCAGTACAATTTGGTATCTATGGAAAGGGAGATTTTTATGACTGGCATGTGGATCAACATCCAAAACCTGTCAGGGGAATGGTGAGAAAAATTAGTATGTCTCTCTTTCTCAATGATGACTATGAAGGAGGGGAGTTTGATTTGGAGATATATAGACCAGATGCAGACCCAAGGTATAAAACTTTTAAGTCAAAACCTTGGTCTGCTATTTTTTTCCAAGGTGACCAATGGCATAGGGTTCGCCCTATCACCTCTGGAGTTAGAAAATCTATTGTAGCATGGTTTTATGGACCTCCTTATTCGTAAGAAGAATGAAGTTTATTTGAAAGTTGAAGCGGAGCCTCATCTCCATAAAGAGGCAGCAGAATTTTTTACCTTTGAAATCCCCTCTGCAAAGTACATGCAAAGAACGAGGAGATACAAAGGTTGGGACGGTAAAGTACGGTTATACTCACCTGCTACTGGGGAGATCTATTGCGGTTTAGTAGATTATCTAACTGACTGGGCAAAGGAAAGGGGATATCAGTATCAGTTCGAGGAATCTCAATACTTTGGACATCCCAAGGATCAGAACGATCTAATAACTCCTCAGTCTGTAGTTGGATTTGTTCAAGCACTGGGTCTGCCTTCGGGATTAAAGGTTCGGGACTACCAATATTCAGCAATATACGAGTCCCTACTATACAACAGACGGCTCCTATTGTCCCCAACTGCCAGCGGGAAATCATTAATGATTTATGCATTGGTTCGGTTTCATGTAAATGTTAAACGGAATGTACTTATTATAGTACCAACTACGTCTCTTGTCGAACAAATGTACAAAGACTTTACAGAGTATGGTTGGAATACTGAGTACCATTGCCATAAGATATATGCTGGAGAAGAAAAATATACAGACCATGATGTAGTTATATCAACTTGGCAGTCCTTATATAAGGAACAAAGAAAATTTTTTGATAGGTTTGATGTTGTTATAGGTGACGAAGCACATTTGTTTAAAGCAAAGTCATTGACTAGATTGATGTCTAAGTTGCATAGTTGTAAATATCGTATTGGATTTACTGGTACATTAGATGGATCGGACACTAATCAATTAGTATTAGAGGGTGTGTTTGGTAGATGTTCAAAGGTTACTAAGACATCTGATCTAATGAAAAAAGGACATGTTTCTAAACTTAAAGTAAAAATTCTTTTGTTAAAGCATGAAGAAAAAATCTTTGAGGGGTACCAAGATGAAATGGATTACCTCTGTGAACATGAACAACGTAATAAATTTATTCGCAATTTAGCGTGTGACCTTAAGGGAAACACACTGGTACTATTCAATTACGTGGAGAAGCACGGTCTCCCTCTGTATGAGATGATAAATAATTATACTGATAGACCAGTACATTTAGTTTATGGAGGAGTTGATGTTGATGACCGAGAAGAAATACGGAGGTTGGTTGAAAATGAAACTGATCAAATTATTGTCGCCAGTTATGGTACTTTCAGTACTGGGATTAACATTAAGCGGTTGCACAACCTCGTCTTCGCCTCCCCAAGTAAGTCCAGAGTCCGTAACCTCCAGTCTATCGGGAGGGTACTTCGACAGTATAGGGGAAAAGAAGTAGCAACATTATATGATATTGCAGATGACATTTCTACAGATCGTGGGAATAATTACACATTGAATCATTTAATGGAAAGAGTCAAAATCTACAATCAAGAAAATTTTAATTATGAACTCATAGATGTAAAATTAAAATCTAATGATTAGTTACGCAAAACACGAAGAAGAATTTTACGGAGTTTTCAAACTCGTCAGTGGAGAAGAAGTACTAGGTAAAGCAGTGCTTACGGAAGATAGTGGAGAAACACTTTGCTTTGTTCAAAATCCTGTTTCTACAGTAGTTATTAATAATAAAGATGATTCTGGTCGCAACATTCGGGGTGTTGGGTTTGCGAAGTGGATGCAATTTTCCGACGAGGATTTTTATATCATAAGAGAAAAGGATGTTTTAACAGTATCATCTATGAGTAAAGAAATTTCATTTATGTATGAAGCATTTATTCAAAGTGAAACTAAAGGTAAACCAAAAAAAGATGACTTACAAATTAATCCCGAACCCAATATGGGTTACCTAGGAAAAATTGACAAGGCAAGAAATCTCTTTGAAAAAATATATAAGTTTGATCCTATTGAACCCAAATAGAATTATCCGCTGAACCCTTACACGGTTAGTGTACATCAAATTGACAAACGTGTCAAGCCCTGATATAATATATACAAAGCAAGACACCTATGAAAAAAATAAAAAAGCAAAAACAACATTATGTTGACAACCAAGAGTTTCTTGCTGCTATTATCAAATATAAAGAAAGAGTATATAATGTTGCTGTAAAGGAGATTGAAGGTCTTGCTGACATGGATCCTGATGAGCAGTTTGCTACTTTAAAGAGTTGGAAAAGTAAAAGTAAACCTAGAGTAGGAAACTATATTGGAAGTTGTTTTTTAAAGATTGCTACTCACTTGTCGTACAGACCGAACTTCATCAATTACATGTATAAGGATGATATGGTTTGTGATGGTATAGAGAATTGTATACAATATATTGATAATTTTAATCCAGCAAAGTCTAAGAACCCATTTGCTTATTTTACACAGATAGTGTATTATGCATTCTTACGTCGTATTGCTAAAGAGAAACGTCAGTTGGATATTAAAGATAAAATTTTAGAAAAGTCAGGATACGATCACGTGTTCACAGTTGACGGAGAAGGTGGAGCTGACTATAATCAAATTAAGAATCGTGTTGAAATGAATTTAAAAAGATAATTAATGAAAGTCTTATTAATAACAGATCAACACTTTGGTGTACGTAATGACAATCAAAATTTTATTGATCATTACCGAAAGTTTTATAGTGAAGTTGTGATCCCTTTTGTGGATGCAAATAAAATTGATACTATTATTAATCTAGGTGATACGTTTGATAAACGTCGATCTATTAATTTTATGTCATTGGATGCAGCAAAGGAAATGTGGTTTGATCCTCTTAAAGAGAGGAATGTTAAAATGCATATGCTTGTAGGTAATCATGACATCTATTACAAGAACACTTTAAAGGTTAATGCTCCAACTGAATTACTTGGAGAATACGAAAACATAACTGCCTATACAGAACCTACTACAGTCATCTTTGATGGTCTTCCTATACTCATGTTACCTTGGATATGTGATGAGAACTATGATGAATCTCTACGAGCTGTTACTGAAAGTTCTGCTGATATCTGTATGGGTCATTTGGAACTTAATGGTTTTGAAGCACATCCTGGACATACTATGACAAATGGTATGGACGTTAAACATTTTTCTAGATTTAAAAAAGTGTTTAGTGGTCACTATCATATGAAATCTACTAAGAAAAATGTTACATATCTTGGAAACCCCTACCAACTTTACTGGAATGATTACGGCACTAAGAGAGGCTTTCATGTCTTTAACACAGACACTCTACGATGTACTTTCCATAGAAATCCCTTTGACACTTTTCATAAGTTGTATTATAATGGTGGAGTTGTACTTCCGAATGAGGACGAAGTTAAAGGAACGTTCGTCAAACTCATTGTAGAAGACAAGGGTGACTATTCAAAATTTGACTACACTGTTAGTCAACTTCAAGACATGGGTCTTGGTGATTTAAAAATCATTGAAGACTTAAGTGTAGAAGTAGAGAATGGTTCTAGAATGATGGAAACCGAAGATACAATGACTCTTCTTGATAACTACATAGATGGAATAGATCTTAAGGTTAACAAGTCGAACGTTAAAAATGTTATGAGGTCGTTGTATATGGAGGCAGCAGAAATCTGATGTTTGTTTTATCAGATATAAAATCTGGCGGTATCTATGCTATAAAAAGCAAAGACCGTAAAAAAACAGTGACTGTATTTGAAGACTATGAAGATGCTGAAAGGTATGCTGGACAATTAGAAGCAGAAGATTATGAAGATAACTTAGAAATTATTGAGTGTGATCCTACTGTCATTTCTATAAATTGTAATACATATGGATATACTTATTTAATTATTAAAAAAGACGATCTTATTATCCCACCTTAATGATTACATTTGAAACTATTCGCTGGAAGAACTTCCTATCTACAGGAGACCAGTGGACTGAGATTGATTTTTGTGAGTCACCCTCAACATTAATTGTGGGGTCTAATGGTGCTGGAAAATCCACTATGTTGGATGCTCTTTGTTTTGCTTTGTTTAACAAACCATTTAGAAAGATTAATCGTGGACAGTTAGTAAACAGTATTAATGAAAAAGGTTTAAAAGTTGAAGTATGTTTTTCTATAGGCAAAGATGAATACAGAGTTTTCAGGGGTGCAAAACCCAATCTCTTTGAGGTTTACAAAAACAATAAGATGGTTGACCAAGATGCTGCTGCCAAAGACACGCAGAAGTATCTGGAGCAATCAGTCCTCAAACTTAACTACAAAAGTTTTACCCAAGTCGTCATACTTGGTTCATCCACATTTGTACCCTTCATGCAATTGGGAGCAAGTGTCAGGAGAGAAGTTATTGAAGATCTACTCGACATCCAGATCTTCTCAAACATGAATTCCTTGCTGAAGGATAGAGTTCGTTCAGCACAAAGTCAAAGTAATGATTGTGGACACATGCTTCGTCTCACAAAGGAGAAAGTAGAAAGTCAACAGAAGTTACTTGATTCATTAAAAGAAGTTAATCATAATCGTCAAGAAGAAAAACGTAATCGATATAATAAAAATTCTAAAAGTATTGAAGAAGTAAAATCTAATCATATTAAACTTAGAGATGAGATTCTAGTTCTTGAAGAAGAAGTGGGTGATGTTGAAGTTCAGAGAAAATTTGTTCGTAAACTTCGTCAAGGTCAAGCAGATAAAAAATCTGAACTTAAGATAATTGCAAACAATCTTAAGTTCTTTAAGAGTCATGATCAATGTCCTACATGTACACAAAGCATTAGCACCACTTTTAAAAACAATCAAGTTGATAATTTAACTGGTTCTGGAACAACAATTGCTACTGAGATTGAAGCGTTTACTCAAGACATCACTGAAGCAGTGAGTGTTATTACTAAGATAGAAGAGACTTCTGCAAAACTATATGAAGTTCGTAGTGATGCTACTGCACAAGAACGAGAACTTGTTCGTCTTGAAAAGGAGAACCTTGAGATCTCTAAACAGATTCTCGAACTTCAGCAAAGCACTCCTAACATTGATCAAGAAAAAGAAACTTTACAGGGGTATCTTGCTGAGTATAAAACAACTGAAAAAGATTGTGCTGAAGTCAATCAACAGTTGGATGAGTTCCAAGTTGTATCTTCTTTATTAAAAGACTCTGGTATTAAGAGTCAGATTATTAAAAAGTACGTTCCTATCTTCAACCAACTAATTAACAAATACCTTTCATCTATGGAATTTTTTGTTAACTTTACATTGGATGAAGAGTTCAATGAAGTTATCAAGAGTCGTTTCCGTGATGAGTTTTCTTATGCATCATTCTCTGAAGGTGAGAAGCAAAAGATTGACTTAGCACTTTTGTTCACTTGGAGGGAAGTTGCTAGGATGAAGAATAGTGTTGCTACTAATCTTCTTATTCTTGATGAGGTATTTGATAGTTCACTTGATTCTTCTGGTACTGGAGAACTTCTCCAAATATTAAAAAGTCTTGGAGACGGAACAAATGTATTTGTTATTTCTCATAAAGGTGATATACTAGTAGATAAGTTCTTACGAACTTTAAAGTTTGAGAAAGTCAATGATTTCTCAAAAATGTCAGATGAGTCATGAATGAAGTATACTGCATACCAAATGTTCTCTCTGAAGAACAACGCATTAAATTAATTGAAGATTCTAAACCTTTGTTATTGACAAGTGAAGAAATCTGTAAAGCAACAGGTGCAAACGGATATTTTCCTGGCAAACAAACTTTATCATTTCTTCATGAAAATCCTAAATTTTATGATATATTTAATATTTTTTAGGTAAAATAACAGATCAACTTTCTATTAGATTTGATATTGATAGAGCATGGATAAATTTTACTGATGGTGATAAAAGTTGTGAACTTTGGCATAATCACATTGGTGCAATATATTCAGTAGTGTATTATGCAACAGCATATAATTGCGGTACTCAATTTGAAAATCAATTTGTAGAAACTGAAATTAATAGTATGCTAATATTTCCCTCTGACCTAATGCATACGGCACCAGTATCAAATGTTAGATATGACCGATATGTTTTAGCAATGGATTTGATATAACCACTAAATAAATTATCCATGTAACCTTAAATACTTTATGCTTTCAACACAATATCGTTTAAGACTAACAGCAATCTGTAAGGACATAGGTGCTGGAGTTGAGGTTAGTCTGGAAGATATGATCTGGGCAGAGAAATTGTCCAAAGCAAACACCGCAGCAAGAGGTATGCTAAACACAGCAAGAAGAATAAGTAATGATCCTACTGATTCTTTTCTGAATGAGTTGAATATAGGAGACCCCGACTCAACTCATCATCGAAGGGGTTTCGGAGATCCTCAAGATGTGGTAGACTGGTTCCATAATGAACGGTCTGATGATTGGAGGCAACGTGATTGAATACACTGAACCAGCAACAGATAAAATGAAACTAAGAGCAGATTCTCTTAGAATTCTAATGGCACAATTCGGTAATGATGGAAAATCAGTATATGAATGTGCAGAAGACTGGTGTAGTAAACAATATACTACAGCAGGTCTTGTCAAATATTATGAAGCATATTATTCTAAAAAAACAAAATGACTAAACCAATTGAAAGTTCGGAACAATTGATTCAACGTTTTACTAAACGTACTATGCAGTTGTCTCAGAGAAAACAAGAATTACAAGAAGCATATGATGAGTATGTAAAGTTAGAAAGAGATCTAACTAGACTTGAAGGTTCTATGCAAGCAATTGAATATGTTGCATACGGTAAGATGCCTGGTGATGGTAACCATGATAAATTCAAGGATCATAGACCAGTTAAGCATAACGATCTAGGTTCATTAGACTAATGGATAGTGAACGTAAGCAAAGGATCATACAACGCATAGAAGAATTGACACTTCTACTGAATGGAACCTTTAGCAAGAGAAGTACTTATAGTAGTACAGGTCTACAAACTCAAAAAATTGTAATCGAATACGATCATCACCAAACGAAATGAAAGCAATTATCTACAGCGACAGAAATATTGAATCTGGAAGAGCAGAACAACTTTTAAAGTCTGTTCGTTTTGATGAGTTGGTTACATATCATCTTGATGATGATTTCAATAATACTCAATTTCAATCTGAGTTTGGTTGTGATGCACCTTATCCCCAGATCACTATTGGTACAGAACATGTCGGTGGATTGAAAGATACCCTTCATTACTTAAGTAAGAAGGGATTAATTTCATGACAAAAAAACATAGTTACAAGAATCCTTCTAAGGCAAGACATGATCTTGCTTCAGTAGAGGCACAAGTAACTAAGGGTAAAAAGTATTATGATAAGGATGGGTGGGAGATCTCTCCACCTATAAGTGATAGAGAATGTATCTATCGGTGCTTAGAGAATTGTGAGTCACTTGCTGGACTTGATAAAAAACAAGTACAGAGATTGATGGAAGACTTTAAGACTAAGAAAACTGAATTTGTACGCAATGAGGAGTACCCTGTATTATGACTCAAAAGATTGACACTCAGGGAATGAGTGGTGAAGCAGTTGAAGGATGTAAGGATAATGTATATCCTCGTGATGAGAATGGTGAACCAATCTATCCACCAATGGATATTAAACCATTGACTTTGATTGAACCTAAATTAAAGGAAGAACTCAAGGCATTAATTAATGAAGTCCTTGATGAAAGGGAGTATCAAAAGAAACTTAATGGTCCTTATGATATGCCCGAATACTCTTATCGTTTAGACGAGTTACAAGAATGAAATTAGTAGTGTTATGTTCTGGCAACGGAACCAACTTCGAAAACATAGTTACTAATCCATTATCCAATAAGCATGAAGTTGTGCTTATGATACACAATAAAGAAAAATGTAATGCAGTCAAACGTGCTGCAAAGTTTGGTATACCTCATATTCATATACCTCATAAAAATGAGGATCTTATGATAAGAACTATTAGAGCATTTGCTCCTGACCTGATAGTATTGGCAGGGTATATGAGAATACTATCACCTAGATTCGTAGGATCATTTGAAAATATAATTAATGTTCACCCATCTTTACTACCAAAGTTTAAAGGTGCTCATGCTATTGAACAAGCATTGGAGTCTGGTGATACTGAAACAGGAGTTACTGTACATTACGTTACTGAAGAACTTGACTCAGGTGAAGTAATATTACAAACTAAAGTGCCCATTCTACCTAATGATGATGTCAAGTCCTTGACAAAAGCGATTCAACGAGTAGAATATGGTATCTTGCCACAAGCAATCAACCTATGTGCCAGTTCAGAAACTGTCCCAAGAGTTGCACATTCCGATCTCCGTCTGCTATAATAAAAGAGTAATCAAGGGAAACGGATGAACACACAAGAGGTAAAAGGAACTCTCGCCAAACTGTTGGCAACCGAAAACCTTACTGTGGAACACCGTAGGGTAAGCACTGCTTGCTTTGATGTTGATAAGCGTTTATTGATTCTTCCTATCTGGAAGACTGCCTCTAATACCATCTATGACCTTCTAGTAGGACATGAAGTAGGTCATGCTCTCTATACACCTAATAAAGACTTCGGAGATGCTCCAAAGGATTTTGTGAATGTATTAGAGGATGCTCGTATTGAGCGTATGATGAAAGTAACTTATCCTGGTCTTCGTAAGTCCTTCTTTGAAGGGTATCGTGAATTGTGGAATGATGATTTCTTTGGTGTAAAGGGTGAAGATCCTGCAGAGTTATCTTTGATTGATCGTATCAATCTTTACTTTAAAGGTAATTCAAGCATTCCGTTTAGTGATGAAGAAAAAGTATGGGTTAACCGTACAGCAAATACTAAATCTTTCCAAGATGTTACTGACCTTGCTGTAGAACTTTATGAATATTGTTCTGAGAAACAGGACGCAAAAGAATTAGATGAGATGCCTGAGGTTCCTGACAATCTCGATGATCTAGAAGGTTCTAATTTTGAACAGGAATTTGATATTAATGATAGTGATGATGGAGAATCAGAAGAAGAAAAAGGAGAAGGTGAAGTAAATACACCTCGTAGTGAATTGACAGATGAACAGTTAGATGAGTTAGAAGATAGAATGTATGATGATCATATAGGTGGAAAGACAAGTACTCCTGATGAAACTCAGAGTGTTACAGACTCAGCATTCACTCAAGCACTTGAAACTCTTATTGATGATAATGCTAAGGAGTGGGTATACCTTACTGTTCCCAATCCTAAGGTTGAAGACTATACTATTCCTCATACTGAGATTCAAGAAAATCTATACAACCATTTTTACGATCCTAATCAGAGTGAGAAGTGGTTTGAGAATGTTGAGTATGGTGTAGATCATTACAACACTTTCAAGAAAGATGCTCAAAAAACTGTCAACTATCTATGTAAGCAGTTTGAAATGAGGAAGTCTGCAGACGAGTATCGTCGTGCTGCAACTGCCAAGACAGGTGTTATTGATACTAACAAATTACACACTTACAAATACAACGAAGATATCTTTAAGAAGATCACCGTTGTTCCTGAAGGTAAGAATCATGGTTTGGTAATGTTCCTTGACTGGTCTGGTTCTATGCAGTCTCAGTTACTTGACACTCTAAAGCAAACTTACAATCTAATTTGGTTCTGTCAGAAGTCTGGTATTCCTTTTAGATTATATGCTTTCCAGTCTGGATTTAGTTCTTATGGTTATGATCATAACTCTAGTATTAGTACTCAGCAGAAAGAGGGTGAACTTTCTATGGGTGATGACTTCCGTCTATTTGAGTTCTTCTCTTCTCGCCAGAATAAGCAGTCTCTAGAGAAGTCTATGCAACTAGTATACCTTCAAGCGTTTGCTATGGGTGGATGGAGACTTTCTTACTATCAACAGTATACTCTAGGTGGAACTCCTCTTGCAGAAGCAATCTATTGCACTCGCAACATTGTTGCTAAACTTAAGGAAGTTGAGCGTGTTAGTAAAGTTAATGTTATTTGCTTGACTGATGGAGAATCAAATCCTATGAGTTACATTCATAAGTTCGATGATACTCATGAGTATCGTGCTGGTGAATATAGTGAACAATATCTTTGTCATGCTCATGGTAAGGTATTCTTCCTTCGTGATCCTAAGACTGGTTACAGTCGTAAGATCTCACCTCATCCTTATGATACTACAAAGGAGATTGTATCTTTCTATCGTGAAATTACTAATTACAATTGGGTTGGTATTCGCCTATGTAGTAAATCAGAACTAGGTAGACTTGTAAGAGAATTTTCTTATGAGGATTCTGCTTCTATTGATAAGCAATGGAGGAAAGATCGTTTTGCTTCTATTAAAGAGAAAGCAGGATTTACTGAAGCGTTCTATATGCCAGATAAGAATACTGGTCTAGGAACTCAAGACCTTGAGGTAAAATCGAAAGCAGAAGTTGCTACTAAAGCAGAACTAACTCGTGCATTCAAAAAGCACATGGGTTCTAAAATGACCAACAAAACTATCCTCAATGCATTCATTGAGCAAATCGCATGAAATGTAAAGTAACCCTTTTCAAAGCAGGTACAATTTTTGATGAAATTGTTATTGCTACAGATTATGAAGATGCCAAAGAAGTTGCTTTGGCACGAAACCCAAATGCCACTATAATGGGGGTAACAGCAGTATTTGAATGAACATTTTTGTTACTGATCCTGACCCTGTTGTATCAGCACAATGTCTTCCTGACAAGCACATAGTCAAGATGCCTTTAGAGACCTGTCAAATGCTCTCTATTGTTGCGTCTGCTAGTTGGGGTCATGGGTATGGTCATTTACCTAAGAAGAAAACTGGTACATGGTATGCTACTGCTAAGGGTGCCTTTCGTAATCATCCTTGTACTATCTGGGCACAGTCCAACTTTCGTTGGTTGATCAAGCATGGTCTTTCTCTATGTGAAGAGTATACACATAGATACAATAAGATACATTCGTGCCAACTTACTCTGGAGTACGCTGATATCATATTTCCTGATATCGAATGTCCTACTCCTTTTACACGTGCTATGCCTGATGAGTATAAACATGACACAAGCATTGACACTTTTACTGCTTACAAGAATTACATTAGCAGCAAACCTTGGGTTGCATCTAATTATCTTCGTGACCCATCCCGACAACCAGATTGGGTGACAGTTAAATAAGTGTCCACTAGACCCTCCCATTCGGGGGGGTTTCCTGTTATAATATGTGTATAGACAACAAAGGAACTGTATGACTTTCGCCCCAAACCCTGTGACCACTGAGCAATTAGTTCAGTATCTTTCTGACCATGTTGGAGATGAAGTTGGATGCAAGAATGTTAAAGAGGCAGCAAGTCAATTAAAACTATCTTATGCCACCGCTTGTAAGCGTTTGAAGTCTTATAAAGCAGGTATTGGTAAGTGGAATTTGACTGCTGAACAAATTGAAAAAGCATATGAAGCACCTGCTGTAAATTCTGCTGCAAACTACATACCTGAAAAGGATGAATCATATGTTCCTTTTGGTAATTTCAATAGTCTACGCAAAGTTATTTCATCTCGTAAGTTTTATCCTACATTTATTACTGGACTCTCTGGCAATGGTAAAACAATGTCTGTTGAGCAAGCATGTGCTTCAGCAAAGAGGGAATTAATTCGTGTCAACATCACAATCGAAACGGATGAAGATGATCTTATTGGTGGGTTCCGTCTTGTTAATGGTGATACTGTTTGGCACAATGGACCAGTCTTGGAAGCTCTTGAAAGGGGAGCTGTGTTGCTTCTAGATGAGATTGATTTAGCATCTAATAAGATCTTGTGTCTACAGTCTGTCCTAGAAGGTAAAGGAGTATTCCTTAAGAAAATTGGCAAGTATGTAAATCCTTCTAAGGGATTCACTGTTATTGCAACTGCAAATACTAAAGGTAAAGGTTCCGAGGATGGTCGTTTTGTTGGAACTAATATTCTTAATGAAGCATTCCTTGAGAGATTCCCTATCACATTTGAGCAAGAGTATCCATCTGCTACTATTGAGACTAAGATCTTACTTAATGCTGGATGTGAGCAAGAGTTTGCTGATAACCTAGTCAAGTGGGCAGGTATTATTCGTAAGACTTTCTTTGATGGTGGAGTGGATGAGGTCATCACAACTCGTCGTTTGGTTCACATTGTTCAGGCATTTGATATCTTCGGCAATCGTTTAGATGCTATCACTAAGTGTGTCAATCGTTTTGATGATGATACTAAACAATCTTTCTTAGATCTCTATACTAAGGTTGACGCAGGAGAAGAATCAGAGTATACTGAGGAGGAGAAATAAAATATGATGAAGTACAATGAAAATGAGATCTTGAAAGAGGTCTCTGATTATATCAGTGGGACTTACAGAGGTCACTACTCCTCAAACAATGTTCAAACACTTGACTTGATTGATTCAGTAGGTGACGCAGAGGCATTCTGTAGATCTAACATATTGAAATATGCCTCAAGGTATGATAGAAAGGGTACAGCACGTAAGGACATCATTAAGATTATCCATTATGCTGTACTCCTTCTACACTTTAATGATAAGACTGCTGCAGCAAATGCTCTCCAGTCCACCTCCACTCCTTTCTCCGTTGATTATGACAAGTAAATGACAGTAATTACCAAACCAACAATTGAAGTCCTTAAGAACTTTTGTTCTATTAACAAATCTATTGTTATTAAACCTGGCAATCAAATTGCTACGCTTAGTATTAATAAGAATATACTTGCTATTGCTGATGTTGAAGAACAGTTTGACTCCCAAATTTCCATCTATGATCTGGGAGTATTCCTTGGAGGTCTATCTTTATTTGATCAACCAAAGATCGATACTACAGATTCAAATTATGTCACTGTAAGTGATCAGCGTGGTAAGTCTAAGACTCGTTACTTCTATGCTGACCCTGATATAATTACACAACCTCCAGAGAAAGAGATTACCATTCCTTCTGTGGATGTTAAGTTCCGTCTTGAGGCAGGTATTTTGCAGCAACTTCAACGTGCTGCTATGGTCTATCAATTACCAGACCTATGTCTTTATGGAGATGGTACTGAGATGAGTCTATGTGTAACTGATAAGAAGAATGATACTTCTAATAATTACTCAGTTCAGGTTGGTGTTAGTGATGATGAGTTCTGTTATTGTTTTAAAGTTGAGAATTTAAAACTTCTTGCTGGAGATTATAATGTAACTATTAGTAAGCAGAATGTTGCTCTCTTCCAAGGTAGTGGCATTAAATACTTTATTGCTTTGGAACCTAATGCCTAATGATTTTTTATGGGTAGAGAAGTATCGTCCGAAAACTATTGAGGACTGTATACTTCCTACAGATGTGAAGAGTACCTTTAAAGGTTTTGTAGATCAGGGTGAGATTCCCAATCTATTACTTTCTGGTACTGCTGGTGTAGGTAAGACAACCATTGCTAAAGCACTATGTAACGAATTGGGAGTAGATAGTTATGTCATTAATGGGTCTGATGAGGGTAGATTCTTGGACACTGTACGCAATCAGGCAAAATCCTTTGCTGCTACTGTTTCTCTTACATCTACATCTCGTCATAAAGTTCTCATTATTGATGAAGCAGACAATACGACAGCGGATGTACAACTACTCCTCAGGGCATCGATTGAAGAGTTTCAAAAGAACTGCAGGTTCATATTCACGTGTAACTTTAAGAATAAAATCATAGAACCATTACATAGTAGAACAACAGTAATAGATTTCAATGTCCGTGGAAAAACTAAACAAACTCTGGCGGCAGAGTTCTTTGAAAGATGTAGAGATATCTTGTCCAGAGAGAAAGTACGGTTCAATGACAAAGTGGTTGCCACAGTCGTCCAACAATACTTCCCAGACTTCAGAAGAGTCCTTAACGAACTCCAGAGATATAGCTCTACAGGTGATATCGACACTGGAATCCTTGCAACGTTAGGTGATGCTAAGATAGATACACTGGTAGATGCATTAAAGAATAAGAAGTTTAATGATGTGAAGAAGTGGGTTACTCAGAATCTTGATAGTGATCCTGTTTCTATAATGCGTAAATTATATGACAATCTGTCCTCTGTGATGGATGGTCCTAGTGTTGCTGCAGCAGTATTAATTATTGCTGAGTATCAATACAAGTCTGCCTTTGTGGTGGATCAGGAGATTAACCTCCTTGCTTGTCTAACTCAATTAATGTTGGAGTGTAACTTTAAATGACTTATGAAAATCACAAAGCGACCCTTCTCAATCTCCTAAAGGAGAGAGCATATAAAAAGGGAGCGTATACATTATCATCTGGTCAACGATCAGAGCACTATATTAATTGTAAACCTGTAACACTATCGTGTGAGGGTAACGCACTTCTATCAGCATTGATTTATAGTGAGTTAGATTCTAAGTCAGTAGCAGTTGGTGGTCTCACCCTAGGTGGTGATCCATTAGTTTGTGGTGTTGCTCAGAGAGCATACTATAAGGGTGGTCACATCGATGCTCTTATTATTAGGAAGAATCCTAAAGACTATGGTACAAAGGAAGTCATTGAAGGTTTTAAACCTGATAAGGGTTCTGTTATCACAGTCCTAGAAGATGTTACTACTACAGGTGGCAGTGCTATGAAGGCAGTTAATGTCCTACGTGGTGCAGGTTACACTGTTAACAAGGTGGTTGCTATCGTTGATAGGATGGATAACCATAAGATCTGGGAACATAATAAGATTGAATTTGTATCATTATTCACCCTGCAGGACATTATCAATGACTAAGAAACCATTTGATGACACCAATTGGAGAGAAGAGTACAAAGCATATACAAGTGACTCAAGAGAACTTGAGTTGCTAGAAAATGGACCTCATAGTCTTGCTCAATCATGGAGGATGCAAGCAATGTATGGTAAGTGGAAAAAGATCATGGGTTATAAGGATCCTGAACCACCTAATGTTTCATCATCTTTGAAAGAATTTTTCCAAAAAACTAAAGACCAAGGTATCTAACTATGATTGACTTAAAACTAATACGTTTAATAACTGGCGAAGAGATTATCGCTGAAGTTGTAGATTGGAAGAACGGTATTCTAACTATTCAGAATGCTCTAACTATAATTCCACATCAGGATCAGGTAGGGTTTGCTCCATGGGCAACTGTTATTGATCCAGAATTTCCTGAGATTGCTTTGGATATGAAACATGTTATCTATTCTGTTGCAGTTGCACCTCAGGTAGTTGAGCAGTATAATAAGATCTTTGGTACAACAAGTGACATTATTACTCCTGGTAAGCAACTAATTTTATGACCTCTTTGAAAACACCTCTTCGTTATCCTGGTGGTAAGTCACGTGCTATTAAAAAGATGGCACAGTTCTTACCAGATATGAGTAAGTATAAAGAGTATAGGGAACCTTTTCTAGGAGGTGGATCTGTTGCTCTTCATATGACACAGACATATCCTCACCTAGAGATATGGGTCAATGATCTATATGAACCTCTAGTAAATTTTTGGCAACAACTACAGGATGAAGCAAATGAAATTACGACCAGACTCAGAACTTTTAAAGGAACATATTCAACTCCAGAAAAAGCAAAAGAACTTTTTTTGGAAAGTAAAGAATTGGTTAACGATGAGCGAGCCAGTCTCGTTACCCGTGCTGTTAGTTTTTATATTGTCAATAAGTGTTCTTTCAGTGGTCTTACCGAATCGAGTTCCTTCTCCAAACAAGCCTCAGACAGTAACTTTAGTTTACGAGGCATAGAAAAATTACCAGAGTATTCTGAGATAATACAGGATTGGGTTATAACTAATCTAACTTATGAAAGAATGTCTTGTGATGATAAAGATGTATTCACTTATCTTGATCCTCCTTATGAAATAAAATCTTCTTTATATGGTAAGAAGGGTGGTATGCACAAAGGATTTGATCACGATGCCTTTGCTCAAGAGTGTGATATGCACACTAATCATATGATGATATCATATAACTCTTCTCAATTAATAAGAGATCGTTTTAAGGAATGGACACCTAGTGAATTCGATCATACTTATACTATGAGATCAGTAGGTGATTATATGAAGGATCAACAGGAACGTAAAGAACTAGTTCTTTTGAATTATGGTATATGAAACAAGAATTTTTAGATGCAAAGTTTGCATTAATACCAAACTTCATCTCTCCTGAACACGCAGAACAATGTGCTAGTGAACTTCGTCATACTATTAGTATAGGTAATTACGAAAGTGATTGGGATGTCGCACCTAATGCATCTTCTATTTCCGACCCTACATTTGGATTGGAAATTATGTGTGATAAAAATTCACTCATAAATGACATTGTTGGTGAGTACCTTGTTCCAACGTATTGTTTTTCTAGAATTTATAGGACTGGTGATTCTCTTCCTAAACATACAGATCGTGCAGCATGTGAAGTATCTTTAACAGTTCATCTGGATGGTGATGCTGAATGGTTATTTGCATGTTATGATAATGAACTCTCATTAAATCCTGGTGATGCTGTTTTGTATCTGGGACATGTAGTTCCACATTATAGGGTTGATCCTTACAAAGGAAAAGAGTATCTTCAATTTTTTATGCATTATGTAAGGACTAGAGGATGTCATAAAGAAGTTTATTTTGATAAACGTGATATGGAAGTTAATGAGAAAAAACTAATGGAGGAACTCTATGGCATATGATGATCGGTATCCTCTTAAGGATTATCTAAACACTATTAATTTTACAAAGAAGAATCTCATGGAGGATGAAGATCCTGCTTGGGAAAAGAATTATACTCCTTTTGTAATCAATAAGTGCATGTCTCATCACATCGATACTGTGATGTATGCAAATGAGATGAATCAATATCCTAACTTAGATAAGAAACTTCAGTACGATTTCTTTATAAATATCGTGAGACCCCGAAAGAGATTTTCTCCTTGGGGTAAAAAACAAACGGTGAAAGATCTTGACCTTGTGAAAAAATACTATGGTTATAGTAGTGATAAAGCAATTCAAGCCTTAAGGATCTTAACTCCAAACCAATTAGATTACATTAAAGAAAAACTGAATAAAGGAGGTAAGAAACTATGAGCGAACAACCTAAAGAAGTTCAATGGACAAAGAATGATATGGTGGAGGTGAACTTAAAGGAACCTGATGATTTCCTTAAAGTTCGTGAGACTCTTACACGTATTGGAGTTGCTTCCAGAAAAGAAAAGAAATTATTTCAATCATGCCACATCCTTCATAAGAAGGGACAGTATTACATAGTACATTTCAAGGAACTCTTCGCCCTTGATGGTAAGAAAGCAAACCTATCTGAGAATGATGTTCAACGTCGAAATCGTATCATCAAACTTTTATCTGATTGGGGTCTAGTAGTTATTGTAAAGGAAGACTCCGTTACAAACGTTGCACCTTTAAGTCAAATTAAAGTTATTGCATACAAAGAAAAGGGTGAATGGACTCTTGAGTCCAAATATAATATCGGTAAGAAAAGGCAACCTTCTGAATAGATATATAATATAGTTACAAATACTTTTCATGGCCGAAGAGATTAAAGAAGAGGTTGTCGAAGAACAACCTGAAGAAAAAAAGAAAGGTTTCTTTGGCAAAGCTAAGGATGCTATACTTCCCGATGCTGACGAGCAAGCTGCTATCATTAGTACATTTGTTCGCATTACCGTTCTTGCCTGGAGCGGCGGAATATTGACTTTAAATTATGTTGCCATACCAGGTGTACCACAGCAGAAAATCGATCCAACTTTCATAGCTTCGGTTTTTACTGGGGTTTTAGCTAGCTTCGGAATTCAGACTGCATCTAAAAAGGGTGACGGTACTATGAAGATGAATGGCAACGGTGGAGGTAATGGAGGTGGCAACGGCGGTGGTCCTACTCAGACTATTCGTATTGAACAAGCACCACTAAAAATCATTGCGGTTGATCCTAACAGCAAAGAAAAGAAAACTTACGAGATTTAAAATCATGCAGAAAATTGTAAATGTACTTGCTATTGCGTCTAGCGTTGTATCTCTTGCCGTTGTTGGCGGTGGTGTCTATCTTTATATTCAAAAGGATGCCATCATAGAGAGTGTTACAGAGAAAGCACTTGGTGGTCTAGGTGGTCTAGGTGGTAGTCTTGGTGGAGATCTTCCTATAGGAACTCCTGATCTTGCTTCACCTATACCTCAAGCAGCAGCACCTGGCGGTGGAAGCATGGGACTTCCTGTTCCAAGTTCACCTTTATAAATTACGAGGATCGTTATGGAAAAAACTAATTTAACAAAATGGTTTGCCCTTGGAGTGGGTGGAATTCTTGGTATCTCTCATATAGGAATGATTGGTATGCTTGCTACTAGAACTAATAGTAGGTTGCCTGATTTAAATATACCTACAGGTGACTATTCTAGTTACGAGGCAGAGGTTGGAGAGGATGGATATAGGATTAGGTACAGAGCAAATGATCCTAAAACTATGTACATCACTAAAGACATCAAGTCTAAAGGTGGATTCCTAGGACTTGCTAATAATACTGAAAAAGTTGTTGAAGAGTATACAATGGATGGTGCTGCACATCATGGTGGTCCTGTTAGTACAAAGAGTGCTTGGATAGATCCAGCAGCACTTGCATATACAGGAGGAACTGCTGACGCAGAGGGAAAGTCAACTGCCAGAACCGAAGCTTGTATAAAGGCGGTAGGTGGTGGCGAACAATCAGGAAGACTTGTAGGAACTAGTGTTGGTGCCGCAGCAGCTCCTGCTGTATCAGGCATACCATTCGTAGGATGGTTGGCTGCTGGTTGGATAGCAATGTTTGGTGGCAACCAAGGTGCAGAGATCGGTGGTGGTATGGCACAGGAAATGTCTAAGGATTGCTAATGGATATCCAAAAGATAGCATCAACTGGAACAGCAGTAGCAGTAGTAGGTACTGGTGCGTTTGTCGGTGGCAATCATGTTGTCGACCAACAAACTGGTGGTCCTCAGAAAAGACAAGACGCACGTATAGAAGAGATACGACAAGTAGTAAGAGAAGAAGTATATCTACAATTAGTTAATGCTTGGCCACAAACTAGTGGTCCTGTTAAAGGATTGAAAGATCCTAAAGATTATAAGAAGGAGTTACCTCCAAAATAAAATGGATACTTACCTATGGATCCTATTCATAATGTACCTAATATTACTCTCCGTGGACTTAGTATACCTGACATAACAGTCAACGGAACAGGAATACCTTTGATTGGTAATTATACTATAGGTGTTAGTAATACCTATGTTGCAGATATAAGGAATGTTAATGTTCGAGATACACGTAATTGGTTAGTAAATCCACCACAGGCAGTACCAGTAGATGTACCTGTAACAGTACTTGCTGGTACACCTATTGTTAATATGCCTGGTTGTGTAACAGTACACAAAGAGAATGCTAAGAAGGATCCATCTACCAATAAGAATCTAGTTAACGATGATCCTAAAGGACAGACCACACTATGTGATGCTGGTATGCCCTACTACCAACCACCTGACTATGATTACAGAGAATTATTTTGGCAGACAATTAATACAGAACCTGATGATGTCGATGAAGGTGTAGATACTGATACTGATGTAGATACAGATTTTGAGACACCAGGAACACCTGAGATACCAAGTACAGGTTCAGACGAGGTAGAGTGTCCTCCACCTAATGCTAGACGCATAGGTGATAGGAATCAGAAGGGTGATGAGCAAGTAAAAGAATATAAACTAACACCTGATGGTAAAATCTGTGAGACCATCTGGGAACCAGTACCAGCAGTGGAACAGTTTCTACCCTCAGCAGGTGTTGTAACAACTACGGCAACGATTGCGACTGTGGCAACTGCGTCTGCCCTATTTGCCAAACCCCTAGCAGATCTTTTGCTGAAGGCTGTGAAACCTGTCGTGAAGAAAGTGATGGCGAAGATTCAGAAACTTCTTGGGAAGAAGGAAGAACGCCGCCCGAATTTACAGGAGAGACAGACTGAGAAGTACCGAGAGAAGAAAGGTCTACCTCCTTTGAAGAAGAAGGGTTAGTCCACTGTGGTTGTGGTATCTGGTGTTCGTGTGGAATGATCTGTCCACCAGGTGCAGTAACAACTACGTCAGCACATATAGATGCATAAGGTGAATTTGGATGGAACATAATACCAGCTTTCATGAGCTCACCACAATTTTTTAATCTTGCGATCTCAAAGTCTAATCTTTTATTAGCAGTAGATTGATTGACTGCTGCTACTTGTGCTGTTGCTGCTTCAGCACACTTACGTTGCATACCTCTGTTGAGTGGTATTGAAAGCGTAGCAGAGAGTCCTAAGTTGAAACTCTGATTCGCCTTCATATCAGTACGTACAGGTTTGTACCATGTAGGTGTCATCTCACCACCAGTATCAATTATATCTGGCACACCATTAGCACCATCTACATCTTGAATGATGGTGATGTCTGATCCATCTGGGAACCATCTTACTGTCTCTCCAGCATCATTAGTGTATGTTCTATCATCATACCAATCTTCCCAAGGATAGTTCTTGACATTAACATAAGTAGGAGTCATCTTACCACTTACGTCAGTATTGTTATATTGTGGTTCGTTATAAAAATCTTCCCAAGGATCTTTCCTTGAATCTGCAAATTGAATATATGGTGTCATGTTTAGAGTCGTACCCTGACACGACACACCACCACCGTAGGTGTTAGTTACATATGGACCTTGTAAAACCTGTATTGCCTGGTTGGTCACTGAGCCAGAACTATTAGCGATTGGATTAGCAGTAGCAGATACACCACCAACACCTTGAGCTAGTGCTCCTATAGGTAAAGAATTAAAACTGAGAACCGCTGCGGCTACTGCGTAAACACGCTTGTTGTGTCCGTGACGGACTGGATTTCTGTTACTCTCTGTATGAGAGTTTGATTTGTCATGCCTGGGCCTTGATAACTCTGGGTGAATTGAAACGCCGCACCTGGAGTTGTCATTGTGTAAGTACTTTGATTGGAGAGATCTAATGCATCGAAGGAAGATGTTACGCTTCCCGTAATAGCTCCTTCTCCAGTTCCTACTGAAGGGTCTATTGTCACTGTTGATGTATTCACATTGGGGTTGAGTGCTTCTCCATTGTTTGAGATGCCTACCCCAGTCACGCTGTATTCCCATCCTGTCCTATAATCTACTGAGTTTATGGTTTCCGTGACTGTAGATTCAGTCTCGGTATGGCTCGTCATCGAACCTTGCTGAAAGTTTGGGACCACTGGTACCGCAAGGGTTCTAGACGGAATTAATAATAGGAATAGTAGGATAAATTTATTCATCCTTCATGTCCTACTTAATTGTCAGCTCTGTCACGAACTGAGTCGTAGCTGAAGTATTAGCTCCACCTGCTGCTACACTAGCAAAAGTGTGAGCACTAGTAACTTGACCAGCAAGGTCTCCAGTAGTACCAGAAGCAGTACTTGATATATCACCAAAGTTTTGTGATGCACCAACTGTTACAGCACTATTTGGAACCGCATCGGCTTGAGTATATGACTGGCTAAAGCTGAATGCTGCACCTGGTGTGTCCTGTGTCGCTGCTATAGTTCCTGGTGAATAAACACCTGATGCTATAGCACCAGTACTGACTGTGTTAACCGTAGTACCATCTGTGGTGTCAATATTACTACCACTAATAGCATACGAGGATCCTATCCTCTCGGCTGTTGTATGAGCTCCTCCAACACTTAGTTGAACACTAGATGCAAACCTAGATGTGATGTCTGCTCTCACTGGGTTTGCTAATACAACAGCACTAGTAAGCATAATAAAAGGAATTAATTTTTTCATGCCACCTGACATTGTTATCTGTGAACTATATAGGTGTTTATAACCGTATCAAATATGTACGGAGTGTACCATTTAAGATTTTCATAGTGTGTGATTAAATAGTAGTGTCGCCGTAAGGGACACAATTTACACTCGCTTTTAAAGGAGAACTATGAACACACTAGCAAGATACCATGCTGCAAATCTTCCTGAACTCATGGAGAAGATTACTCGTAACGGCATTGGAATAGATGATTATCTAAATAGGTTCTGGGAGACGGAATCCCAAACTAATTATCCACCATACAATTTGGTGTATTTGAGTAATCATGAATCAAGATTGGAAGTCGCACTTGCAGGCTTCAAGAAAGAAGAGGTCAAAGTCTTCACGGAGTTTGGAAAATTACATGTTGAAGGCATCAAAGAAGATAAGGAAACAGATGCAAAGTATCAACACAGGGGCTTGGCACAACGTCCATTCAAACGCTCTTGGACACTCAGCGAGGATTGCGAAGTTCGACAGGTCGTTTTTGCCGACGGACTCTTGTCCGTGGAACTGGGAAAAGTAGTACCCGAACATCATACACGTAAGGATTACTTGACAGCAGATTAAGATCAGATAACGAACACAAAGACCCCTTCACAGGGGTCTTTTTTATGAGATTATAACAGTATAAACAAATACTAAACTTCCCTTAACCTTCTCTTAGTTTACATATCAATTAAATTTGATGTAATGTATACATAATACAGTTTCTTTAAAAAAACTAATGAAAGCATTCGCAGTTGTCCTGCTCGCACTTGGTGTATCAGCACCAGCATTTGCAGGCCCTTATGTATCCACCAAGTCCGAATTTAAAGGTAACGAGGATGGATATAGTAAAGCAGTAAACCAAGCACGAATCGGAAACACCTTCGATATTGGATTGGGCAAATCCTATATTGAAGCAGGTGGTGGTATCACTTCTCCTGATAGTGGTGACGCTGAAGGATTTAAGGTTGCTGAAGTTGGAACAAAGTTTAAGGTAACAGACTCACTCTCTGCTAAAGCAAAGTTTGAGCACAAGTGGTCTCCTGATGATGAGAGAGACTGGAAATTTGAAGTAGCAACAAAGTACAAATTCTAAGGACTAGATAATGAAAAAAACTCTACTACTTGCAGCAGCCTTATTGACTGCTGTATCTCCTGCAATGGCAGGAGCAAGACTCAGTGGTGCAGGTGCATCATTCCCATCTAAGATATACACTAGATGGTTTGCAGACTTCTCTAAGGAGAAGGATGGTCACAGAGTAAACTACCAAGCAGTTGGTAGTGGTTCAGGTAGAAAAGCATACCTTGATGAAACAGTGGACTTCGGAGCATCCGATGATCCCATGAAGGATGCAGACATTGCTAAAGCAAAACGAGGTCTAGTCCAGATACCTATGACTGGAGGTACTATTGCCTTTGGTTATAATATGCCTGGTTGTGATCTAAAACTAACACAAGAGCAAGCAGTACAGGTTGCTATTGGTGAGATCAACAACTGGTCACAGGTAGGATGTGATGATCAGAAGATGACTTGGGTAGCTAGATCTGATGGGTCTGGTACTACAGCAGCATTTACTAGATCATTGAATGAGTTTAGTGACAAGTGGAAACTTGGAGTTGCTAAATCAGTTGCTTGGCCTGTAGGTGTTGCTGCTAAAGGTAATGCTGGTGTTGCTGGTGTGATCAAAAATACAGAAGGTGCTATTGGTTATGTAAATCAATCCTATATTAAGGATAATGTTGTTGCTGCTGCACTACAGAATAAATCTGGTGAGTTTCTAAAACCATCAGTTGAGGCAGGTGCATTAGCACTCAATGGTATTACATTAGATGAGAACCTAGCAGGTGTTAATCCAAACCCAACTGCAAAAGGAGCATATCCTATTGCTACATTGACTTGGATACTTGCTTATGAAACTGGTAATGGTCGTAAGACTGATGCAGTAAAGAAAACTCTATCAACACTACTCAGTACTGAGTATCAAGAGAAGGCATCTACATTAGGTTATGTACCATTGAGAGGTGACATCCTTGAGAAGTCACGAGATGCTGTTGAACGAATAGGAAAGTAACTATATAATATACAACAGAAGAGACCCATCGGGTCTCTTTTTTGTTTGAGGTTACTATGAATGTTTATGTAAATTTAAAACCAAACACCTATGGTGGTGAATCAGACCTCTTGACATTAGAGGTACCTTCAGGTTATACTGAAGAACTTCTGCGGCATGTTAGACCCATCGCAGAACAAAAAAATATACCCGAAGATAGAATCCTTAAGGATATTATCAAGGAAGCAGTACACGAAATTGAACGGAGGGACTATGAGCGTAAGGGTCGTAAGAACAAGAAACGGTGAAGATGTCATCTGTGACATCCGTGAAATTAGTCAAGAAGGAGACAAAAAGATTCTTGGTTATCAGTTAATTCAACCATATAGTGTTTGGGTTTCTGAAGGAATGACTGCTGAGGATGATGATGGTAACATCCATAAACTCAGTAATCCTGAAATTACTATGGAACCTTATGTACCTCTTGCAAAAGAACAAAAGATCATTGTTCGTTATGATGAAATCATTAGTGCATATGAAACACATGATGATGTAGTCGCAAAATACAATCAATTAGTTGGAGCAACAAATGGAATCGAACCTGAAAGTTCTGTTGATGACAAACAGGAGTGAGTATCTAATCGGTCAAGTGACTGAGTTGGATGAAGAACCTGCAATCTTAGTTGAAAAATGTTTTAGCATTTCTCCTGAAGGAGTGTTGTCACCTTTCCCTGCGTTTGCTTCACAACGTGATTTGTTCTTGACATCTGAGTCAGTTTTGACTATAGTGGATGCATCAGAAGAAATTACCAAGGAGTACAACGCACAGAATGAGTAGGTTCTATACCAACGTTCAACTTGCAGGTAATACAATTCTCTATCGTGGGTACGAGGATGGGCAAAGAGTCCAATCTCGTGCCCATTTTAGTCCCACTTTGTTTGTAACCTCAAACAAAGAAGAGAAGTATAAGACACTTGAAGGCGATAATGTTCGTCCAGTTAAATTTGAATCTTCACGAGAAGCAAGGGAGTTCATTCAACAGTATCAAAATGTTGAAGGGTTTAAAGTTCATGGGTATGAACGATTTGTATATCAGTTTATTACCCAAGAGTTTCCTGATGAGGTTGATTATACTATCAACCAGATGAAGATCTACGCAATGGACATTGAGGTTCAATGTGAGAATGGATTCCCTAATGTAGAAGAGGCAGCAGAAGAAATGTTGTCAATCACCATTAAAGACATGGTGACTAAGCAGTATTATTGTTGGGCAACTCGTGAATTTGAAGCACCAGAAGGTGTAGAGTCTCATATTTTTTGGAATGAGCAAGAGATGCTTAGACATTTTCTTGGTTGGTGGGTTGAGAATACACCTGATATCTTGACTGGTTGGAACGTGAATCTATATGACGTACCATACATTGCCCGTCGTGTCAATCGTGTGTTGGGTGAGAAATGGATGAAGAGTCTGTCACCATGGAACCGTGCAAATGAGAGAGAAGTCTATGTCCAAGGACGTAAAAATTATGCTTATGATATCTCTGGTGTCAATATCCTTGATTACCTTGACTTATATCGTAAGTTTACATATACAAATCAAGAGTCTTACCGACTTGACCACATCGCTTTCGTCGAACTTGGTCAGCGAAAAGTTGATCACTCTGAATACGAAAACTTTAAGGACTTCTATACCTCTGACTGGCAGAAGTTCATGGAATATAACATCCAAGACGTTGAACTAATTGACCGTCTTGAAGATAAGATGAAGTTGCTAGAACTAGCAATCACTATGTCTTATGATGCGAAAGTAAACTTTGAGGATGTGTACTCACAGGTTCGCATGTGGGATACCATCATTTATAATTATCTACGTGACAAGAACATTGCTGTCCCACCTAGAAAAGGATCTAAAAAGGATGAAAAATACGCAGGAGCATACGTCAAGGAACCGATTCCAGGAAAGTATGATTGGGTGGTCTCTTTTGACCTTAATAGCCTGTATCCTCATCTTATTATGCAATACAATATCTCACCAGAAACCCTCAGGGAGACTAGACATCCCAGTGCGAGCGTTGAGAGGATCTTAAATCAAGAGGTAGAGATTGACCCTGAGTTCGCAACATGTGCTAACGGTGCCCAGTACCGTAAGGATGTGTATGGATTCTTACCAGAAATTATGCAGAAGATTTACGATGAGCGAACGATTTATAAAAAGAAAATGCTCCAAGCGAAGCGGGACTATGAAGTTTCGCCAAGTGCCAAACTACAAAGAGATATTAGTAAATTCAATAACATCCAAATGGCTAGAAAGATCCAGCTCAATTCGGCTTATGGTGCCATTGGAAACCAGTACTTTAGATACTACAACTTATCTAATGCTGAGGCGATTACTCTCAGTGGGCAGGTTAGCATCCGTTGGATTGAAAACAAAATGAATAAGTATCTAAACAAGATACTTAAAACAGAGGAGGAAGATTATGTTATTGCTAGTGATACTGATAGTATCTACCTCAACCTTGGTCCTTTGGTCGAAACTGTATACAAGGGCAGAGAGAAAACTGATAAGAGCGTTGTCTCGTTCCTTAATAAGATCTGTGAGATGGAACTTGAGAAGTATATTACGAGTTCTTATGAAGAATTGGCCAAGTACGTAGGTGCTTATGAACAGAAGATGTTCATGAAGCGAGAGAACATTGCTAATAAAGGTATATGGACTGCTAAGAAACGTTACATTCTTAATGTGTGGGATAGTGAAGGTGTTCGCTATGAAAAACCTAAACTAAAGATCATGGGTTTGGAGGCAGTTAAGTCCTCTACTCCTGCTGCTTGTCGTACAGCAATTAGAGACGCATTGACAGTTATTGTGAATGAAGATGAGGACGCAGCACAGAAATTTATTGCTGATTTTAGAGAAGAGTTTACATCATTACCTATTGAAGATATCTCATTTCCGAGAGGTTGTAATAATCTAAATAAATGGGCACATCCTGCTACCCTTTATGCAAAGGGAACACCTATCCATGTTAGAGGAGCATTACTCTACAATTTTCATAATAAGAAAAACAAATTAAAACATAAGTATCCCTTAATACAGGATGGCGAAAAGATTAAATTTGTATATCTAAAGACACCCAATAAGATCGGAGAAAATGTGATCAGTTTCTTGGGAACTTTTCCTCGTGAGTTTGGACTTGACAAACAGGTGGACTATGACTTACAATTCAGTAAGAGTTTTCTTGAACCAATTAAAGTCATTATGGATACAATAGGATGGAAGCCAGAAAAAGTTGCTAACCTTGAATTTTTATTCGGATGACCACATACATTGTTGAATATCAGAAAGCCTTCAGTGCTGGAGAAAACCCTAGTGAGAAGGAGTTCTTCGACAAAGACGAAGCAAAATGGTTTGAACGTGCCATGAAACGTTCTAATTACATTACAAAATTATTTAAGAAAGATTAATGAGTTTTCTAACAGATGTAGCAAAGGAGATTGGTAATGAGTATGCAGGACTTGTTAGTGATGGTGTCTCAGCAGGAGACAGTGCTGATTTCATTGATACTGGTAGTCACATTTTCAATGCTTTGGTTAGCGGTTCAATCTACGGTGGAGTTCCCTCAAACAAAATCACTGCTATCGCTGGTGAGTCTTCTACTGGCAAGACTTTCTTTTGCCTTGGGATTGTTCAGCATTTTCTTGACAGCAATCCCGATGCTGGAGTAATTTATTTTGAATCTGAGTCTGCTATATCTAAGCAGATGATTGAAGATCGTGGCATTGCATCTGATCGTATGTTGATAGTTCCTGTTGCAACTATCGAACAGTTCCGAACTCAAGCATGTAGAATCTTAGACAATTATGTAGAACAACCAGAAGATAAGCGTCAACCCTTAATGTTTGTTTTAGATTCTCTAGGTATGCTTTCTACAGAGAAGGAGATTGCAGACGTTGCAGCAGATAAACAGGTACGTGACATGACTAAGAGTCAACTTATTAAAGGTGCGTTCCGTGTTCTTACTCTTAAGTTAGGTAAAGCAAATGTTCCAATGCTCGTTACTAATCATACATATGATGTAATTGGTTCTTATGTGCCTACGAAAGAAATGGGAGGTGGAAGTGGACTCAAATACGCTTCATCAACAATTATATATCTATCAAAAAAGAAGGAAAAGGATGGTACTGAGGTTGTTGGAAATATTATCAAATGTAAAACCCAAAAATCCAGACTAACGAAAGAGAATTCTCAAATTGAAACACGTTTATATTATGATAAAGGTCTTGATAGGTATTATGGATTGTTAGAATTAGGTGAGAAGGGTGGACTATGGAAGAATGTAGCAGGTAGATATGAGATGAACGGTAAGAAAGTTTATGCTAAACAAATACTTAAAGATCCAGAAACATATTTCACTGCTGAAGTGATGCAAGCACTTGATGAAATTGCTGCACAGGAGTTTCGTTATGGAAGTTAATCCTTTAGAGGTTAAGTTTTCTGATTTGATTAAACCTTCTCTTACAAGACTCACAGATTATATAAAAATATATGATGACATTTGTGATAAAGAACTCTGTGATGAAATTATAGAATTATTTAAATCGCAGGAAGAACATCAAGAATACATCGATAGATCACAAAGACCTACATTTACTGAGATGAATATATCTCAACGGTATGCAGCAAGGGATGTTGCATGGATGGGTATACAAAAACAAGTTCAATTTCATTTTGTTGAATCTGTTGGTAGGTATGTAGATGAAGTTGATTTAGGTCCAGACTTCCCTGCTCAATATTCATTTGAAGAGTTTAGAATTAAACAATATCGTGAAAATTCTACTGATGAATTTGCAGATCATGTTGACGTTGGAGATTATAATTCTGCTCGTAGATTTTTGGTATGTTTTTTATATTTGAATGATGTTGAGGGAGGTGGAACTACAGACTTTCCAAAAATTGAACATGCAATTACTCCAAAGTGTGCTAGAATATTAATGTTCCCTTCAAATTGGATGTATCGCCATGCGGGTCGTCCAGTTACTAAAGGTACAAAATATATTATTGGATCTTATCTTCACTACCTATGAACTTAGAAGTAACTATCCTCAGCAATCTGGTATACAGTGAAAAGTATACCAGAAAGGTATTACCATTCCTTAAGTCAGAATATTTTACTGCACGTGAACATAAGATTATTTTCTTAGAGATTCATGAGTATGTTAGTCAGTATGATGCGTTACCTTCTCTTAATGCTTTAGGAATTGAGTGTCAGGAAAGGACTGATTTAACTGAAGAACAATTTAAAGATGTTATTGGAGTTCTAAATGTTCTTTCTGATGATATATCAGACCATGATTGGTTAATAGATGCTACTGAAAAGTGGTGTCAAGAACGTGCGATCTATCTATCTCTTATGGAGAGTGTCAAGATTGCTGATGGTCAAGATTCTAAGAAAGATAAAGGTGCTATCCCACAAATTTTATCTGAAGCACTTGGAGTATCATTCGATCAACACGTAGGACATGATTATGTCTCAGACGCAGAAGCAAGATATGATTTCTATCATCGCAAAGAAGATAAGATCCCTTTTGATCTATCTCTCTTCAATAAAATTACGAAGGGTGGTCTTCCTAATAAGACTCTTAATATCGCACTTGCTGGTACTGGTGTGGGCAAGTCTTTGTTTATGTGTCACTGTGCTGCCTCTGCCCTTCTTCAAGGGAAGAATGTACTTTATATCACATTGGAAATGGCGGAGGAGAAGATCGCTGAACGCATTGATGCGAATCTACTCAACATCCCCATTCAAAAACTTTCGGATTTTCCGAAGGTAATGTTTGAAAAGAAAATTAAAAGTCTTGCTAAGAAAACTCAAGGTAAATTAATTATTAAAGAGTATCCTACTGCGTCTGCACATGTCGGACACTTTAAATCTCTTATTAATGATCTTGCTCTTAAAAGATCTATTCGACCTGATATTATATTCGTAGACTACTTAAATATTTGTGCCTCCCAAAGGTACAAAGGATCCATTGTTAATTCGTATACTTATGTCAAAGCAATCGCAGAGGAACTTAGGGGTCTCGCAGTTGAGGCGAACGTTCCGATTATATCTGCCACTCAAACTACTCGTAGCGGTTACGGTAGTAGCGATGTGGACCTTACTGACACCTCTGAATCTTTTGGACTCCCTGCTACTGCTGACCTTATGTTTGCCCTTATTTCTACAGAAGAGTTGGAGGGTATGAATCAGATTATGGTAAAGCAATTAAAGAATAGATACAATGATCCTACTTCTTACAAAAGATTTTGTATAGGTATTGACAGATCAAAGATGAGGTTGTATGATATAGAGGAATCTCAGAAAGACCTAGTTGATGCTGGTCAACCTGAGAATGACTTAGTAAAAAAATTCACACCAAAGAAAACATTTCAAGATCTAAAGTATGACTAAGCGAGTAAACACGGATGCCTATTTGGACTTCGTTGATGCAGTAACATCTAAAGAATCAAATGATTATATTGCATTTAATTCCAGATGCTTTGAGATACAAAAGGGGGATGATGGAATCCCTGTTCATCGTTTGATAACTGCTGCTCTTGGTATGAGTGCAGAGTCTGGAGAGTTTACCGAAGTAGTAAAGAAGATTGTGTTTCAAGGTAAACCATATACTGAAGATAATATATTTCATATGAAGAGAGAACTAGGAGATGTCATGTGGTATGTTGCTCAAGCATGTATGTCACTTGATACTACAATCGATGAAATTATAGAGATGAATGTAGAGAAGTTAAAGGCTAGATATCCTGGTGGAGAGTTTGATGTTCACCATTCAGAAAACAGAAAGGAGGGAGACCTATGAGTTACGCATTGTTAAGTGTTTCAAACAAAAGTGGTATTGTAGATTTTGCAAATGGATTAGTTTCTTCTGGATATAATATTATATCAAGTGGTGGAACTCATGCTGCTCTTCTAGCAGCAGGTGTACCAGTAATGAGGGTGTCTGATTATACTGGTTCACCAGAAATTCTTGATGGAAGAGTAAAGACTTTACATCCAAAGATTCATGGTGGTATTCTTGCACAACGAGGTAATTCTAGTCATGATTTAGATCTTAAGGTAAATCGTATTGAACCGATTGATATTGTTGCTGTAAACCTATATCCATTTAAAGAAACTGTTGCTAAACCAGGTGTAACTCTTGCAGAAGCAATTGAGAATATTGACATTGGTGGTCCTAGTATGGTAAGATCAGCAGCAAAGAATTATAAACATGTTGCTGTGTTAACTAATCCAAATCAGTATGGTATTTACTTAGATTCAATCAAAGGTAATATATCAATCAAACCTGACACTTTAAGGAAGAAATTTATGTTAGAAGCATTCGTACATACTGCTGAGTATGACGCAACCATTAGTACATGGATGGAGGATCACGTATAATGCATTTAGTTCTACCTATTATTTGTATTGGACTGATTGTTCTAGTAATAGTCTATTCAGTTCTAAATCGATATGACCCTCATTAAAGCATGGAGGATTTGGAAGTATGCACTGGGTTCATTCTCTGACGAAAAGACTAGACGCTACGACAACTACGTTGTTCTGGTACGTACTTTTATTTTCATATCTTATCTCGTCACTAACTGTTTTATTATTAGCGGAGTAATCCGACACTGGAATTAAATTATGCCATTATCCGAACAAGTTGAGACCTCTCTTATAGAGGCACAAGAAAATTTACGTAACGCATTATCATTTGCAGCACGTACTGAGAAACCATACATCTCAAAACACATTGCTGATATGTTATCTAATATTGATAATATCATACATGTAGTTCCTTTACTAGAGCAAGTCGAAGATGGACTTAACGATAGTCTATGAAAGTTATAGATAATTGTTTAAATGAGGAATATTTTAAATTCTTACAGGAGCAAATTATGTCTCCTGATTTTTCTTGGTTGTATCAGTCAGAAGTAGCTGCTCAGGGTGAGAATAAGGATGATCAGTTTTATTTCATCCATAGAATTTATGATGAGAATAATGCTAGAAGTATTTTTTGTAGTTCATTGAATGACTTATTTGAATTCTTAGATGTTAAAGCATTGCTTAGGATAAGAGCATTGTTGTATGTTAATCAAGGTAAGATGATTATACATGATGATCATACTGATTATCCTTATTCTCATAAGGCTGCTTTATTATATGTGAATACTAATAATGGATCAACTGGATTTGATGATGGTACAAGAGTAGATAGTGTAGAAAATAGACTAGTTTTATTTGACGGATCAAAACCACATAATAGTTCAACATGTACAGATCAAAAAGTTAGAGTAGTACTTTCTGTTAACTACTTCTAAATATTAGTGGAGACCTGTGTCTGACTAATGGCAATAACAATACCCCCAGTAAATAAATCTGCATTCGAAGATGTGATGAAGGCATTGGGGGGTGATGATTATTCTTATTACCTATTTGATGTTAAGAATGTAGAAGACAAGGACTCAACTAAGAAAGTTCAGATAGCATTAAAGGTTTTTGTTCCTCAAACAAAAAGAACTACAGCAGTTGAGAATATAAAAGGTGCATTGGATGAGAATTATCCAGGAATTACTACCAATAAAGCAGGTACTTCCTTAGATATTCCCATAAGAGAGAAGCAAGTTATTAGAATAGAAGTTAAACCAGAGAACAGTAAAGGATCTGGTGGTGGTGCTGCACAAACTGCACTAGTAGAATCTGCACAGTGTGTCTATGCTGCTATGAGATATTACTGTCCCAACATAGAAAAGAAGAAAGCATTTACTGTAGATGATTTTAAATGTGGTATGAAACATTGTGATGTATCTTCTAAACTAGATGAAATTATGACGTTGGGAAAAGAATGGCAGGATTCATCTTGGTTAGGTGCTAATGAGATCTTTGATAAAGTACAAGGAAGTGGATGGACATTTGTTAGAGGTGATGCCATCATCGATGATGGTGCAGTTAAGAATGCATTTAATAGAGTAAAGAATCAAACTAACTTATCATCAGAAGACAAATGGAATCCTGCTGATATATGGATGGTAAAGGATAAGACTAAAGTAAAAAATCATCTTAATAAAGAAACTACTATTGATTGTTTAAACAATGCTCTATTACAATTGCGAATAGAAGAACAATTAGTTGGTATATCTTTGAAGAAGATTGAAGGTTCTCCTAAGATGAAACTGTTAAATGATATTCCTGCTGCGGAGAGAAAGCAGAATGAGAAAGCACACTTTGCAAAGTACGATTTAACATTCGATAATGGTAGAAAGAAAGATAGTCACCCTATGGATGTGTATCTATATTATGGTAAAAGTACCTTTGAGAAGTTTCAAGCAAGAAACTTTGGTGGTCCTCAGAAGGGTGATTGGAAGTTAGAATTGAAAGGTAAGTCTGCTGCACAGGGTAAGATACAAGGTAAGAAGGTACAAGAATTATTGAAGGATGGTAAGTTTGGTACACTACCTGAGTATGGTGGAACAGATACTTGGAGTAAAGCTAAGAATGGTAAGTTGGATGAAGAGATTTATAAGTTACTGGTAAAATATAATGCAAAAGGTTTAAAGAATAGATCAACTGATTTGGCATGGATTAAAGATGAGGCAGAACAAGCATGGAAGTATAGTAAATATGCAGGATTAAAATTATTGGATTGGGTATCATCCCACAAAGATGCTGATCAGATAATGAAAGAGATATATTTGTACGCATCCTCACAGTCAGACAAGTCTTCTGTGTACTGGAAACTCCAGTAAACAAACTGGCACACTACTGTCCCATTACCCTCTAAAATGGAGTATAATAGAGGGGTAATGAAGAGACCCCTATGCCTAACAAGCACCTTGAGCATCCAGAAGATTCGATTCTTCAAGGACGTAGAGTTGCAATAGATGCTATCAAGGAACTTGTGACAGTTACTAGACTGTCTGTTAAATGGGACGGTGCTCCTGCTATGGTCTTTGGAACTAACCCTGAGAATGGTAAGTTTTTTGTTGGCACTAAGTCTGTCTTCAACAAACGTAAAATTAAAATCAATTATAGTCATGAGGACATTGATCAGAATCATAAAGGAACTGTCGCAGACATTCTTCGGTTGGCTTTTGATCACCTTCCTCGTATCAATCGTATTATCCAAGCTGATTGGATCGGTGTCGGTGGGGGCAATGTTTATTGTCCTAATACTATTCAATATAACTTTCCTTCCACCATCATTCAAAAAATAATTCTAGCACCTCATACAGAGTATACAGAACTTAGTCCTACTGCTGAGGGTAAGATCGGAGTTAGTCTTGAATCTACTTCTGATTGCTACTTTGTTGATACTAATAATGCTGTAGTAGAACCACCTTTAGGATGGAGACACCTAGCAAAGATACTACCTACACTTCTAGTCGCAAAGGTTCCACAATCCCGCACCGAAGTAGCAAAACATATCAATTCATTTATACGACAAGGTATACTTCCGCATCCTCAGGAAATGTACGATACATTAGATGCTAAATATAAGGGAGAAGTCAATGTGAGTACCTTTAAGGTATGGCATAAAATCTTCCAACTGAAACAGCGTCTACTCGATGCGATTTTTGTAAATGGAAATGTTGAATGTTACATCGATGGTGAATCTTCTCAGCATGAGGGGTTCGTGACCGTTTCAAATAATCCGTACAAAATTGTAGATCGGTTGACCTTTAGTAAAGCAAACTTTAACCTTAGTAAGAATTGGCAGAATGAAAAAGTTCAGTGCTTTCCTAACTGAAGCCGAAAGATCCTTCGCTTCAAAAGAAGCAGAGAAATTAAAACTTAAACATGTAGGGTATGGTAAGTATGCCGATGTAAATGGCAACGTTACTCACTTGTCTAAGGATGGTAAACTAATAAAGGTTACTGCTCAACAAGCAGCAACTGGGACGCAGCAAAATGGAGGAGAAGAAACTGGAAGCGGCGAGGGTCAGGTCGATCAAGGTAGCATATCTGTTACATTTGGAAGATTTAATCCACCTACTGTTGGGCATGAGAAACTTTTAAACAAGGTTGCTCAACAGGCAAAGTCTAGCGGAGGAGAGTATAGAATATATCCGTCTAGATCTGAGGATCCTAAAAAGAATCCTCTTGACGCAGGAACTAAAATTGGATTTATGAAGCAAGCATATCCTGATCATGCTAATGCTATTCAAAACAATGAAGAGATGAGAACTATCTTTGATGTTCTTACTACTCTTGATGGTGAAGGATATAGTTCAGTAAATTTAGTAGTTGGTGGCGATAGAGTTAGTGAGTTTAATAGTCTCGCACAGAAATATAACGGAGATGTATACACATTTGATGAGATTAACGTAGTTTCTGCGGGAGCAAGAGATCCAGATGGTGAAGGTGTGGAGGGTATGTCTGCATCTAAACTTCGTAAGGCAGCAGCAGAAGATGATTTTGAATCCTTTAGTAAAGGAATGACAAAAGGTTTAGGTAAAGATGGCACGGAAAAGTTATACATGACTTTACGTCAAGCAATGCAAGTAGAAGAATTTGGTGACGATTTTGCTGAAGCATCATATTATTTGTATGAGATTGCTCCTAAGTTAGATCCTAAAGGTCTTCGTGAAGCATATTTTAATCAAAATTTATTTGCAGTAGGTGATCATGTCGAGAACTCAAACACAGGGATCGTTTCTAAGGTTGTTAGTCGTGGTAGCAATTATGTCATCTCTATTGATGAGCGTGATGGTATCTATCGTTCTTGGTTGAAAGACTTAGTAGAAGTAAATGACCTTAAATATTTTAACTGGAAACCTGCTGGTGAGGTTGGTACAGATCAATTAAATAATTACGTTAGAAAATTAACTCCAGGTGAATTCATTCGCAAGCTAAATAAAAGGGACAAGACTTCATCATAAAATGTTAGACACCAACAGATCACCTCTTCCAGATATGACTGATGCACTCAAGCAAGTGCAGCAATTCGATGAGAAGAAAACAGACAAACCAAAGCGTTGGCAAGACGACGATGGTGATGGAAAGTGGTATGAGAAAAGCGATGTAGATGGTAAGATTAGTAAGAGAGAAAAGAAATCAAAGAGTCATGACTGTGCTTCAAAGGTAAAGCATGAAGAGTATGGTGTGGGAGAATGTATGAAAGAGATGCATGATCTTGATGAGAATGGAAACGTTGCTCACTATGATGTATTGTTTAGTCATGGTATAGAAAAGAATGTTCCAGTTGAAAATCTAGAAATAGTTAAAGAAGGAGTCCATGAGCATGTTATTCATGATCAGGATGAGGTAATAACTGATGCTTAGTTTTAAAGATCTACACGAGAAAAAAACTAAAGTTAAGATCAATCCTAATCTTAAGGATGTGATGGAGAAGAAAGGTGAAAAGAATTGTGGATGTGGTCAAAATCCTTGCATTACATATGGGGATGATCGCCACAAGAAAGACAAAGTTGATGAAGCAAAGAAGAAAGACGATACATACTTAGAGACCGACTTTAAGAAACGCCTGAAAAATAATGAGAAGGCGAGAAAGGACATGATGAAAGGTCCGCAAATGAAAAACCCTCACTTTGAATCTAACTCTTATGACAGTCAAGAAGAAATTTCAGAAAAAAGCACAGAAGAGAGCACTGAAAATTCGATCTTGACCTTTAATAATTTCCTAGAAGCAACTCGCCTCAAGAAAGAGAAGGGTTATAATAAGGGTGGTAGTGATGATAAAGCACTGAATTATGTAAAAGGTATGATCCGTAAGGAGTATGGTAAACCAGAAGGACAACGGAAGAAAGTTAAAGGTGCTAAGTCTGATGCTGGTACTGGTAAGTATCTGAAGAGAGCAGACGATAAGAAAGCATATGCTGCTAAGGCAAAGAAGGCAGGGTTTAAATCTACTCAATCATACACTGACACTATGGCAAGGTATGGTGGAGAGTCTAACTACAAAAAAGGTAGAGGACTAGGTTCATGAAAACATATTCACAATTCATAGAGGAAGGTAAGAAGAAAGGTCTCTGGGATAACATCCATGCTAAGAGAAAGAGAGGAGAGAGACCTGCAAGGAAAGGTGAGAAGGACTATCCAAAGACATTGAATGTAGAACATAATGATGGTAGTTCAAAAAATTGTAAGAAGGGTGAATACTTCTGCAAGAAAGATCATAAGTGTAAACCAATACCAGAAGGTCATCATGTGATGCCAAATGGTGAACTCATGAAGGGTGAGAAGCATAGTGTAGAAGAAGGTGCTGCTTGGACTAAGAAAGCAGGAAAGAATAAAGAAGGTGGTTTAAATGAGAAAGGTAGAAAATCTTACGAACGTGAGAATCCTGGTTCTGATTTGAAGGCACCTCAACCTGAAGGTGGATCTAGAAAGAAATCATTCTGTGCTCGTATGGGTGGAATGAAAAAGAAACTTACTAGTTCGAAGACTGCTAACGATCCAGACTCAAGAATTAATAAGGCACTTAGAAAGTGGAAGTGTTAACGCATATATAGAGTACCTATTCGGTACAAAATAATGATTAATTTTTTAATGCCCATTGCGATCAGTATCATCAACAAAGCAGTTGATAAGATACCTGATGATCTTGATTCTGTAATCAAAGATTTTTTAATTAAGTTGCTGAAGAAAGCAGCAGCTAAGACAGGAAATAAAGTAGATGACGAACTTGTAGTAGCACTTCAGAAGGCACTGCTAGAAAGTTAACTTTATAAATACTCATACAGAATATATTCGGAGTAAATTTACCATGCCATTATGGGGAAAAACCGCTTCTAGTGCAGAAAATAAGCCCAAATGGCTGCCAGAAGACGAGAATTCAGACTACAATAAGGCAACAGTCTATGCTGACACATCAGGATGGGTTGTAGCACCTGGCACTGCCAACAGTGGTAGTGATAATGTTAACGCACAACCAGAAGTTCTTGCTTGCATTGGTGGTCTATCGACAACTCTTGCTGCACCTACTGTAACTAAGATTCGTATCGTACAATCTTCTATTGCAGCTGGTAGTAGGACAATTACTGCTGAGGTTACATGGGATGAGAAGGTAACAGTTGCTGGATCACCTCAAGTTGTAGTTGCTAACGGTAATGAAGGTACAGGAAGTGGTCGTGGACCTCACACCCTTACCTATACTGCAACTGGTTCGACTGCAAACAGGAAGCGTTTCACAGTAGCATCACAAACTGTTGCTGAGAATGACGTATTGACACTGGGTGGAGCAAACATCACACTTAACAGTGGCACAATTACTGACACAGCAGACGGTTCAACAGCAGCATCATTGGTACTCAGTGGTGAGACAGCAGTTACACTAACAGTTTCAGCATAATAATATATGTTAATTGACGAACTGAATGAATCCAATTACATTCTGTTCGCCATTAAGCATTATGAGAATCCTTCCTCTATGACGAGGGAGGATTTTGATGAAGATATGAAACGCTTCAAGTATCTGAAAAGACTCTTAAAGCGTTATGTGCGAGGAGGTTCTTTAAGAACTCATCTTATTATCAATCATTTAATCATACTTTATAATGTTTTTGGTGAAGCAGCAACACCCTTAATCTTTTTTAAGATGGAGAGGGAGTATTGGAGTTTGATAAAAACTCTATTACTTTATTTGAATAAATATCCTATAGGAATGATGCCATCTTTAGAGGTGGATCCTGATTTAGCAATCGAACTGGAGCAACTCTAATGAACGAAGAAATGATGTCAGCAGGAACAGGAGGGTTTAGTGGCAGTGCTACTGCGACTGGACCTAATGCTGGATTCGATCCTGTTATGCGTATGAGAGCAAAGCGTAAAGATTTAAAGAAGTTGGTAGCACCAGGTAATAAGTTATCGGATGGTAAGAAAAAGGTAAAGGAGAGTGTGACTGCAGTAAATAAACTTGCCCCTAAGTCAAGTCTATTTCAATATAAAGTTTCTCTTCCAGAAGTAGGATCTACTATAGTATATGCTAGTAATCCAGCAGAACTAAGACAGAAGTTACGTTTGCTTATTAACTATAGATACCGTGGCGATATTACTATTGAAAGAATTTTGCCTGGTGAAGCTGGTAAGTTCTTTATGGATAAAAGACAGAAGCATTTGAAGAATGTTAAAGAGCAAGCTGATCAAGCAATGAAACAGCAGATGACTCGTCAACAGATTGGTCTTGAGAAGACCAAATCAAATGATAAGATTAAGCAAATTAGAAAGGAGTTGCAAAAGAAAACTGCATCTCTTATGAAGAAGCAAAGAGCAGGTGGAGCACAGTCAACTGTGGATAAGTAATGTCAGAAATTAACGCAGCAATATTAGAACGACTGGAAAAGGTAGTAGATAAATTACAGGAAAATTCTGTAAAGATGGGAGAACTGCTGGCAGTTCATAATGAAAAACTTGATAAGCAGGATAGAATCGATGCGGTTTTATTTGAGAAAGTTGATAGTGTTCACAGAGAAGTAAACCGTAAGGCAGATGAGATCAAGAAAGGTTGTGAAAGAGACATTAGAAAGGTTGATTCTCGTCTACAGGTCATGGAAAAGAAAATGTGGACTATTTTTGGTGGTCTTGCTGTTATATCTTTCATGGTTAGTCCAATCGGACAAAGAGTAATAGAAAACTTGACAGACTCACCTCCACCTGTTACTATGGATGTAGTAAACGTCCATCGTATTGTCTGAATTTGTTGATGAACATTACGTAATGCTTCTTTCTAGTAGACTGGACAGGTTTACTAAGAAGAAAGCAAACTTATACAACTTCCGTTGCCCCTACTGTGGTGATTCACAGAAACATAGGAACAAGGCAAGGGGGTATTTTTTTCGTCTGAAAGCAGATATGGTATACAAATGCCATAACTGTGGAGTTGGTAGGACGTTACCAAACTTCTTAAAAGATCAGGCACCAGACCTTCATGATGAGTACATCATGGAGAGATATAAGAGTGGCACAACAGGTAAAGGATCTTATGTTCCTAAACCAAAATTTAAAAAACCTGTATTTAAAAAACAAGGAGAACTTATAAAAGTTTCTGATCTAAATATAGAACATCCAGCATATAAGTACATCGTAGGACGGAAATTAAATCCGTCCTTATTCTATTTTACAGACCAGTTCTGTACTTGGGTTAACACACAGAAACCTACGTTCTCTGATATCAAAAAGGATCATCCTAGAATTATTATTCCCTTTATTGATACAGAGAACAAATGGTTTGGTTTCCAAGGAAGGTCTTTGAACCCAAAGGATAAGATGAGATATATTACGGTGATGTTAGATGAGAACAAACCTAAAATCTTCGGATTAGATAACATTAATGAAACAAAACCAATCTACATCGTTGAGGGACCGTTTGATTCGACCCTCTTGGATAATTCCGTTGCGATGGCTGGGAGTGACGTTGATCCTCGGACGTATAGTTGGAGCGATTATATTTGGGTTTATGATAATGAACCTCGTAACAGAGAAATCGTCAACAGAATCTCCAAGTCAATCGATAGAGGAGACAAGGTAGTGATATGGCCAAATGGTATACAACAAAAGGATATAAATGAAATGGTATTAGCTGGACATAACGTTAAATCTTTGGTAGAATTAAACACATACCAAAACATAGAGGCACAAATCAAATTTACAGAGTGGAAGAAAGTATGACACCAACGGAAATCAAAGTTGTTAAGAGAGATGGTGAACAGACTACTCTTAACCTTGAGAAAGTTCACAAAATGGTTGAACATGCTTGCGAAGGACTCGCAGGAGTTTCTGAATCAGCAGTAGAGATCAACAGTGGTCTTCAGTTCTTTGATGGAATTGAGACTAAGGATATTCAAGAGATCTTAATTCGTTCTGCTAATGATTTAATCACTCTAGAGAATCCTAACTATCAGTACGTTGCTGCTAGACTTCTCTTGTTTGGTTTAAGGAAGTCTGTATATAATGGACATCCTGATAAGCATCCCATTCTTAAAGATCATGTAGAAAATTGTATTAAGAAAGGTGTATATGATGGTGAGGTTCTTGCTAAATTTAATGAAGAGGAGTGGGAAAAATTAAACGGATACATAGACCATGACAGAGATTTTCTGTTTACCTATGCTGGTATTCGCCAAGTAACTGACAAGTATCTTGTACAAGATCGTAGTACTGGAGAGATATTTGAAACTCCTCAGTTCATGTATATGATGATAGCAGTTACTCTCTTCCAAGATGATGATAAGTTCTACCGACTGGAGTATATTAAAAAGTATTATGACGCAATCAGCAAACACAAAATCAACATCCCAACCCCCATCATGGCAGGAGTTAGAACCCCCATTCGCCAATTTGCAAGTTGTGTTCTGGTTGATCTTGATGACACCCTCGATAGTATCTTTAGTGGCGATATGGCTATTGGCAAATATGTCGCTCAGAGGGCAGGTATTGGTATCAACGCAGGTCGCATCAGGGGCATCAACAGTAAAATCAGGGGTGGAGAAGTTCAACACACAGGTGTTGTTCCCTTCCTTAAAAAACTTGAGTCAACTGTCAGATGCTGTACTCAAAACGGCATCAGAGGAGGGTCAGCTACTGTCCACTTTCCTATCTGGCATCAAGAAATCGAAGACATCATCGTCCTCAAAAACAACAAAGGAACAGAAGACAACAGAGTCAGAAAACTTGACTACTCCATCCAACTAAGTAAGATTTTTTATGAGAGATTTATCACGAACGGTACTATCACTTTATTCAGTCCTCATGATGTGCCTGGGTTGTATGACGCTTTTGGTAGCGATTCCTTTGACGAACTCTATACTCAATACGAGTCCGATGAATCCATCCCTAAGTCAACCATCAGTGCCCAAGAATTAATTCTTGATCTCCTTAAGGAGAGAGCAGAGACAGGTCGTATTTACCTAATGAACATTGACCATTGTAATAGTCATAGTTCATTTAAGGATAAGGTTAGCATGAGTAATCTTTGTCAAGAGATTACCTTACCAACAGATCCACTACAACATATTGATGGTAATGGTGAGATTGCTTTGTGTATTCTCTCTGCCATTAATGTAGGTAAGATTAATAAACTTGATGAGTTGGATGAGTTGTGTGATCTTGCAGTACGTGGTCTTGATGCTCTTATTGATTATCAACAGTACCCTGTAAAGGCAGCAGAGCAGTCTACAAAGAACCGTAGATCACTTGGTATAGGTTTCATTGGTTTGGCACACTATCTTGCTAAGAACAATGCTAAGTATGAAAGTCCAGAGGCATATGATTTAGTTCACAAACTTACAGAAAGATTTCAATATGCTCTATTGACTTCATCCAATCGTCTTTCAATGGAGAAAGGACCATGCGGTTATTTCGGTAAGACAAAGTATGCAGATGGTATTTTACCTATTGATACATATAAGAAGGACGTTGATGAGATTATACCAAATGATCTATCATGTGACTGGGAGTTTCTTAGGGGAAGGATATCCGAGTATGGGCTTAGGAACAGCACACTGTCGGCACAAATGCCTTCGGAGAGCAGTTCCGTTGTGTCAAACGCTACCAATGGAATCGAACCTCCTAGAGACTACCTGTCCATTAAGAAATCAAAGAAAGGGCCTCTTAAGCAAGTGGTTCCGTCTTATGGGTCTCTAAAGAATAACTATACGCTTCTTTGGGATATGCCAGATAATACTGGGTACATTAATGTAGTCGCTATTATGCAGAAGTTCTTTGATCAAGCCATTAGTGGTAACTGGTCTTATAACCCAGAGAATTATCCAGACAATGAAGTACCTGTGTCAGTGATGGCAAAGGATTTACTAACAACCTACAAGTATGGTTGGAAGACTTCTTACTATCAGAATACATATGATGCTAAGAAGGATGGTGATGATGTGGATGTGGATAATCTTATTAACGAACTATTAACTACTGAGGAGGAAGTCTGTGACAGTTGTGCAGTCTAAAGAGGTGAGTGGTATGACAGTCTTTAATAGGAATGTCGTTGACACCACTAAACAGTTCATGTTTTTTGGAGCACCCCTGAGTGTTCAACGTTATGATTCATATAGGTTCCCTACATTTGATCGACTAACACAGCAACAACTAGGATATTTCTGGAGACCTGAAGAGGTATCACTCCAGAAAGATCGTGCTGACTATGCACAACTTACAGATCAACAGAAACATATATTTACTTCTAATCTGAAGTATCAGATCATGTTGGATTCTGTACAGGGTAGAGCACCTGGTATGGCATTCATTCCTTACTGTTCTTTACCAGAACTAGAAGGATGTATGCAAGTGTGGCAGTTCATGGAGATGATTCATAGTAGATCATACACATACATCATTAAGAATGTTTACTCTGATCCTTCAGAATTATTTGATACGATCTTAACTGATGATAATATTCTCTCAAGAGCAGAGAGTGTTACAAAATCTTATGATGACTTTATAAATTATGCACATGAGTATGATCAGAGTAATGCTTGGAAGGAGGATATGAGATCTCATCCTAATTCAGAATGGACAAGAAGAGATCTTAAAAAGTATTTGTATAAAGCAGTTGCTAATGTTAACATACTAGAAGGCATTAGATTCTATGTAAGTTTTGCTTGTTCCTTTGCATTTGGTGAGAACAAACTCATGGAGGGGTCAGCAAAGATACTATCTCTTATTGCTAGAGATGAATCACAACACTTAGTATTAACACAACAGATATTAAAAAATTGGACTGAAGGTAAGGATGATCCAGAGATGAAAGAAATTGCAGAAGAAGAACAGGAAACTGTTGAACAAATGTTTAAGGCATGTGTCGATGAAGAGAAGGCATGGGCAAACTATTTGTTTAAGGAAGGTAGTATGATAGGATTGAATGAAAGATTACTACACAATTATGTTGAGTGGATTGCTAATAGGAGGATGAAAGCAATAGGTCTAAAACCTATATACGATCAACCCCTTAGAAACAATCCATTACCTTGGACTGAGCACTGGCTCAACTCTAAGGGTCAGCAAAACGCACCACAAGAAACGGAGATTGAAAGTTATGTCGTTGGAGGAATTAAACAAGATGTCAAGTCGGACTCATTCGCAGGGTTCTCCCTCTGAAGAAATAGAGTGGGATCTAGAGGAACTTAAAAAAGCAATCACTGATAGTGCTGATGAATATGATAAGTTACTAGACAAGGCAGGTCAGCATGATCTTCCAACAGGTACAGCAGAAGCAATGTGGGAGATGGAACGTCAGATGTGGGCACAAAGACAAGGTAAAGATGAATCTAGTTTTTAATGTATAGAGCACTTCCACCAGAATTACATGTTAAAGATAGTCCTGTCGCAGGACAAGGACTATTTGCGAAGGAAGATATCGATGCTATGATGTATCTTGGTATCTCTCACGTTGTGGTGGATGAAGATATTATGAGAACTCCTTTAGGTGGATTCGTAAATCATAGTGAAGATCCTAACTGTGTGAAATGGTATGAAGAAGAGGATTGGGGTAAGATTTACCACATGAAGACTATCAAACAAATTAAGAAAGGTGAAGAATTATTTCTTAAGTATACCTTCTATTCAGTAACAGACTGAACATGAAAATAAAGAGGTGCTTGACTAAATAGTTATGTCGTGTTATCATGACAATACGTTCATCCCAGAAGGGACGCAAGTAAGCCGACTCGGAACGGACACGTTCATCCTATGATTCCATTTTTAATTGCTACTGCTGTTACATGCTCTGACATATCTGAAAAGATAGACAGAGTTAATGCGAAGCAAGACTTATCTCCTACTTCCAAGGCGGAGATAGTTGAAATCTATAAGATTCATCTTGTAGAAGCAGTAGGACTAGAGTGTACATGGGACGCAAAAGTTGACTGAAGGAACGGGGCTAAAATCCCTACTACTTTGGAGAAACCCAATGGCACAAGTCACATACCGTGGTGTCAAGTACGACACTAACGAGCGTAAGCAAGCGAAACCAAATAAGTCTCAATTGACTTACCGTGGTGTCAAGTTCGAAAAGGAACTTGCTGCTGCTTAAGAACATTAGAATTTCTAATGTGTTGATATACTAAGAGGGGTTGTACCCCTCTTTTTTATGTGTTAATATATACTATAACCTATACAGGAGAGTCATGAAAATCTTTCTGGACTGTTCTGACCCAGACCTTATTGCATCTGCATTTGAGACAGGATTAATCGACGGAGTTACTACAAATCCTACTCTGATGCTCAAAGCAGGAGATGATCCTAAGCAAGTAATTAAAAAGATCTCAGAGATCTTTCCTTTTCATGCTTCAGTATCTGCTGAAGTAGTTGGAGACACTGCTGAAGAAATGCTTAAAATGGCAGAAGAGTATCTGGAGATCGGACCAAACATTACAATTAAAGTGCCTTGCACAGTTGAAGGACTAAAAGCATGTAAGGAACTAACAGACGAAGACGTTCATGTTAACGTAACACTAATATTCTCAGCAGCACAAGCAATACTAGCAGCAAAAGCAGGAGCAACTTATGTTTCTCCTTTTGTTGGACGTGTGTATGATCAACACTGGGATGGAAGACACCTTATTGAGGAAATTGCAGATGTATTCGCTACTCACCAAATCAAAACAGAAGTGCTTGCCGCTTCTATCAGAGAACCTATTCAGGTCACCGATGCTTTTAGAGTGGGAGCTGACATATGTACTATTTCGGTTCCCATTTTTTACCAACTCTATAAACACGTTCTTACTGACAAAGGTTTAGAAAAGTTTGACCAAGACTGGCAGAAGCTAGTAGGTGGTTGAGGTGAACGGTAGAGTAAACAAGGTAATAATGGTAGCCCATATCATGAGAATGAAAACTGGGTTAGACAATGGTTGGTATCCTGAATGGGATGACAAACAACGAGGAGCAGCACAGAGGATACTGCTCAATGTATTAGAACATTTAGATGAGTACTGGGAGTAATGCAAAAAGAAAATCTTAAAGTATTAGTTGCTGACTTAGAACGAGCAATCGCAGAGATAAAAGCAGAAGTCTATTCAGACACTACTGCTTATCGCATAGATAGTGGCGATGGAATAAAATCCTATGCCCAAGTTAATGATGAAGACGGAGAGTGCGACTAGTGAAAAAGATACAGAAACTTCTGAGGGAAGTTATGAGAACCCCTGGACCTATCAGGGTACAACTTTTACTTCTAACGACATTAACGATTTCTTCGGTTTCGTCTACCGTATTACAAATTTGCAATCGGGTAAACAATACATCGGGAGAAAGTACTTTACACAACGTCGTAAACCTAGAGGTGGTAAGAGAAGGGTTACGTCTGAGAGTGACTGGAAGAAGTACTACGGAAGCTCTGAAGAACTTAAAAGAGATCGAAAGTTACTTGGGAACTCCTGTTTCAAACGAGAAATAATATCTCTACATACTACTCTTGGTAAAGTAAACTACGAAGAGACACGACAATTATTTTTAAATAATGTACTTACTGAATCTACTGACGATGGTCAACCAGCATATTACAACAGCAATATACTGGGTAGGTACATGAGAAAGGATTATTTTAATCTAAATAGTTGACGCTCCATAAGGAGTCTGCTATAATCTCAGGGTAGCGAAATGAATTCTCACATGGACATTGATTTCTTTGATGATGAAGGAGTAGAAGATGTATTGATTGATATCCTTATTGATCAATTACATAAGTATGCAGACCTTGAGAATGAAAACACTACCGAACTAGCGAATTTAATCACATGAACCCTTATCTAACAGCGATTCAAGCACTTGAAGATTGCGTCAAGGATGCTATGGAGAACAACGTTGATGCAAGTACTCAGAGTGAGATCTGGAGACACTATCAAGGCATCAAAGCAATTGCAAAGCAACTTGATCAAGATACAATAAGTTTTAATATCGATACTGATAGTTTGTGTAGCAGTACTGTTACATTTCCTGATGCTACAGATTTTGTAACAGGAGAACCAATTAGCTTGAACCTGAGCACTGATACTGATACCATTACATTTGTCTAGTCTTCGCCAATAGACTTTAAACTAGATGGTTTTCAGCGAGTGGCACGTCGCTAATATAAGCATATTTTATGGGGGTCATTAGACCTCCTTTTTTTTGTCTGTAAGACCGTACAAAAGAACAGTTGACAAAACTTTACAATTGCTATATAATTATGTAACATTACTTAACAAAGCACTATGACTTCAACAACTGCTAAAAAATACACTGTTACTGAGTATGGCAAGCAGAATATGTTTGCTGCCGAAGTGCAACCAGTAATCGTAGAGAACTACGAAGGTTATGCTCCTAATGCGGAGAAAACTAATGGTCGTTGGGCAATGATCGGTTTCGTAGCACTCATCGGTGCATACGTAACAACAGGTCAAATCATTCCAGGTGTATTTTAAATGAACTACTGGAAGAATGCAGAACAAACCAATGGTCGCCTAGCGATGATGGGTTTCTTCATTGCCGTAATCAATTACGGTTTCACTGGCTGGGTTATACCAGGCATATTTTAAGACAAAAGGTCTTTACACCACTCGCAATAGCGAGTCACTTTTACCCCTACTAATCAAAAAAGGAGCAACACAATGACACCAGAAGCAGAAAAGTTTAATGGCTGGATGGCCATGCTAGGATTTGTAGCAGCACTAGGTGCTTATGCAACAACAGGACAAATCATTCCAGGTATTTTCTAATGACAAATAAGCAAATCTTCCTCAGAGCAAACGGACGTGCAGCAATGATCGGATTCCTTGTACTCTGTGCATCATATGCAACAACTGGCAACCTTATTCCTGGTATTATCTAATGACAAAGCAAACACCAAAGACAGAAGAGAAAGTCGATTTCTCTATCGCTGAGAAATGGAATGGCATCTTTGCCATCGTTGGATGTGGAGCACTCATCGTGTCCTACTCACTATCAGGTCAGATTATTCCAGGTTTCGTTTAATGAACGTCCCAACTTATGATATACCAGCATCACCCATCCTTCTTGTAGGGTTTGCTGGTATTGCAGTCGCACTCTTCACACTTTATACTGTGAACAAAGCATACTTTAACTCACCTTTAAACAGATGAAAGTCCTCGTCCAAACTCTATTCTTAGGAATAGTTTCAGCAACAGTTGTATACGCACCCTCAGTGGCATACGTATAATGACTTGTACATTGTTCACGATCAAGAGATCTACCCTAGTAAAACTACTTGTAGCAATTAACCTACCTTGGCTAGTAATTTCTGCTATGGCAGCATCTCTGGTCGGTGCAATTACTTAAAGTATAAATACCTATTCGTAACAAATCTTTATTTCAACACATCAATGTCCGATTTAATCGTATCAACAAACGATATCTCAGCATTTCAAGCAATCCTATGGTGTTTTTACCCCGTAGGATTGCTAGTAGGAATCGAATTGTTCCTTCGTGCTGCTTCAGATGATGACGATGATGACGAAGATGGTGGAGTAATGTCACCAGTATACCAAGGAACTTAACATGCCTTTCATAGTTTTTGGTTGCGTTTTAGCAGCAACCGCATACGCTAACATCTTTTCAGTTGTATTACAGTGATCCCTCTAGCACTATTATTAACATCATTACCACCAGGCTCTAGGGATCTCGTAGAGTTTGGATTTTTTATGTGTGTTGGTATCACAGCAGGATCGTTAGGATTGATATAATGTTACAACCAATACGATTGTACATATAAAATCTATTCTAAATATTTCTTTCAATGAACAACATGCCTACAGATCTTTATCAAGACATGGAAACTCTCAATGCCTTATATGAGGAACTCTGTTGGGATCCAGAAAAAGAATTAGAATTTAAAGCAGATTATAAAAACGATCAGATTATTATTAAATTGAAAAAAGACTAAATACAATTGAATATCGTCGTCGCAGGGGTACTACTGGCAAAATCCAGTGGACACCCCTCTTTTTTTGTGATACAATACGCTATGCCAAAACAATCAATTAAATTTACCATCGCTCAAGATGGGACAGTTACTGAAGAGGTACAAGGTGCTGAGTCAAAACAGTGTTTAGATATTACACTACCATTTGAAGAAGCACTCGGTACAGTTTCATCACGAGAACACAAACCAGAATACTATGTCACACTTCAGCAAAATCAAAACCAAGATCACAAACAAACCAGCATTGATTCAAGCATTAATGCTTGATGGTTATCCAGTTGATATTAATCGAGAGTTGGTAAATCCTATAGGACATGATCACGAGAAAGTAAGGTGTGAGGTAACCATAGGTGATGACATGGGTTTCATATGGAATAAGCAAACCTTATCATATGAATTAGTAACCGATATACAAACGTGGAATCACTCCATTCCAGTAAAGAGATTTCTTGAAAAACTTACTCAGTTGTATTGCATACAATTGCTGACTGCTACTGCAAAGTCAGAAGGTTTTGAGGTGGAAAGTCAGATCGTTAATAACAATAATGCCGTTGAGTTAACTGTCACAAGGTGGACTTGACGAGATACAAAACTTCATATATAATAAGGATGTCTTTAATTCAAGACAACTTTCCTTCCCTTACCAAGACTTAACGGGGTTATAATTAGTCTTCATATCCACTAGTGAAGGGATTAGTGGAAATATTATATCGCTCTTACCCTTTGAGCCCTATAAACATTTTATTGTCCTCATGACAACCCTACAAAAAAGAGAAACAGGTCTCCTCGCTGGATGGCCTCAGTTTACTGATTGGGTAACAAGCACAAACAACCGCATCTATGTTGGTTGGTTCGGTGTCTTGATGATCCCATGTCTATTAGCAGCAGCAACCTGCTTTATCGTTGCTTTCATCGCAGCTCCACCTGTGGACATCGATGGAATCAGAGAACCTGTAGCAGGTTCATTCATGTATGGTAACAACATCATCTCTGGTGCAGTTGTTCCATCTTCAAACGCAATCGGTCTCCACTTCTATCCTATTTGGGAAGCAGCAACTCTAGATGAGTGGTTGTATAACGGTGGTCCTTATCAATTAGTTATCTTCCACTTCCTTATCGGAATCTCTGCCTACATGGGTAGACAGTGGGAACTATCATACCGTTTAGGTATGCGTCCTTGGATCTGTGTAGCATATTCTGCTCCAGTGTCAGCAGCATTCGCTGTATTCTTAGTGTATCCTTTCGGTCAGGGATCTTTCTCAGACGGAATGCCTCTAGGTATCTCAGGTACATTTAACTTCATGTTCGTATTCCAAGCAGAGCACAACATTCTTATGCACCCATTCCATATGGCAGGGGTTGCTGGTATGTTCGGAGGAGCACTCTTCTCAGCAATGCACGGTTCACTTGTAACATCTTCTCTAATCAGAGAGACAACAGATAACGAGTCACAGAACTATGGATACAAATTCGGACAAGAAGAAGAAACATACAACATTGTTGCAGCACATGGATACTTTGGTAGACTTATCTTCCAATATGCTAGCTTTAACAATAGTCGTAGTCTTCACTTCTTCCTTGCTACATTCCCTGTAGTATGCATCTGGTTAACTTCAATGGGTATTTGCACAATGGCATTTAACCTTAATGGATTTAACTTCAACCAGTCAATCGTAGATGGATCTGGTAAAGTAGTTCCTACATGGGCAGACGTTCTTAACAGAGCAAACCTAGGTATGGAAGTAATGCATGAGCGTAATGCACACAACTTCCCACTTGACTTGGCAACTGCTGAGACATCTGAAGTTGCATTAATTGCTCCTTCTGTTGGTTAAATTTGACACATAAATAAATCAACCGTATAATGGAGACTCCTTAGGGGGTCTCCTTTTTTTTCTACTATGTTATTTTTAATATCGGTAATGTCATTTGCAAACTTTGTATTCTATCCTCTAGTGATAGCAACAATTATTGCGTTTATTATTGAACAGATTTTTAGGTCACAAGATAAAGCACCTCAAGTGCTCAGGTCTATGGCAATCAGAAAGTATTTCTGGAGACAGGCATGGTTGTTTAATATCATATGGTTCGTTGGATACTTTATATTATTGATTGCTAACAGACCAGGTACACAAGCAATGCCTGATCTAATATGGCAAGGGTGAAACCAAAATCGACTTACGGTTACCAGATAACCGTAAAAAAATCTCCCCAAATTTTTTGACCTCTATAGTTTTTACAAATGGCAACCATAACTTTAAAACAAACTGATGGTACAGTTGACACTTTTGAGTGTGATGAAGAGACTCCTATACTAGAAGCACTAGAAGAAGCAGGTTTAGATCATAATTATTCATGTCGTGCGGGGTCATGCTCCTCATGTTGTATGAAGATTGTTGAAGGTACAGTCAATCAAGAAGATCAGTTCTTTTTAGATGAGGATCAGATGGAAGAAGGATTTGTTCTTACTTGCGTTGCCCTCCCAACATCAGATCTTACTTTGTTAGCAGAACAAGAAGATAATCTATAGGGGTTGACACTCTATTCTTTTATGCTATAATATATTTGTTGAGTTGACGAACCCAACGGGGAGTGACTGAATAATCTTTCTGGCATATAGCTGGATAAGGTGATGAGACACAGGTGGTGCTGCTGCGAAAGCAGAATCGACTTACCAGTCGGGTCTCAGGCAGAGATGTAAAATTTACTACTGTAGTAATGCCCGTCTCTTATTGGTAATACAGAAACCCAATCTCCCACCCCTCTTTTAGAGGGTCTTTTTTTTATGTCAGTATAAACGTATGAATTTTTTAGGCATAAGATTGGATGCTCACGACAGTAGTATAACCTATACGAAAGATTCTAGTGTCTGGTATTATAAGCACGAAAGAGATTTACAACAAAAGCATTATGCACCACAGAATCTAACGTCATGGGCACATTTATTTGATCCTAAAGACGTTGATGCTATTGGTATAGTATTAGATTGTGATATGCACCCAAGGATACAGACAGATGAGAATAAGTTAGTTGAAGAAATTGAAATACCAGTCTTCAGAGATATTGGGTATGACTGTCCCATCTATAGAATAGATCATCACTATGCTCATAAGTTAAGTGCATGGCCACTTGGTATTGAATCGGATGTTGATTTTGTATATGATGGATTCGGTGATAATAAAGTAACCTTCACTGGATATCATGGTGATGAAAGATTTCTAAAATATACTACTGAAACTGCACCTAGTTTTGGTCTAGTGCTAGGACATCTTGGTGGTCATATATTAGAATTACAAGGTAATCTTAATGACATGGCAGGTAAAGTCATGGCATTAAAAGCATATGGTAAATTAACACCACAATGGTTAGAAGAAAATTGTAAATTTAATAATATTGGTATTGAAGGTATCCAAAAATTATGGGATTTAGATTACGTTAAAAATTTAGTAGATGAAGGTCATCATAATAAAGATAAGGTAACAGATCACATTCAATTCTGTCATGAGATCACGGAAAATATCATAGTAAATCATTTTATTAAACATAGTAAACCTGATGATAATATACTCTATTCAGGTGGAGTTGCTCTTAATACTATTGTCAATGCTAAGATTAAAAAGGAGAGACCTAACTTACATATTATTCCACACTGTGCGGATGAAGGTTTAACACTTGGTATAGTTGAGTGGTTAAGGAGGCATTACGGACAACCAGAATTCGATAGAAGTGGATTCCCATTCTGGCAAAGTGATGAAGCACCTGCTGAGAGACCATCACCTAAAACTATTACACAGGTTGCTGAGTATCTTGCTGATGGTAAAATTGTTGGATGGTATCAAGGACATGGTGAACTAGGTCCCAGAGCATTAGGTAATAGATCTATACTGATGCGTCCTGATTTAGCAGATGGAAAAGATATTCTAAATGAAAGAGTAAAACATCGTGAGTGGTTCAGACCATTTGGTGCAAGTGTAATTGAAGAAAAAGTAAGTGATTATTTTGATTGGAAAGGTAAGTCAGACTATATGTTGTACTGTATGGATGTAAGAGATCCAGAAACTTTTAAATCTATTACACATGTGGATGGTACATGTAGACCACAGACAGTAGGTGAGGATAAAGAAGATTTTTACAATCTTATATCGGTCTTTGAAGAACTGACTGGATTGCCAATGGTACTTAATACTTCTCTCAATAATGGTGGTAAACCTATTGCTGGTAGAGTGAGTGATGCTCTCCAGTTATTACATGACACTGATCTGGATGTACTGTGTGTAGGAGACACCATATATCATTAACGTTTCATTATATTGCTTTCTATTGAGGAAATCTAAAAACAATATAAATAAAACCCCTTTTGTGTTGAAAGTATTATAATATATTATGTGGAACTCAACACAATAAACATGTCAGGAGATTATTTTACTCACAACGATAGACAACCATGTATTTCAAACTACTCTGCTTTGAAGTGGGATAGTACAGGGGAATTGTCATCACTTGACATGGATAGAATTTTAGGGTTACTACAGCAACCAGAGGAATGTGAAGTTTCAGTTGCAATGGATGAAATTAAAGAATCTAAGTGGAAAGATGTTTCTTTCATCGAATCTATCCATGTCAATGCACGGTACCGAAACGGTAGTGTGATGCAAGAATAAATATTGAGGGTAACACCCTCTTTTTTTAATGGCAATTGCATATTATTATCCAGAAGGACCATTAGGACCTATATGTGACTATCAAATTGATGATGATAGTGTTCGTGGGTGCTCTTCAGATTCTGACTGTCCTCCAGGATATGTTTGTGTTAATGGTCGGTGTGTCCCACTGATTGATGGTAAAGAAATAACTTATGGTCCTGTAGATTACGGTGATATAGAACGTATAACAGGTGGTGGTGTTCCTGCAATTACTACTAGAAGATGTAGAGTTAGAACTCTTGCTGATGGAACGAAAGAATATTATGATTGTATAGATGATTTTTTAAGTCCAATTGGACCACCAATTGGTTATCCTTTAATAGAACCTGAGTATGATTGGATAGGTGGGTCAACAGATCCTTGGGGATTGGATGATGACTTTGAACCTGTAACTATGAATCCTTATGATTGTGCTCCTTTTGAACCAGACATTAATATAATTCCATTGAAGATGTATCGACCTGATGGAACTTTTGTAGAGAAAGTTTTGACAGAAAGATCTTCACCACCAACTTTTCCTGTAAGAAGTGGTGTAGATACAATTCCTAATGGAAATGTTGGTGCAGATTTTGTAGAGGTCAATCCAGATAACCTTTGGTATACCAATCCAGCAACACTAGCCTGGCGTATCACTCAAGGTTCTACACAAATTGCTACTTCAGTTACCAACAAGGGTACATGGGTACAGGTAGGTGCATCAAATAATCCTGCTAATGGTTGGACACAATTTATGATTGATTATGGTATCTATCCAGCAGTACCTTTAGATACAGAGCAAGATCCTTTGCTTGGACAGTGGCAGACACATACTACCACTGTTAACTTACCTACCTCTGGTACATATTCTATGAGGATAGAGTCTGATAACTTTGGTTACATTAAAATTACAGACTCTGCTGCTATTGATGCTATTTCTAGAGAGATATACTATAACCCTACTATTGGTTGGGGAGAAGAAACTATTTCCTTAACATTAGCTGCAGGTACTTATACTGTAGAGACACGTATTAAGAATCAAGTTATAGGAGGTGGTGCTTTAAATCTTAGGATAAGTGGTGATGCTGCTGGTCTTGTAGGACTTAAATTCAGATGGAATGATAATCCTAGCACTGCTGGAACTGCTTTGAGTTCTGTCGTTATTGATGGTGTCACATTCAATCAAACAGGAAGAAGCGGAGAGACTGAGGCAATACTTACGGTTGCACATAGTACTGATTACCCAATAACAATTAATCCTGGTACAGGATATGGTGGAAAGGAAGTACAGATGAAAGACATTGGTTTTTTTGATCTTGATGGACAAGATTTCAATGCACAACTAACGATTACTAGATTTGAACCAGAACCTCAGGTTACTAATGTAAATGGATATTGGTCTGAGGAAGGGAATAATTATGCAGTTTGGGTTAATCCAGAGATTTGTACTTTACCTACTCTTACTCAAACAGTAACTTATAAAATCGATATACCAGCAGATGACACATATACATTCACTGGTGGTGCTGATTATAATTTTCAAGTATTTTTAAACGATAGTAATACACCTATTATCTCAGGAGATGGTGGCATCTTTGACTCAGGTGCATTAAGTACTCCATATTCTGTACAACAATCCTTGACTGCAGGAGAGTTAAAGATGGTTGTTGTGTGTACTAATGATGATGCTGGATTTGTAGATGCTGATGGTGACCCAACAGGAGATGCATTTAGATGGGATATGAATCCTGGTGGATGGTATATGAAAATTTGTAGAGGTACTAGTTGTGTTACACCATCAACTGTTGAGTGGGTTCCATCTGGTCCTCATAGTTCTTGGGGAGATTTTGCGGATACATATCTGGTTTATCCATCTAACAATAATGTTTTGAAGGGAACTGTTCATACAACATCTTATAATATTAATGTTCCTTTTCCAGGTAATTATACTTTGGAGTATGCCGTGGATGATGCTGGAACGATTTCATTAGATGGAACACAGATTGTAAGTTCTACATATAACGCTCCAAGTTCATCAACACATACTATTAACAATCTTACTGCTGGTCCTCACGTAATAACAGTAACTTGTGAGAATCAAACTCAGTCACAGACAAGTGATGATTGGACTAGGAATCCTGCAGGTATAGGATGGACTCTAACTCCTCAAGCAAGTGCATCTAATATTGCAGCTAGGTTTAAAAATAATGGTGATTTGTTAGTAACAGGAGAAGGTTTTGGAGAAGTTCCATTGACCTTTACCTCTATTGCTGCTACTAATGCTAGTGTTAATTGGTCAATCACAGGCAATTCATCTGATTCAGGGTATCAAATAGCATCTCCTACTAAGATTATGTGGGATGATGATATCTCTAATGGGTTTGATGAAAATGCTAGTCTGACTATTACAAGTATTACACAGATAGGTGGTTCAAATATAGGTGTTACGTTTAGTTCTGATGGAACTGGTATCGATATAACTGGAGCAGGATCTGCTACTGTTGAATTTGCTTTTGCATGGAATGACCAAGTAAGTGTATCTGGACGATCAGTTGGAAGTTTGATACTCTTAGGTACAACATTTGCTCAGACTTCTAGCACATCTGGTAGTCAAACTGCAACTATTACAGTTAATGGTAGTACATCTCAAGTTTCTTACTACATTGGTGGAGAATCATTTGTTCAAACTTCATCTGCTGCTTCTACTACTAAAACTATTGAAGTAGATGGTGGTGGAGCACAAGGTAGAACATATTCAAGTAGTTCTTTTTATACAGATAATATACGAACTGAAAATAATGGACAAAGGCTTTGCTTGAATGATAATAGTAATAGTAATGCTTACATGCGTTTCATGAGAAATGTACAGATCAATCGTACAGGTGGATTTACTGAGTATAATGATTTGGGATTTGAGGATACCACAGATACTGCAAATTATTTTTATCCTATTGCCAGAGCAATCGCTGAAGAGTATACTAGTGGTAGGTTTGGACGTACAGGTACCTTCCCAAACAGAGGCAGAGCACCTGATGAGAGTGGACTGGCGGGATGGGTTGGTTTCTACCTTAATGATGGTGGGTCATTGACTGGTTCTGTTGACCCAATTCTTTTTGATAAACTTAAATTTGCAATCTTTACTGCGTATGCAAATAACCCATTAGGAAATGAAGGAGACCTTGGAGATATAGTATCTGTTGTCTATCCTCAACGTTGTACTGCTCACATAGATATTGGAACACTTAACCAAGGGGTTGCCACTAATGCTATAATAGCTTCGTCTCTAGATTTAAGACCTTTCATAGAGGGAGGCAATTTAGTTTGGTCTACTAGAGATGCTACAGGGTACACATACAAACCAGTTGAATAATGGAATTACCAAAAATTAAAAACGAAAATTTACCTAAAGAGTTGAAAGAGATTCTTGGTGACGGAGATGCTGAGTTCGAAGCAATTGTAGATCCTATGGATATTGTTGACGTTTATCTTGATCCAGAACAAGATCAGCAAGACCGTGCAAAAGTTGCTAACATGCTTATAGAATCAAGAAAGAAGTCACATGAGTATCTGAAACAGCAACGGTTGGGTAATCCGAACGCTTGACAAATGTATAAGTTAATGTTATGCTAAATAGTATCATACAAAGGACTCGAAATAATCGTAACCCTGTGTAGATGTTCATACAAGATTTCCATGTCGGGAAATCTATCATCCGCAGGGTTTTTCCGTGCGAGATACTTTTAAAACAATCATGTCAATCAAATCAACAATCGCTGCAGTAGCAGCATCTCCATTCCTTCTCGCTGGTGCAGCTTTTGCTGGTCCATACGTGAACGTTGAGAGCAACCTTTCATATCCTGATGGAGATTATACTTCAGCAACAACAGATGTGCATATCGGATACGAAGGTACAGTAGGTACTGAAGGTAAGATCGCTTACTATGTACAAGGTGGTCCTTCACTAGTTCACACAGAATCTGCTGACGATACAGAAACAGAACTTTCTGGTAAGGTTGGTGCTTCTGTACCTCTTAGTGATGATCTTGCTGCTTATGCTGAGATCTCTGGTGCTACTGCTGGCGAAGACAGCGAAGGCGACACCATCCGTAACTGGGGTGCTAAAATCGGTGCTAAGTTCACATTCTGATTATAAATAGAGACGAGACATCGTTCGTGCGGTCTCTACAATCGGAACTTACAGGAGGGTGCTTGACACCCTCCTTTTTTATGCTATAATTTTAAAAACATATTTCTTATGAATTTTTCTGTATACACTCGTAACGGTTGTCCCTATTGCTCAAAAGTCAAATCAGTTATTGCTGGTAAGGGATATAAGTTTACTGAATATCGTTTAGATACACATTTCGATAGACAAGGTTTCTATGAACAGTTTGGTAATGGTAGTACATTCCCTCAAGTTATTTTAGATGGTAAAACTCTTGGAGGTTGTACCGAAACTGTTTTATATTTGAGAGAAAACAACTTGATATAAACACTAAATAAAAATAGCTGCGGAGGAACCCTATGGAACCAATCATCATTGCACTGATTGTGTTATTTGTTATAGGAGCATTTATCCTTGGGGTAACTGTTTCTTGGTTGGCAAAAGGATATGTAGAAGACTACATAGAAAATGCAGCATACTCTAAATCAGTTGTACATCCTGAAATGTTTGATGAAGATGGTAACATGTTACATGATGAACTTATCTACATCAGACCAACAAATCCATACTGGAAGTTTGAGGATGCCGATGAAGAAGAAGACTAATCACAGGAATTAAATTATGCCACGTAATATGGACAACAGTAACCCTAGGTTACTAATCAGTGAGATTTTGAGAAAGGTCTCTAATGCAAAAACAAAAAAGGAGAAAGTAGAACTTCTTCGCAAACACAATAGCAATGCTCTTAGACAGATGTTGATCATCAATTTTGATGAGAGTATTGAATCGGTGATGCCAGAAGGAGATGTACCTTACAATCCTAACGATGCACCTATAGGAACAGATCACTCTCGCCTTGAGCAAGAGTATCGTGGTCTTTATAGATTCTTTAAAGGTGGAGAACCTAGACTCAAAGGTCTGAAGCGAGAATCTATGTTTGTTCAACTCTTAGAAGGACTCCATCAGGATGAAGCAGAACTTATAGTTCTTGCTAAGGATGGTGGACTTAACAAAAAGTATAAGCGTATCACTAAAGCAGTGGTATCAGAAGCATTCCCTCAGATAGAGTGGGGAGGTAGAGGTTGAAAGGAGTAAAGGTTTTAAAGGAGAAATGTACTGTCGATGATGCAAAGGATACATCTCTACCTTATTCTGCCTATCTGGTTGAGTATAAGGTAGATGGTGTATCATGTTTTGACATTGCACTTTCAGGAAAGGAAGCAGATCTTTTTGATTATTATTATGATCTTTATAAAAAGAACTTTGTAAAATTTAAACAATCAGAAGGTAGAATTAATCCTAAATTATGGAACGATCCAAACCAACCAAAACCTCCAAAGAAAGGCAGGAAAAAGTGACAATTTACTTTGATAAACGTGCCTTAGAGGAACAAAAAAAGGAAGATGAAGAAGTAAAACAGGAAGAACTGGATAAGAAGGCAGAACAAGAAAAGAATATAGAAACTGGTAGACAAGCTGTGAATGCAGTTGGTAACTTATTTCTATCACCTCTAGTTCTTATGCTAGTATGGAATGCTTGTATACCAGGTCTCTTTGGATTAGCAACCCTAGGATACTGGTCTGCAATGGGATTGTATGTAATTTTTCGTATATTATTAAGGAATTCATGACTAAAGTATGTTTAATCTCTGTTACTCCTGATGCAGAGAAGACCATTGGATACATTGCTCGTGTGAGTAATCCTAATAACCAAGAGAATCCAAAGGTTTCAGGACTGTTGAAGTATTGTATCAAGCACGGTCATTGGTCTGTCTTTGAACAAGCATCAATGACTTTAGAGATTCATACTACTCGTGCTATCGCTGCTCAGGTGTTGAGACATAGGTCGTTTACATTTCAAGAATTTTCACAGAGATATGCTGACTCCTCTTTACTTGGAGATAGTATTCCTATGCCAGAACTACGTCGTCAAGATGATAAGAATAGACAGAATAGTATTGATGATATAGATCCATTTGTCAGACAGGACTACGAGTTAAAAATGCAAAGGCATTTTGTAGATGGGATGAATCTCTACAAAGAAATGCTTGCTTCAGGTATTGCAAAGGAATGTGCAAGAAATGTATTACCTCTTGCAGTACCAACAAAGATGTATATGACTGGTAACCTTCGTAACTGGATTCATTACATCGAATTGCGTTCTTCTAATGGCACCCAGAAGGAGCACCAAGACATTGCACTCCTTGTTAAAGATCATTTCACCTGTCAGTTCCCAATTATTGCTGAGGCACTTGGGTGGTGTCCTGAGGAGGAGGATGAATGTCCTTGTCGCTATACTAATTGGGAGGATCTACAACCATGTTTGAGGATTGAGTGATCTAAATAGTTGATTAGTACAAATGCCTATTTAATTTTGAAGGATAAGAAAGCAGCGAAAAAAATTATAAAACTTGCAAAAAAACACCCAGACTGGTATACTGAAGAGGAAGTTAAATATGCCAAACAATATAGATGGCGTATTAAACAAGAAGAAAACCAACAAAAGGAGGAAACTTGAATGCCCACCTACCCTGTTCTAAATAAGAACACTGGAGAGAAAAAAGAACTCTCCATGTCAATGAAAGATTATGATCAGTGGCGTAAAGACAATCCCGACTGGGATAAAGACTGGAGTGCAGGTATAGGTGGTCATATGTATGGCAAACCTAAAGTGGATGATGGTTTCAAAGAAGTCATGTCCAAAGTACAAGCAGCACACCCTCGATCAAACTTGAGTCGTTTTACATAAATTATGGCAAGAGCACGGAAGAAAATTAATGGTAATGGTAATGGTACTGCACCACTCCAACCCATGTCAAAGAAAATGATGAAACGAAAGAAACCTATTGATTCATCTTATATGGTTCCTGTTAATCCACTGACTCCCAATCAGGAGTTAGTGTTTGAACGGTATGCTGAAGGGCAGAACCTTCTGTTACATGGTGCAGCAGGTACAGGTAAAACTTTTATTACATTGTACCTTGCTTTGAAAGAAGTACTTGACGAGAGCACACCTTATGATAAGATATACATTGTCAGGTCTCTAGTACCTACTAGAGAGATTGGTTTCCTACCTGGTGACCATGAAGATAAGTCTGCACTATATCAGATACCATATAAAAATATGGTGAGATTTATGTTCAGTATGCCTGATGATAACTCTTTTCAGATGCTCTATGAAAATCTTCGTGCTCAAGAAACAATAAGTTTTTGGTCTACAAGTTTCATTCGTGGTGTTACTCTCGATAATGCTATTGTTATAGTTGATGAATTCAGTAACTTGAATTATCATGAACTTGATAGTATAATAACAAGAGTTGGTCAAGATTCTAAGATTATGTTCTGTGGTGACATCACTCAAACCGATCTCACTAGAGAATATGAGAAGTCTGGTATCTCAAACTTTATTAATATCCTTCAACAGATGCGTGAGTTTACTTGCGTTGAGTTTGGTATTGATGATATCGTGAGGTCTGGACTAGTCAAATCTTATCTTGTCACTAAGTATAATCTAGGTTTTTAATGTTTAAATTTATTGATACTGACCTCAAAGAACATGTTGAGGTTGATGCTATTGACCGTAATGGTACTAGATTCTACCCTATTCCTGGTGCTGATAAATATTATCCGAGTGTAACTTCTATCACATCGTTTAAGAACGCTAAGTTCTTCCAAAAATGGAGAACTAAAATTGGTGAAACAGAAGCGAACAGAATTACTGCCAGAGCAACACAAAGAGGTACCGCATTCCATTCTATTACTGAAGATTATTTCAAAGGTGAATTGAATACAGACAAATACTTGGAAAATAATCCATTGTCTGTTAGAATGTTTCACATAGCAAAGCCTACGTTAAATCGTATCAATAACATTCATTGTTTAGAGACTTTTCTATACTCTCATTACCTTGGTCTTGCTGGTCGTGTAGACTGCATCGCTGAGTTTGATGGTGAGTTGGCAGTAATCGATTTCAAAACTTCAACAAAAGAAAAAAAGGAAGATTGGGTTGAACATTATTTTGTTCAAGAGACTGCGTATGCAGCAATGTTCCTTGAACGTTCAGGTTTAGAGGTGCAGAAAATTGTCACACTTATCGCCACTGAAGAGGGATCTGTTCAAGTATTTCAGAAGTACAATCTTGATGACTATTTACAATTACTCAAATCCTATATTGAAGAATTTGTTAGGGGAAGAACGAATGCCTGAAAAAGAACTTGAGGACAAGTTTTTAACACCCACTAAATTCTCTCAAGAAATTGAAAGATTAGTGAAGCGTAGCAGTGGTCTCATTTCATACATTGAAGCAGTAGTAACGTACTGTCAAGAGAATGAAATTGAGATTGAAACTGTTCCTAAACTAATGTCTAAACCCCTCAAAGAACGCTTGCGACATGAAGCAGAGCGTTTAAATTACATGAAGAAACGATCTAAAGGAGTTCTACCACTGTAAA